TAGGCGGCGTGTCGTCCGGCCAGTAGTACTCGACCAGCTGCGGCTGGGGTGGCCGGTAGCCGAAGTTGAGACCGTACTGCTTGGCGAGCAGCCCCAATGCTGCACCGGCCAGGTTGGGCAACAGGACGCCCGTGATCGCGTCGGCCGCCACACCCCCGAAGTTGCCTTGCAAGATGTCGGCCAGGATCGTGTCGCGCGTCGAGGGCGACATGTTCGAGAGCACCGCTCCGACGGCCGGAATGTGCTGACCGAACGTGTCGAGCACACTGTCCATGACCTGGACGCCCGTGCCCGGCCACGAGAGCGTGGAGATCACCGCACCGGGGTTTTGGGCGACCGTGTCGATCGCGTCGATACCCTTCTGGTACAGCTCGCCGACGATGCCCTGCACGCCGCTGTCACCACTGGCGGGTAGGAGTCCCGTCTGGTAGAGCATACCGTCGAGGTAGGTCTGGCCGTCGAGGTAGTTGTTACCGGTGCCCGCCTTCGCCTGTCGGATGCGATGGGCGACGTCCGGGGGCATCTCGTTGTTGTTGGCCGAGGCCAGCAGGGTATCCCCAAGCGTTGGATCCCCGGAGAGTTGGTTGACGCCCAGAACTGTTGGCTGCTTCGTAACAGAAGCAGCCAGGTTCGCGAACTCGGCAGTCAGGAACTCCAGCCCCATGGGCGTCTCCTACTTCGTGCGGCTTACCGCGGGCGGATCGGCCGGGGGTGCTGCCTTCTGCGGCGACCAGTTCATGATGAGCGTGAGGGTCAACCCCAGTGCCGACAACCCAACGGTGATCAGGGTCACGTAGGTCGCCGTCGTGTTGGAGTGCATGCTCTTCAGCAGCTCCAGGTGGTTGTGGTTGGTCTCGGCAATGGCCTCTTGAGCGGCATTCACCGCGGTTCCCAGCAGCGCCATCTGCTGCTGGGTCGCATCCAGACGAGCTTGGATCTCGTGCCGCGGCACGAAGCTCTGAGGCAGTGCCTTCAACTCGTTCAAGGTCGCACGAATCTCGTCGAGCTTCGAGTTCAACACGGCCAGTTGCTGGTTGTTCTGACTGGTCTGCGAGGCCGTCTCTGCCAGGCGCTTGTCCAGCTCCTGCAGCTTCTGCTCCAGCAAACCAATTCGCTGCTCCAACACTTCGGACATGGGCTTCTCCTTACGGCCGCAAGCTATCGAGAACCAACACGCTGAAAAGCCCCGTAGACTGGGACTTCCCGTTCTGGAAGGTCACGACAACCTCCCCGGAGTAGGTACCAACAGTGTTGGTGTCGCCGTTCTGCCAGGCATACTCGGCCTTGCCGTCTTCGGCATCGGTCACGGTGCAGGCGCGATGGTCGATCAGGAGGTTCGTGGAGTCGGTGCCCATCGAGAACGTGATGGACGAGACGTCTGTCAGGTCGACACAACTTCCATCTCGCTTCTTGAGATGGAACTGCAGGATCGGGAGCAAGTCCTTCTTGTAGATGGAAAATTCGATGGCCATGCTAGTCCCCCAGCACCAAGGTCAACACGACGGACGGCGTCATCACCAGTGCCAAGGGGGCACTGTCGATCACCAGACCGAGGGTCTGATCGTTCTCGATGATCAGCACGAGCGAAGTCGTAGGATCGGTCATCGGCGTGGGGCTCCTCCACGAGCATGGTGGAGTGAAACTGCGTCTAACTTCTGGGCGACGCAACCGAAGCTGCGTCGCCCAGAAGTTGGAGTGAGGAGGAGAGGGAAGGAATGGAGCGGAAAACTAGGCACGCGCCTTGTCGAGGACCGTGGTGATCAGCTTCTCGGCCAGCGCCTCGATGTTGGCCGCCACGCCGTGCAGCATGGCGTCGTTCTCCAGGAGCAGCTTGGCGTACGCGGGGATCTGGGGGATCGCTTCGATGGCCGCCTTGGCATCCTTGACGATGGTTTCGACAGCAGCCGCTGCATCGGCCGTGGCTTCAGCGGCGTTCAGCTTGCGTTCGACCGCGGCTTCCAGGATCGACGCGATGACCTGCTCCGCGTCCTGCAACAATTCGTTGGGGGTCATGGGGATCTCCTTTCAGATCGACATGCCACATGGTGTCGCAAAACCGGGGTAAGAACTGGGCATTACGGCAATGGATCGGCGATTGCTACTGGACGTCCGTTGGGTTCGTACAGTGCCACGCTCGCCGTGGAGGTGACCGCCGTACGGGCATCCGTACGGGTCTCGCGCACCACGAGGATCAGACGCCGTCCCTGGTAGGACACCAGCATTAGCATGACCGTCTCGTGCGCCCCCGCCGTGCTCAAGGCGTCGGACTCCACCAGGAAGCTCGCATCCGCCAGGTCCGACAGGTGGAACACGCTGCCCTGCTGGAGTGGCACGCTGCCACAACGGTTCTTGGCAAGAGGCAGATCGCTCAGCACCGAGCGAACCGGCGTATGGTTGATCAAGGCGATCGCACGGCTGTCGAGGCTGGCCGCCCGCACGAACGGAGCGGTTCCCCAGTCGGGTGCCGCATCGGTGCCGCCCGTGCCCTTGGTGTGCGCCACCAGAACCAGGGCCGATACGGCCACCAGTGCCGCGGAAGGGTCCACCGTCAGTGCAAGCGGGACGTGCGACGAGACCGCCACGTTGACATGGTCGGCCGGAACGAACTCGCGGCCCACCAAGGCGATCATCTGGACCTTGGTGCCGTCGGTCAAGGGTGCCGGGAACGTGAGCGTCACGAGCGGACCCGCGATCACCACGATCACCGACAGTGCCAACGACACGGCCACGCCATCCAACAGGATCGAGGCGCACACCGCCGAGGCGATCTTGCCCTTGATCATTCCCGGTGCCGCGAGCGTCACGGTGTTCGTGCTGCCCTGTGCCACCGTCGAGAGCACGTACGCCTCGGCCAGGTCAGCCACCGAGGAGGCTTCGGCATCCCAGGTACACACCGGCGCGTCGAGCACGACATCCACCTCGAAGTAGGCGTTGCTCGCCACCGTGGTGCTGCCGCCCAGCACGATCGTGACCGTGCCGTTGCTGTTGCGCTGCGAACTGAAGAGCGCCGTGGTCACGTTGTTGACCCGCACGTCGATCGGCCACAACACCGTCCGTCCGTACTTCGTCGCGGCGATTGTGTAAGTCGACGTGCCGTTTCCGGGGATCCGCAGGGTCGCTACAGTGCCCTTGACGGCCGACCCAGGGTTCCACGCGTTGACCGCTTCACCCGTGGCGAGCTGCAACCCCAACGCGGGACCGCTCAACGTCTGGCTCGAACTGGCTGCGGGCACGGGGTAGATGCGACCCCGAACGTCGGAAGCGCCCAACACGCTGTCGAAGCGTACGGGCACACCACTGTTCGCCGCGTAGCTCACGCCCAGGACCAGGCGCACATCCGCGTGGGTGGGGGGCACCGCCGGGCGGAACTCCAGGTTGTTGCTCACCACGGCAATGGTGCCCGCGATGGTAGCGCCCGTGGTGCCATCGTACATGGCCGACTGCCCTGCATCGAAGCTGCCGCCCAGCGTGCTCAACGCGGAGGGCAGGAGCACCGGGTAGAACGAGCCATCCGTCACCTGCATCACCGGACGCAGTACGGCTTCGGGGCGCACATCCACGTAGTCCAACGTGAGCGACGTCGTGCCGCCATCCACGTAGATACGCAGCTCGAAGCTGGTCACCCACGAGGGGAGGTTCAAGATGCTCTGCTGGAGTTGGGGCGTGTTGAAGGGGATCGAGGCCAGGTTCGCGATCGTGATGGTCGCCAAGGCGTTGTGCGTGACGGGGTCGGCCACCACGATCAACAGGTTGGCGCCGTTGGCGCTGTGGACGGTGTAGCCCACCTGCACGGCCAACACATCCGTTGCCACCCCCGTGACCGTGGTCTTGATGCCGTAGGGGTCGCCCGAAGGACCGCCGGTACGCTGCATGTCTTCGCCGGTCGAGCCGTGCAGGGCGAGCACGCCCGTGGCGCTGCCGCTCGTGTAGATCGTCCAACCATCGGGCACGCCGTCGGCGTTGGTGTCCACCTCGAAGTGCGAGTGCTTGATCAGGTTCGCCGTGATGGCGGTCTTGTCGGCACCCGCCCGGTCCGAACGCCGTGTGCAGTAGGGCACCGTGTCCAGCGCCTGCAGCGTGGTCTGCAACACGCCCCCACCCAGCTTGTTGGTGAGCACGTCGACCAGCGAGCGGCGGAACAAGATGTCGTCGTTGGGACGCAGCGTGGTGCGCTGGCGCAGATCCACCACCGATCGCACCATGTCCACCGCGTCGTTCCACCCACCATCCGGCCGCGTCGACGGCACAGTTTGGCTGGCGACGGGCGCCCCGTTCGGGTTGGTCACGGCATCGTACGCGGTCGTGTTGTGACGACGCACCCGCGCGATGGGCAGCGCGTAGGTGAAGCGGTACAGCTCGTTGTCCAGCCCCACCTCCGACAGAATGTCATTCTCCAGGCCGTCGCGCAACGCAACCCACAAGCCGGGATCGGTCGCCAGATCGAAGGCGGAAGGACGCTGCACGTAGACCGCAGCCGTCGTGTTACCCTGCTCGTCATGTGCGACCACCGTGGGGTCGTCCATGCCATCGGGGTAGCTGCTGAAGTTGACGCCCGAAACCACGCGGAAGCGGTACTGCAAGCTGCGCCCGCTGCCCTCTGCACGAATGAACCATGCTTCCAGGAAGACCAGGTCATCGCGCGTACCGGTCGTCGGTGGTGCGGGCAAGGTGATCGCCACCTGGTTGCGGGGCAATGGCAGACGGTAGCCGTCCAACAGCACCTCTGCCCCGTTGGTCGCGTCGAGGTAGAGCGTGTTGGCGACCGGCGGGCTCACCTCCGCACCCCCGCGCAATACCCCCGGCGCGAGCCAACCCGAGGGCGCCTGGAGCTTGACCAGGCGCGCCACCTCATCCGTCATCGTGCGGTGCACGACCACGGGAACGCCGGGGATCTCGGCGTTCTCGTCACGCACGGGAACTTGGCCGGGACCGTTGCCGGTGTCGAGGTAGGAAGCCGGGATCGGGAACGTCGCCATGAGGATCTCCTAAACCACGGGGTTGTCGTCGCGTGCCAGCTCGTCGGCGACCTGGTCGGACGCACGCGCCCCCGGCAGACGATGCAAGACGCTGTGGAAGACGTCGAGCCGCAGGAAGTCGATCACGACATCGATCATCGGATTGTGCCAACCCAAGGCCACCGAGACGCCCTTGACGTTCTGCAGCACGGAGATGACCTCCTTGAGCAGCAGCAGATAGAAGCACGCGCTGCCCACATGGTCGACCAGGGGCAACCCGATCCCGCCGAAGAACACCTGCAAGACGGCGAGCACGCTCAGGTAGAGCGACAGCTTCACCAAGACCAGTGGAAGTCGGCGCACGTCGAAGCGCTTCTCCAGCACAGCCCGCGGCGTCCCCGTCAACCAGTCAAGCAGCAGCACGAGGTACAGCATCTGTGCCTCGGAACTCTGCAAGAAGACGAGAAAGGCGGCGTACATGGGACTCCTAGTTGCCGGAGTTGTTGCTGATGATGCCAGGCCCCGGACCACTCGTGACGAGCGGTCGGGGCACGGTGGGTGCGGTAGGGCACACGACTTGCGGCGTGCAGCTGACGAACAGCAGGACCGCCGCGACCATGAGCACCGTCGTGATCAGGCGCATCACTTCCTCCTTGGGGATAGTAGGCCCGATCGTAGCGAGCGGGGTCGCGTGGGTTCTGGGCGTCTACTGGTCGAAGTCGTTGGCGGTGTCCTGGTAGTAGTACTGGTGGGAGGTGGCACTGTCCGTCGGGTACACACCCAACCCGGCTACCGGGTAGACTTCGGCCAGGTTCAACACCTTGGCGTAGTCGACCGCGGGGATGTTGGTCGTACCCGCTCCGGCACTGACACCCAGAACGACCAGGATCTTGGGCTTGGGCAGCGTGATGGCGTTGGGCGCGGGAGGCGCTGGCTTGGTCTTGCTGATCGCATACTCCAGGCGCCCGTACATCGCCTCCTTGGGCTCGGCGGTCGGCGTGCTGCCCGCGAAGTAGAAGCCGTCCAGCAGAATGACGTCTTGCCCAGAGCCCGTCCCAATGACCGGATCGGCCAGCGAGTCATAGCTCTCCAATGCGTCCATTGGCTCGGTCGCGGAGACCATCACTTGCAGAGGCGTGCTCGATGCGAACTGCGCGTAGGTGTAGGTAACCGCCGCGTTCTGGTTGTCACGCGTGGCCGTGCCCACCCCATCCGAAAAGCCGAACTCGTCGATGAAGAAACCGTCCAGCACGCCTTGGACCGGCAGCGTGTTCACCCAGTTGTCCGCCTGCACCTTCCACTGGTCGAGGTTGGCCGCGCCGCCCAGCGCGGTGTAGCCAAAGAACTTGGCGTTCTCGTTGATCACCTTGACCGCGCGGATGACCTCCGCCAGATCGGCAGCGTCTTGCTCCACCTGGGGCGGCTCCACCACGATGAAGTCGTAGCGCGCGAGGATCCCGACCGCCCCCAACAGGTTGTTGACACCGCCGATCGTGGTGATCGTCGGGCTCGCGTAGCGGATGAAGTTGTTGCGATCGGTTTGCATGGCTTAGATCCTGTTGTAGCTAGGGGACCACGACTGCCAGCTGTAGCCATTCCACCAGTGCCAGCTGTTGTAGCCGTCCATGTAGACCCAGGTGCCGCTGGGTACCTGGAACATGAGGTAGTTGCCGCCCCAGCTGGACGAACCTGCCTTGATGCCGTAGCTCTTGACCATGGCACAAGCCTCGGGGTACCACTGGAAGAGCAGCTTCCAGTCGGGATGGTTCTTGGGGTCCTCGAAGCCGGGGATGACGCCGTCCGGTGTGCCGGGACCCGAGGAGCCGCGGGTGTTGCCCGGTGCTTCGGTCGTGCCGCCGAAGAAGCGACCCGCATTGGCGAACTGCTCCCACGGACCTTCGTGACGCCCGTCCGGCACCGCCCACGGCGCCTGGTTGGGGTCGTAGGTGGTGTGGTTGGAGCTGATCAGCCTCTCCCACAGGTGGGCCAGCTCTTCGCAGCCCTGCGACTGGTTGCCGTACAGCCCCATCCAGTTGTGGTACGCGTGGTACCACTCGTGCGAGAGCGCGGCCGGGAACTTGTAGCCGCCGTAGGTCTGCGGATCGAAGTACTGGATGTCGATGTGCGAGCGGTAGTCGGCGTCGCTGTAGGTCAGCGCCAGCGCGATGTTGGCGTTCGGGAAGGGCAACCACTTCGAGTAGACGTTGACCGTCACGCGGCGCGTGAACTTGTTCGTCAAGTCCGGTTGGTTGTAGTACTCGTAGGTGTTCGTCCCCAGCTGGTTGATCCAGGCGGTCCACTGGGCGATGGAACCGCACTGGTTGTCGACTGGACCGTAGTCGGACTCGTAGTACCGGTTGAGCACGAGCCCATTCGGGAACGTCGTGGTGATGAACTGCTGGGACATGATCGACTCCTGTTAGGTGACCTGGGTAGGACCATCCACGATGCCCGCACCACCCGCACCACCGGGACCACCGTTGCCACCGGAACCCGAGCCCCCAGTACCGCCCGCACCACCGTTGGCGTGAATGTTGCCGGAGCCGTTGTTGGTAAAGCTGGTGGTGTAGCGGATCTTGATGGTGCCACCGCCGCCACCACCGCCACCACCGCCGCTGCCCCAGAACGACGTGCCAGAACCAACACCGTTCGCGCCTGCCGCACCGTCGGCCGTGATCAGACCGTTGGCACCGATCGTGATGGTGACGGCCCAGATGTCGATGATGCCGCCGCCCGCGCCACCCGCACCACCGGCACCAGACGTACCACCGCCGTTGCCCGATCCGCCGCCACCGCCGCCCGAGCCACCCGCACCCATGCGACCGCCCGTAGACTCGGTGAACGTGCTACCAGCCGTACCGCCAGCACCACCGCTGCCCGAACCACCGGTTGTGCCGTTGGTGCCCGCCACGTTGTGCGAACCACCGGCACCACCGCCGCCGCCCTGGTTGTTACCCGCGCCGTTGTTGTACACACCGGCACCACCGCCCGTGGAGGCCGTGCCCGACGAGGTACCCGCGCCACCCGCGCCACCGGGGTTACCTGTCGAACTGGTGCTGGCACCGGCGGCGCCACCAGCCAGCCCCAAACCCAGCACGCTGATGGTGCCGTTCACGATTAGGTTGGTGCAACGGATCTTCAGGAGACCGGCCGCGCTGAGCGTCAGCGTACCACCCTTCTCGATGAAGATCTCGTTGTACTGCTTGGTCGAGTCATGGTTGATGCTCTGACCCGCGTACACGTACAGGTCGGGCAACGGCGTGCCCGACTGGGTCGGGAACACCGTCTGGCTGCCAGGTGCATTAGTCGATCCAGGAATGAACGTCATGATGATCTCCTTAGATCAGGTACCAGGCGCTGACGCCGTCGTACATCAACGTGATGGACATGCGGTTAAGGGTCATCAAGAGGCTGGTGTCGCCTTCGATCGTGTCACTGCCGCCCGGCAACACGGTAATGTTATGATTGGTTGCGTCGTTGTTCGCGTCCTTGATGTAGACGATCGCACCAGCTTGAGGAGCGGTGGGAAGCGTCACGGCGAAGGTGCCCAACACCGCGAGCTTGACCAGCACGGCTTCCCAGGCAGCAGCCGTGTAGGTACTACCTGTCGTCTTGATGACAGGCGTCAGGAAGTTTTCCAGCTCTCGTGCAGAAATCTTGCCCACGGTGCTCTCCTAGGTGTAGATCTCAACGAATCCTACGGCGAGAGCTACGGCTGTGATGTAACCCTTGATGTAATCAGGAGTTGCCAGATTGGGATCGGACGGGATGCGGGAGTTGAAGGTCAGTTCGTACTTGGCACCTGCCGGTCCACTGCAGCTCACGTACTGCGGATGCTCGCGCAGACCATGCATGAAGGCGTCTTCGTCAGCCAGCAACCAGGTTGGGCGTGGACCCTCGGGATTCGGGGGAAGGTGAAGCGTGTAGACGTTGTCCTCCGCGTCGATCTGCAGGTCGAACACTACTTCGCCTTCTTGTTGAGCTTGGGTGGGGTAACGGGTTCTGGCTCCACAGGAGCAGGCTTGCTGAACGTTTTGGTCTCGTGGTTGTACACGTCACCCAGCTCTACATCCGGCTGATCCGTCACTTCGATGGGATCGGGGTAGTCCTCGTGGCTCTCGAAAACCGGCACCAGGTCGTCGAAGCGCTCCAAGAAGCACTTGACCACGTTATCCTTGGTAAGTTCGGCATACCTGCGCATAGTGGGGATCTCCTTGAGAATTTAGTGTCGCGCGGACTCGCGCACAAGAAGTGCGCGAGTTGTTACGCTTCTACCCAGTAAACGACGACGAAGCCAGCACCACCGGGGTTGTTGAAGTTACCGGCACCACAGGCACCACCGCCACCGAAGCCGCCGGAGGCCGAGGCTCCGCTCCAGGCTCCGGCGGGGCCGCCCGCACCACCACCGAAGCCGGTGGAGTTGGTTCCAGCCGTGCCACCAGTGCCCGATCCACCGGCACCGGTTGCTAGGGTGTCACCATTGACGCTACCGCCACCCGACGACCCCTGCTGACTGGTGCCGCTCGTACCGATGCCGCCGCCACCGCCACCACCACCCGTACCGGTGCCACCGACGGCGCCCGATCCGGCCGTTCCGTTGTTGCCCTTGCCACCACCGCCACCACCGGCGGCGCTGGTTGTGCCGTTCTGCGCACCGTTGCCACCGTTGCCACCGCCGCCACCGCCACCGCCGCCACCGCCATACCAGGTGCCCGCGGAGGTCGTACCGCCAGTGCCACCTGGCAGGCTGATCGTGCCCGCCGTGGTCTGGAACTGCCAGGCGCTGGCGTTCAGGTTGGTGTCGGTGATGTCGGACCAGGAGCCGTTGGTACCGCCACCGGAGCCGCCCAAGGCACCAGCAGCACTGGTCGGTGCCAGGCCACCCGCTGCCGAGAGGATCGATCCGAAGCTGGAGGTGCCGCCCGCGCCGGTCGTGCCGCCTGCGCCCACGGTAACGGTGATGGCCGTGTTGCTCGTGATGCCCGAGGTCACGTCGCCCAGCTTGTACTGGCCACCGCCAGCCGCACCACCGGTCGAACCCAAAGAGACACCGTTGCTACCGCCGCCACCGCCTGCACACCACGCGTAAGCGAGTAGCACGGCGCGCCAGTTACCTTGAGGAATGGGCCAAGAACCGCTGGCCGTGAATACGGTCTTCTTCAGCTTCGAGTTCACCAAAGCCATGGCATTCTTGAGGATCGTGTAGTTGCCACCAATGTCGTTCAACTTGGCCTTGGCATTGGTCGATGTAAGCAGCGCCTTGATTGCCGGACCCACGGTGACTGCCTTGTCCATAGCGGTCTGACTTGCAGCAAACGTACCCATCGCTGTAGCATCAGCTGCTAGGGACGTCATGAAAGCAGAGCCCTTCACGAACTCATCGAGAGCGGTGGGTTCGGAGATGATGACGCCCAATGCGATTGCCGAAGTCGCCACAGCCGTCGAAGCCGTGGAGCTATCAGCGATCGCACGCGCCTGAACCCGATTCTCCATCTCCGCGCGGAACGCGGCCAGCTCCGACGCCGTACCCAGGCGCGTTTGCAACTGGGCACCGGTCAGCGAGCCTGCCAGAAGCAGGTTGACGATCAACGAACCACGAATCGAACCCATGATGTTATCTCCTAGTGCTTGCGGATCGTAAGCCAGTTGTCGGTGGGAACACTGCCACCCGAGGTCAACGCACCAATGGCGTGCGTACCCGAGCCGGTCATGTACATGTAGATCTCGATGTAGTCACCTGCGAGCAGGGGAAGCGTACACGTCGCCGTAACCGTTGTTGTCGTGTTAGCCGCAAAGATCAGCTCCGAACCGATGCGGCGGTACAACGTGCCGTTCTTCCAGATCTCGACGTAAGCACCTGCCGCACCACCACTGCTCGATGTTGCACCGATAGCTGCATTGATGTCGTAGGTGTCCGAGACACGCGCAGTAAACCTGCTGTTGCTCATGTCCCACTCACCCAACACGTCGCGCTCGACGGTGGTGTAAGTCATCTTCGTAGCCGCGCTTGCACTGGCAGACGTTGTTCCCGTTCCTACCGCACGGTAGACCGAGACGTCAGTACCACCTGTCGTGGCACTCGTTAGCGTTTCTAGCGCATTGCGCAGGTCGGACAACTGCGGATCGATGTACGCAAACAAAGCATCTGGGTACAGCACCTCGACCAGCAATCGGCCGCCAGCCGTTACGTCCAGAATCAGTTCGCCATCCGAAACTTCGGTGGTAGCAGACGTGTAGCGGAAGATGCCATGCCCTTGGATCAACACCAAGGCATCGTCGGCGAGCCCCGTCAGCGCTGCAGCTGCCGCGACGTTGGCAACCACCTGCAAGCCACCAGCGCTCACCTTCAAGGCAAACTCGCTGAGCGCGTGCCCAGCGAAGGTCGTGGCATCCGTGCCCGCCAGGGGCGACACAGCGCTGGAGATCTTGACTTCGACGCCGGTTGCGGGGATCTCGCCTGCCACGAACGTGATCTTGTTGCCCGTGCGGGTGTAGTTCACACCCCCACCGACCATGATGTTGCCGCCGCGCCACACCAACTCGTAAGGACCGCCCGTCGGCAAGGTGTACGTTGCGTTGCTCGTGCCAACGTCAGCAGTGACCACCACGGGAGTGGTCATCGCACCACCTGCGGACAGGTCGGCGAAGGCGCGCTTGTCGGTCACCAGGGTGATGACACCGCCGCTGGTGGTCACTTCTGCCATGCGGAAGCGACCCGCTGTAAAGCCTGTCGTGTTCTTGCTGACAGTACCTGCCGAGTCTACCTCGACGTAGTTGATGGCGTTGTTGGTCAACCCAATCGTGTTTGCCGACACGCTGACCAGCGTGGGACCGGCCTGCATCTTGCCCGCCTTGTAGCCGTACGTCAGGCCCGTGGTCGTGGCCGTGTTCTGGCCGAAGTCATCGATGCCACCCGTACCGGCGACGTTGATCAGGCCGGAGCCGTCTCCCGTGATGACGCCGTTGGTGACCGTGAGGCCACCGTCCATGGTCTGCGTGCCATGCCCCGTCGGGTTGGCGATGAGCAGCTGTGCGGCACCCGATGCTTGCGCGATGGCAAGGACCGCGTTGTGCAGCACCTTGGTGACGTCGAACTTGCGCTGGAAGTGCGCGAGCGCTTGTGCGATGAGTTCGTTCACAGGAACACTCCTACGTCACGGTCCGGGTGGCGCCCGTCCAATCCCCGCTGGAATACGAGTTCGTGATGGTCACGGTCTTACCGCCACCCACAATCGTGACGACGTTGAGCGTACCATCGGCGTTGTAGCTAAAAGTGGTCGTCTTCACGGTCGTACCACCGTTCTTTTCGGTGACGGACGCAATCGTCCCATCCGCGTTCATGACCGTTACGTTCACCAGATCGTGGATCTCGATCTCGTATCCGTGCTCGTAGCGGACGTCTGTGTTGGCATCACCGTGGGTGATGTTGCCCTTGACAACGAGGTTGCCGTCCACGGTGCCGTTGCCGGTACTGTGGAACGATCCATCAACCGACGAGATCTCGAAGCGCGTGACAGGCGTGGTGCCCGTACTGGTCGTCGATTCGAAGACCCAACCATAACCTGCTTGGTTCTCGACGTTAAAGCGCCGCGCCCAACTGGTCACCAAGGATCCCGTAGATGGTGTAACGCCGTTAGGGCCGCCGGAACCGCCAGGCGCCATGTAGTCCATCCAGGTCTTGAAGGTTGCGTTGTTGTACCACTGGATGCGCGCATTGGTGTTCGCCGTCCGGTTCATGAACAGATAGCTGTTCGTCCCGAACAAGGCATTGCCGTTGATGGTCAGGTCGTTGCTGATCGTCAAACCACCGGCAATGGTTTGGGTAGCACCGCCATTCGGGTTACCGATGATCAGTTGAAAGGGAGCTGCCGCCGCTGCCACAGCCAAGACCGCGCCCCACTTGGGGTGGGTCGTGTCGAACTTGAACGTTAGAATGTTAGCGGCGAGGAGTTCCTCGGACATGGGGCTACCTCAAGGTTAGTAGAGGAGCCCCATACGAACCAACTGCGTGGTCGTGTTCGGCATCAGGTACAGGTACTCGATGCCGTCGGCCACGATGGTGTCCATGCGGTTACCTGCCACGGCAGCGCCGTTCAGGATCACGTACTGGGTAGCCAACATGCGGGCCACCGGACCGCTGCCAGCAGACAGGTCCAGCTCGACAATGCGACCCGTCGCGTCCTTCGAGATCGCCAGACGCTGTGTTGGTGCACCGGTCAGCAACTTGCACATGTAGCTGCCGGTCGTGAAGGTTTCGGTATCGGGCTTGTACGTGATCTGTGTCCAGGCGTTGCCGGAGATCGAGTACTGATCCACACGGTTGGTAGCACCACCCGCTACACGGATGATGTGGTCGTTGCCACCACCGTGGCCCGGCAAGAAGACCAGGCCACAACCGGCGCCCGAGGCCGTGGGTGCGTTAGCCACCGTGGTAGGCGAGGCGACCCAGGCGTTGGTGCTGATCTGGTAGCGGTAGAAGGTGGCCGCGTTGTTGCCAACCAGGTAGATGAAGTCCGACGAGGCAGCACCCGCGCCGATGGTGGGCATGGCCATGTTACCGTCCGTACCAAAGGTGGCGGGCAGGTTGGTGACGCTGCGGGCCGTCCAAGCATTGGTGGTCGGATCGTAGTACTGGAAGGTCGGTGTGGCGACGCCGTTGGTGATCAACGCCCACAGACGGCTGTTGGCGCTGTCCCACTGCATGCAGGTACCCACGCCGAGCGTACCGCCCGGCGGGTTGGCGAGCTGCTGCCAGGCATCTGCTTGACAGTCGTAGCGCCAGAAGGACGTGGCAGAGAACAAGGCGTACAAGAAGCGAACGGAGTCGCCCGTCATACAGACACCCGCCGCGACAGCCGCCGGGGGCGGGGTCATCTGCTGGAAGATGGGAGTGTCGATGACAGGCTTGTTGTTGTTGACGGTGGTCATGGGGATTCTCCTAGCTCAGATTCTTTCGGAAGCCCGCATAGTAGTTCTGGGCAGTGTCCAACTGGGTCTTGCCATTGGCGTTGGTGGCACCCCAGTTGGTGATGTTGCTCAGAGTGGTACACGTTGTCACCGTGGTCACCGTGGTCACGGTACCGCTGGAAATCAAGGCATCCACCTGCAGACGGTTCGCGGTGTTCACGATGAGGCGTCCCAACGTCTTCGTCAGGATCTCCATGAAGGCACGCTCCAGGGCGCCACTTGCGATACTTCCCTTGTTCATCGGGTCCTCCTACTCTGCCGTCACGAACCAAGCCGTGCCCGTGCTGTACAAAGTCACGTACTCCTGCGCGTACTCCAAAACGTAAGTCGAGACGATCCCGATCAGTTCGGCTCCGTTGGGGTCGATCGTAACGGTGTTGGTCGTGCTGTCCGTCTTGACGACTGTGAAGGATCGACCTGTCACCGTCGCTGCGGCCGGTAGGGTCAGTACGAAACTGCCCGAGGTCGCGTCGGCCAAGGTCACCGACTCGTTGGAGGTGATCGTGTGGTTTCCCGTCACCACCGAAGGCGGGACGCCATCCAGAACTTCCGGGCCGATGTTAGGCATTACACCACCACCTTGGTCACCGTGACCGTGCCACTGCCGTACGCGTACGTGTGGGTTGCTGTCTTTCCGTTTGCAACGTAGACCTTCGTTGCAATAGATCCGTCACTGTTGTACGTGATGGTCAAGGTCTTGACCGTCGTCGCGCCGTTCTTCCAGGTCACCGTTGCCAAGGTCCCATCCGCGTTGAGCGTCTGGTCTTCCTCCAGGGTACCCGTCTCCATGTACGTGCCCATGTCTGGGAGCATCGTGGAGTCGATCACACCGCCTGCAGTCGTCTTGACGATCGCGTTAGCCGTGCTTGTAACTGCTGGAGCGGATCCCTGGAGTGTGATTGCATCGATGTCGTTGTCAGAGATCGAGCAACTGATTACTACCTTAGCAGTACTAAGTGGGATATTTCCGGCAACAAATGTGATCTTGGTTCCCGTGCGGGTGTAGTCGGTTCCTCGTACTTGGATCGCACCCGACTTCCACACCATCTCGTAACCACCCGTGGTGGGCAAGGTGTAGGTGGCGTTACCGGTTCCCGCGTCGGCAGCAACAATGGCCGGGACGGACATGGCACCTAGATCGGTGGCAGCGACCGACACACTGATCGTCACCTTTGACGTACTCAGTGGGATGTTTCCTGCCACAAAGGTGATCTGGTTGCCCGTGCGTGTGTAGTCGGTGCCGCGTACCTGGATCGCACCCGACTTCCATACCATTTCGTAGTTACCCAGGTACGGGAGCGTGTACGTGGCATTGCCCGTACCCACATCTGCGGTGACCACCACGGGCACCGACATGGCGCCTGGCAGGTTGCCGATCGTGGACAACACACCACCAGAGTAGGCAATCGAAGTGCCATCGACCGCGTTATCCAACAACACCGTGCGATCGGCCCCGTTGACACGCGTGAAGACGCCGCCGGTCGTGGTCCAGAAGTCTCCGTCCAGAGGTGTGGTGGGTGCGACGCCGTGTGGTAGATTCAACGAGGCTGCGCCTGCAGTTGCCGCCGACAACGTGGTTCGTCCGTTCTCACTGACGGAGAACAGCAGCGTACCACCGGCCGCTGTGTTCGCGTTCGTGCGCACGGCGAACTTGCGCGTGGTGTCGCTGTTGTCCGAGTCGATCAAGACAATGACATCGGCCGTGGAATTGACCACCGTACCATTGCTACTATCGACAAACAGCCCGTTGTTGGCGTTGAGTCCCAGGTAGCTGGTTGGAACCGCGTTTGCCGTCGTCGCGGCGATCGCGTGAACCGTTGCTGTCAACGTAGTGTTGTTGCTTGCATCGATCGCGCCAACCGTGATATTGCCATTGTCCGCCGCGTTGCGGAAGGTCAACAGGCCCGCGTTACCAATGACGACACTACCCTTGATGTACGCACCGTTGGTGGGTACCTTGCTCACATCAGCATAAGCACTGGATACGAGCAACTGACCAACATTAACACCCACGGCAGCGCTGCCGTTAAGAAAGTTGATGGGGACCGTCGACCGCAGCTGACCGCTTGTCAAGGTCAGACCACTGGCACCCCCAACCGTCATGTTACCGGCGAAGTTGGGGGTGGTGGCGCTGTACAGGGCGACGTTGGTCGACAGCGTGCTGTCCGCCAACCCGTTGGTACCCAAAGCAGCGTTGACGTTGGCGCCGTTGATCGAGATGGTGCCCGCGGACAGCCCGATGTTCGATCCAACGATAACGGCGCCGCGGACGGCGCCCGCAGCGAGGGGTAGGTGGTTAGCTGGGTAAAGGCTACCTTCGTAAGACATTGGATCCCCCGATCCGGTCGGGCGACCTTACATCACGTTCCACTCGGTGCCGTTGTAGACCAGCTCGCGGGAACCGTAGTTGGACTCGATGAGGTGGGTGGCCTGACCGTCGATCGTGCCCGCAGCCGGGGTGATCGTGATGGTGTTCGTGCCTGCATCACCCTTGCCGTCCTTGATGGTGAACCACTCGCCGTTGGTCGGCGTCGCAGGCAAGTTCACAACAGTCGCGGCACCCACGGTCTTGTTAATGATGACGATGTCGTCGGCCGTGGTCACGGTGACGGCACCGGCCGCCGTCACGACGCGGTTGGTGCGTACGATGGCTTGCGGGCTGACGGAGAAGACACCCGCCGACACGGCGATACCCGCACCCGCCTGCGCAGCGCCCAGCGCCGCGGCGGTTGCCACGGGCAGGTCCAAGGGTACCAGAGCACGGTAAGCAGGCGCCGCAGCGCCGCCGGAGGCCGGACCGGCCAACACCAGGTTCGCGTTCTGGTTGGCGAACGACAGCGTGATCGAGCCGGTCGAAGCCGTGACCGACAGACCCGAACCGCTGACCGCGAAGGCGGTCACACCGGCGTTGCTGATGACGCCCGCGGTGATGCCCAAACCCGAACCTACCTGTACGGCACCGAACGCCGCGCCGGTCGCCAGGGGCAGCGTGCTCGCCGGGATGCTGTTGGCACCTGTGATCTGCGCACCAGGGATGCCCGTCAGACCGGTAGCGGGACCCGTGAACTGCGTGGTCGCGGTGATGGTACCCGTCGACGTAATGTTGCCCGCACGGAACGCCTGCTCCGACGACGCGATGTACGCGGAGTCGTCCGCCTTCACCTTGGCAGTGGTCCAGCGCGAGTTGGCGTTGTCCCAGGTGATACCCGGCATGTCATTGGCGACGGAGCTGCCGTTGGAGCCCACGTACACCGAGATACCGGTGGCTAGCGTGGGAGCGGGATCGCTCACGCCGACACCGGCCGACGGCCAGTTCACCTGGATGATGCGGTCATTGAAGTCCACCGAGGTCGAGTTGACCTGGAAAGTGGTACCCGTGACGGTCAGGTTACCGTTGATGACGGTGTTGCCACCGATGGTGCCGCCCGCGGAGTTGAACGGCGTGTAACCCAGGGCGGTGGTGATGTTCGTGCCGGTCAGCGAGATCGTGCCGGAGGCCAGCGTGATGTTGGAGCCGACGATCACCGCACCGCGCGTGCCACCCGCGGCCAGGGGCAGCTGCGACGCCGTGAGCAAACCGCCGCTCAGACCGGCGTAGCCGTTCGAGGCGTTCTTGTTGGCCTGGTCTTCGGGGGTGTAGCCGAGCGCGTTGGTAACGTTGGTGCCGTTGATCGAGATCGTGCCCGCGGACAGCCCGATGTTGGTACCAACAATGACGGCACCACGCACACCACCTGCCGCGAGGGGCAGGTGATTCGCGGGATAAAGACTACCTTCGTAGGACATCTACTTGATCCTCCAGACGGTGCCGTCGAGGTAGAAGGTACGGCTTGCGTAGTCGGCACTGATCGTAGAGACGGGTTCGAGCGTGGTGCTGCCCCCGGCGACGAACGTGATGTTGTTGGTCGAGGCGTTTCCGCTGATGTCCTTGACCGTGACGGTCTTGCCGTAGTCCCAGGTACCCGGCAGCGTAATCGCCACCGGCCCGGCGCCATTGACGTGCACGGTGACGTCATCATTCTGAACCGTTGCGTTAGCAGTAACTGTGCGGAAGTTGGGCAAGTAACCCAGTGCCGCCCAGGTGCCTGGCGTGCCGTCCGCGATGCAGGTCCAACCCGTTGCCAGACCGCGTGCGGGCAGGTTGTTGAGGACCACATCGCCGCGAACGTGTGCACCCGATCCCGGAGGCGCGCTGCCTTGGATCAGCTGGTTCGTAGACAGCAAGAAGGTACCCAACACCTGGACATCGTGCTGGAAGGTGTTGGTTGCGGCATCCGTGAGCGGGACTTCCGCGGGCATGTCGGTCTTCACCAGCAGGCGGAAGGTTGCTGCCTGGTCGGCGCCCGAGGTCGGACCCGCGAACACCTTGTGAGCTGCCTGCGAGCCGCCACCCACTGCCGCAGCAATGCTGGTATCGGCACCCACCGCCGTGTAGGTCGTGCCGTTCCAGTTACCGACCACCACCTCATGGCTGGTGGGCGTGTAAGTTGCCAGCGTCACGCGCAGCGTGCCATCGTCCTTCGCGACCAGATACTGGTTGGTGGCGTTCGTGAAACTGACCATGTAGTTGACCGTGGGCAGCGTGCAGTACAGCCCGTTGATCGCGACCTCACCGGCTTGGAGCGTCAGGTTGACGCCGCCCGTCATCGTGCCGGTGTAGGAGGTCATAATCCAGTGCGCGCCGATCGCCGCGGCGAAGATCCTACCGAACTGCGTGCGCTGCAGTTGCTCGGCGGCCACCGCGCGGTCGCTCTCGTCCCGGCGGGTGTCCTCCAGGTAGGCGAGGATGCCACGAATCTCCTCGTTACGCAGGTTGAAGAGCGCTGCGGTAACGAAGTTGCCTGCCACGTACGCGCTGAGCAGCGAGTCGTCCGGCACGCCGTAGGACTTGTTCATCAGCAGGGTGATGGGTCCCTGCTGGGCACTGCTGTAGGCGGTGATGTTGTAGCTCACGACTTACTCCTACGACACGCTGTCCGTGACGCCCGACCACAGCCCATTCACGTCGTACGTGTGGTTCTGTGTGAAGGTCTTGCCGTCCGCCTCTTCGACCACCGAGGCCAGCGATCCGTTTGGGTTGTAGCTGAAGGTCACGGTCTTCACGACCGTAGCGCCATCCGTGTACTGGATCCCTGCAATCGTGCCATCGGCGTTGGTGGTGACCACCTTGGTCAGCGTGTCCTGCTGGAGGTCGACGCCGTGGGTGATGGTCACCGTGGTGTTGCTGCCCGGCCCCGCCGTGCCACTACCGGCCGATAGCAACGTCGACATGAACGAGGCGGCCAGCGTGCTGCCGCTGGGCGGCTTGGTGCTGCCCAGGAACTGGATCTGACGACCCCGCACCACGAAGTCCTCGTACTGCGTGTAGAAGACCACCGACCCGTTCGAAAGCGTCGCGCGCAGCACGATCGTGTCGGTCACGGGCGTCACGGCCAGCGTGAAGGTCTGGACCACACCATCCGGCACCGGGGTCGGCACCTCGCTGGCGAAGTAGATACCCACCACCGGGTAACCCCAGCTGACGGCCACGTCGTAGGGCTGCGCGGGGTTGTAGTGCAAGAGCACCGTGTGCGCGTCGAGGTCCAGGGTGTAGTCGTCCGCGCTCAGCAAGAAACCGTAGTCGAGGATCTGCACCGAGCGTCCATGGTCCACGGGCAGGTTGAACAGGCGCGGATTCCCGATGGCGTCAGGCTGCGTGATGCCGACGATCGGGCGCATACCCGGACCACCGGAACCCCAGCAGGCGCTGATGTCGTAGGTCGTCGCCGGTGTGTAGGTCAGCTGCACGACACCGGAGACGATCTTGAACTCGTCCCGGCGCAAGAGACGCCCATGGTCCAGCACCTGCACGTTGACACCTGCCTCGGGCGGCAGCTGCCACATAGTAGGATCGCCACCCACCTCCGTGAGCGCGACCGGCACGGTCAGACCGCCGCGGCTGGACGACCAGACCGCCGAAAGGTTGTACGGCGAAGAAGGATCGTAGGTCAGCAGGACTTCGTTGGTGGCGGTGTCGATCGAGAACTCGGTGACCTTGAGCATGCGCCCGTGGTCGAGCACGTTGAGGGTGCCCACCGCACCATCCGGGATCACCCAACGACGAATGGACGACCCCTGCTCCATGAGCACGGGCGAACCCACACCCGAATCGACGTCGCTCGCGCGCAGCGTCTGGGCCACGTTCAGCACGTAGGCAAGGGCGTCGTTGATCTTGCTGATGCCATCGCCGAAGAAGTCGGCGGCTTGCACCTGAGGGATCGTCACGGGTTAGCCTCCCGAGGTTTCGCGCAGCACTTCCAACACGTCGTCTGGCACGAGCTGGCCCGCGTTCATGGCTTCGGCAGCCTTCAGCATCGCACCGGAGACACGCTGAATCTGTTCGAGTGCGCGCTCTTCAGGACCCGGATGGAACAACCACATCCCGGAGTTGGGACACACCACGTAGGGTGGCAAGCTTTGCGTGGGCGTGTTCATGGCGGCTCCTTAGTTCGAGACCACGGCCGAGATGTTGCGCAGCTGCGTGTAGAACTGCGGCGTGTCGGTCCGCACGTCGAGCTTCACGCGGAAGAGGTAGCTGCCACCCACCGCCGCGGGCGACAGGCCGGTCGCCGTAAAGGCAAGCGTGACGTAGGTGTCATCTACCGGTGTCGATCCCGCCTGCTGGGTCATGGTCACGTAGTTGAAGCTCAGCGCGGCAGCGGCCAGCGTCGAACCGCCTGCGGGCACCGCCGTCACCGAGGCATCGCCCGTCACGAAGGCCGAGCGGTTGTTGCGGTACGCGGTCAGGATACGGTTCGATCCAGAGATCTTCACCGCCAGGGTGTACTGCGAGAACTGCGCCGTGAAGTATGCCAAGGCGCGCGTGGCGAAGTCGGCCAGCGTGCCCGTGCCACCCGTGTAGGTGTAGGTGCGCGAGATGCCGTCCAGCACCAACGTCAACTGGTCCCCCGTAACCGGCACACCCGAGAGGGTGGTCGAGCAGAGACCCAACGGATCGTCGACCATGGAAAGCTTGGCGGTCACCGCGGTGATGCCCGACAGGATCGAGAGGTCCAGCGTCACGCGTGCCTGGTTGTACTGTGGCACATTCGTCGCCAAGCGCGTGGGGTACACGGCCAGCGCGGCGGGCTCGAAGGCCAGCAGCTTCGCGTTGGTGGTCGCCACCGCCGCCGAGACCGCCGTCGTGCCCCGCAGGGTCGCCTGCAACACCAGCGAGGTCACGCGATGAGGCAGTGCTTGGGGATCCAGGGTGCCGTCTGCATCCACGGGCAGGGCGGTCGCCGTCGCGTTGCCGTCCATCTTGTAGCTCCATGCCAACGCGGCACCGCGCGGCACGAGCTGCTGCGCGCGTGCGATGATGAGGTCGAGACCGGGCAACACGGCGGCGCTGACCGGCTGGAAGACCAGCTGGTTGTCGGAGGCGCTGAACAAGCACTCCAGCAACTGGAAGGTCAGGCAGTTCTGGGTCTGGATGACCCAGCCGCCGCCATCGGTGCTGGAGTAGATCGCACCGGTGATGGGGGCCGAGACCATCAAGGTGTTGTTCTGGTCGGCGTGGCCGACCACGGCCTTCTTGATGCCCCAGTTCTCGTCGGCTGCCTCGATCACCACCGCGAAGGCGGTGTTGGCAGGGCAGAAGACCACGTCGTTGAACTCGATACGCGTCTCGGCCACGGTGGAGAAGGTGGTGGAGCCCACCAGCAACCGCTTGCGTGCCAGAATCTCGTCACCCGGCTCGCCGTTGTTCAGCGTGTTGCGGATCTGCACCTCGACCCAGCCGCCACCCACCCGGCCGAAGAACAGGTTCAAGCCGCGGATGAAGACATCCCGCGTGTAGCTGAACGTCTGTGCCACCTGCACGAAGCGGTTCGCCGCCAGCGCATCGTGAGCGATCGGCAAGGTCGCCGTCGCGGCGGGCGTTGCCCCGTAGACCGTCGACGCCACGATCTGGTTGCTGGCGTTGATCAGGGAGATCGTGCGGGTGCTGTCGCCGGTCGCCGTTCCTGCCACCAAGGGAACGGCAGCGTTGGTGAAGGTGCCAGAGGTCACCGTGATGGTTACCGCTGCCCCCAACCCGTCCAATACCGGCTGACCGTCCACCGTGACGGTGTAGATGCCGTTCGGGAGGTTGCGTCCCTCCATGGTCAGCGTCATCGCGGGCAGGTAGAGCTGACGCGCGGCAAGCCAGGGCGGCTGTTGCTTGCGCGTACGCCAGAAGCCGCCTTCCAGTGCGGTTGGCACGGTCTCGACGCTGCGGCTCTGCGTGTTCAGGAAGTTGAAGGCCGAGGCGCCTTGCGGGGCACCCGTGTAGTCGCCGGTTACGACGGCCACCGTTGGGCGGGCCGCATTCGAGGTGCCGCGCGGCACTTCCAGGTCGGGCGTGTTGTCAGGGCCGTGCGTCGCCCGCACGTTCACGATCTGGGTCGAACCCACCAAGCTGTGTCCCAACACCGCGGCCTTGCTACCCACGAAGCATGTCGTTTGGGTGGTGTCCACCGCCAGCGACAGCGTCTCCATGGTGAGGGTCGGCGAGAGCACACCCTTGTCGGGATCGATCTGGACGTTGCTCCAGGCGGTCGGTGCGCTGTTGATGTCCAGTGTGTCGGAGTTCACCAGCGCGTCCGTCAGCAGCCCGCGCAGAGCCAGGCCCGCGGCAGTCGACTTGTTGTACGATGCCAGCTTCAAGTCCTGGATCGCCGCGTTGTAGTTGATCTGGTCGATGGCGATCTTCAGCTGACGGGTCTCCTGCTGGGTGAGCGCCCGTACGGGGTACTCGTCCACACGCACGCTGGACGCATCGCTGTTGGCGGGGATGACCAGGTTCGCGATCGGCAAGACACCACGCGGCACGGTGGGTGCGTAGGCGGGCTTGTTCGACTGACCGGACTGCACCACGATCTGGTTGTCCTCGTCGATGTAGACGAGGTCCACACGGTCCAGCAGCCAACGGTAGGCCAGCGTGATGGGGAAGTAGTCGTTGGAGAGCGGCACACCCACGAAGCCGCGGTCGGTGTAGACCACATCGCCGCTCGTGTACGCCGCCGCCAGTGGATGGTCGATGCGCACGCGGTTGAGGGTCATCACCTCGGCGATCGTGCGGGTCTCGTCCGAGACGTCGGGCAGCGCCCCCGCCTGGAGCGCGAGGGTCATGCCCACGACCAGTCCGTCGTTCTTGTCGAGCGTGACCACGGTCGTACCCACGGTCACCGTGACGGTGTCACTCTGCGGGGTGCTGGGCGCGCTGCTGCCCAAGGTCAGGGTCAGCGTGCCGCCCGCGCTGTCCGTCACGTTCACGGTGGCGCCGTTCACCCACGCGACGTTGTCGACGGGCGTGCCGGTACCGTAGGTGAACTTGTAACCGCTGGTGGTACCCGCCGCCACGGTCAGGGTGTACGTGCCGCTGGTCACAAGCGTCGAGCCAATGGCCGCGATCGTCGTGTGCGTGTTGTTGGTGCCCTTGGTCGCCGTGTTGGGAACGGTGTTCGCTGCCAGTTCGGTGCTGGCGATGCCGGGGTAGACGTACTGTGCGCGGTCCACACCGGTGTCCATCGCCGTGCCGTTGTTCAGGGCATCGGGGTAGTCTCCCGTCAGCTGCAGCGAGAGCTTGTCGGACGCGACCGTGTAGTCGGTGGTACCCGACAACGTCGCGTTGAAGATCCACACCGCGCGGATGTGGTGCGACGGCAGGCCGCTCGTGAAACGGAAGCCCTGCGTGGTCGGCGTGAAGTCCAAGGCAGCGTTGGTCACGTCATCGTAGACCGCCACGACCTTGAAGAGCGGCCCGAACGGGAAGCTCTTCTCGATGAAGATCTCGGTGGGATCGAGAGGGTTCTGGGTGAACGGGTACTGGTGGAAGTCGCCCGCGCGCTGAATCGCCACCAACAGGTTGAAGGTGTCCACCTGCTTGACCGGCAGCTCGACCGGCGTGATGGTGGCGACCATGGTGCCGTCGGCCGCGGCCACGGAGTGCAGCAACTCGCCCGTCACGGTCTCCGTGTCGAACTTCGCCTTGGTGATCAGCAGCGGCGTGCTGGTCTTGTAGCCCACCCGGCGTCCGTTGACATAGGCGGTGCCCCGATCGACCACCACGCGCAGCTGGTTGGCGTTGGCATCTTCCACGCGCACGGTCATGCCGTTGCCCGTGATGCAGTCGCCCGCCAGGTCCGCCGTGTACAAGACCAGGTTGCGATCGACCTCGTTCAGCACGTCGTTGGACGAGATGCGCAGCTGGCCGTCGGACAACTCGTACAGGTCCAGCGCATCGGCCAGGTCGGCCGCGTTGGCGTCGGTCTTCACCGCGCACGTCACGAGGAACGTGCGGCGGTAAGCACCTGGACCGCCTGCCGTGTCGTCGCCCACCACGATATTGTACAGCACCGGGTCTTCGACCTCGGTGACCGTGTCGGGCGTCACGCGCACTACGATCGTCTCACGGCCCGTGCCTTGGAGCGTGAGCGTTGTCTGGGGCACCGTGTGGAACAAGCCGTTGACGTAGACCTGGCCGGGGACGGCGGGGTCCTGCCACTCGATGTGCGCCAACTTGGGGTTCGACGACAGGTCGAGACGCAGCTGCAGCCCACGGGTCTGGCCGTCGCGCAGCACGAAGTCGCCGATGTCCTTGATGGCATCGAGCAGGATCTCCTGCATCTCGTTCAGTTCGGGCACCTGGGGTGCGGTGCCGGGTGTGAAGACGATCTGCTTCCAACCCTTCGTGCGACCGCTGACGGTCTCGTCGCGACCGCCCACCGGGATGTCCTGGGCGTCCACGCCCGTTTGCGAGTAACGGCTGTAATACGGCTTGTCCACGAATGAACTCCTAGAAGGTCAGGATCAACACGAGCGCGTCGCGGCCATTCAGACGGCGAGGGATCGGCTGGTCGTTGTAGTACCACTCCAGGAGCCCGTCGGTGAGCCACTCGGCCGGAACGGTCTTCTGACCCGGCTGCGCCTGACCGGGGAAGGTGACGTGCGAGAGCACACCCACCTGACGGTACTGGAAGCGGGTGGCGGCCGACAGGTTCGTCACGTAGCGACCGGCGTACACGGCGTCTGGCAACGGATCGGCCAAGTGGATCGTCTTTGCGCCCGTGTCAACCGCGTCCACCGTGGTGTTCAGTCCGTCGACGCCGTCCACGATCACGTTGTCACCCACCTGGTAACCCGCCGCGGACTTCAGTGTCAGCGTCTGGCTGCCCGCATCCGCGGTGACCGTCAGGAACGAGTCGTTTGCCTTGATCGGCACGCCGTTGTAGTCGAAGCTGCCCTTGACCATCACCCAGCGGCAACCCTGTGCCATGGCCTGCTGGGTGGTGACCGTGCGCCACTTCTGGCCGTAAGCTTCGATGGTGCCCGCGTTGTCCGGCACCACGAGCGAGAGGTCCACCTTCACGGCGGCCACGGGCTCGGCGAGCGCCGTCGTCGCGGGGTTGGGGATCGGCGGCACGGTATCGCTTACCGTCTGGTTCGGCGGCGAAGTCAGTGGATCGGTGCCCGACCAGGAGGTGGGCTTGCCCAGCACCGCCCACACGTCCGTGCGAGCGGCAAAGTCGAGGGCGCGGGCGACGTGACCACCCAAAGCGGTGGTGCCAGCAAAGCGAGGGTTAATGGGCAGCGGCATGGGCTCTCCTAGGCTAGCAGGACACCGGGTTCGTCCAGCTCGGTGCCGTCATCCAGCGAGACCTCGTAAGTGATGATCGGTCCTGCCTGGAGGTCCGTCACGGCATTCAGGTCTGCCAAAGGATCGGTGAGCACGGGCACGAAGGTCGGCACACCAGTTTGCGCCGAGGTCAGCATATCGACGGAAAGTGTGTAACTACTGTGCAAGTCCTGGAAGCGCAGTCCCATGCCCCACGACAACAGCACACCCGCGGGCACACCCGCGATCGACAGGGTCGGCTCGAAGTTGAAGTCTGCCACCTCGAAGTCGAAGCCGGTCCCGGCCGACTCGATCGTGGTTTCCACCGCATCGGACACCAGGTAGTCGTTGTCGCTGGTGCCGTTCATCGAGAGGTTGGTCGAGATGATGCGGGCGAACCACGGCAACACACCGCCACCCTTGACCCGTTCCAGGATCTCATCGATGTCGTCGGGAACCGTGTCGTTGGTCTGGATCTCGAAGGTCGCACCGCGGTGGTAGCTCGCATCCGTCAGGTAACGCCCATACCACGGTTCGCCCCAGATGATGACGTCGTTGCCAGGCTCGTAGAGCTGGGCGTCTACCTGACCGTTGGTCAGCAAGGGCACCAGATCGGCCAACGCCCGAGGCGTCACACGGGCGGCGCGCAGCTCGCGCTCCAAGCGCAGCGCATAGGTCACGTTGCTCTCGCCGCTCTTGCGGGGCAGCTCCAGGATCGCGCCGAACGCGTCGAGTTGGGCCGTGTCTTCTTGGGGGATCAGCACCTCGTAGCGCTGGGTCTCGATCGCCATGCGCAGGTCGGCCGCCACCTTCGACCAGGCACGAATCTCCTTGCCCAGCTCGCGGTCGCCGTCCAGCGAACGACGCTCGAACCAGCGGTAGCCGGTCGGAATCCACGACGCAAAGGTGCGGACGGTCAGCCGCCGCAACAGCTCGCGCGAGGGCTTGATGTTGGCACGGTTAAACGTGGCCATGGACCGTCACCGTTCGCGGACGGAAGGTCTGCTGGGGCAGGATGGGGACCTCGTCACCCACCGCGCCCACGACCGCCGCCGTCGCGCCCACCACGTTCTCCACCTGGAAGGCCATTGCCGCCACATGCGAGACGCACAGCTCCTGACCCTGGCCCCACTGGCTCAACTGCTCCGTCACGTACGCCTGCACGGCACTCTCGACGGAGGCCACCGACACGTTGGCCGTGCGATCGACCGTCACGTTGACCGTCACATCGCCCAGCAACTTCTCCATGGCCTTCGCACGCAGGACGACACCACCGCAGCGCCAGTCGAAGCCGATACTCAAGACTTCTGCCTTCTGATCGTTGGTCAGTGTGACGTTGGAGGATCCGTCATCGATGAACGCGGTCATGTAACCGACCATTGGCAGGTACTCGACCAGGGCGAAGCTGCGAATCCACGAGATGCCCGCCAAAGCCGTGTAAACGGCCTTGTAGGTCCCGCGTGTCAGGGAGAGCAAGTAGCTGCCAAAGCGCAGACGGAAGGCGTCGTCCTTCTCGCGATCGGCGCCCTGGCTAAGGCTCGTGACGGGGTTGTTGCGTGCGTCGAGTCCGTTGCCCACGTAGAGGGTGTACGCGGCGGCGACCGTGCTGCGCAACGGAGTAAGCACGGTGCCCGCGGGTAGGTTGTACTTCGCGCCGGTCGCGGTGCACTGGATGGGGAAGACCGCGTAGGGGCTGCCCAGGGTGACCGTGCCGGTCGACGAGAAGGTTGCGTCGCCCAGCGACAGCAGCTCGCCGGGGTTCACCGCGATGGAGGGTGCCGAATTGGACTTGGGGATCGCGATGGCGAAGCCCACCGCCTGCGCTCCCTGCTTGCGGTAGAGTCCGAAGATGTTCGCCAACAGGTCCAGCGCAACGTCTCGCGCGGTGGCGGGGTTCGAATCCCGCTGCACCTCTACCAGAGCGCGCCAGCAGTCCGAGACCACGCGAGCGAAGCCACGCGACTGGACCTTGATCTTCGATCCCTGGTTCCAGTCGTCAATGCTGGCCGACTCCGCCGTTGGATCGGTCGGGTCGACCAGCTCCGAGGCGATGTCGTCCATCACGTCTTCGATGCTCTTGGCAATGATGGCCATGTCGAACTCCTACGCGGCGGGGGCGAGACCAGCGGTCAGGGCATTGTTCGACCGCTTGAGGATCAGGTTGAGCGGCTGGGGCACGTTCAGGATCGTGAACTTGATCTCGAAGTGAATGCCTTGCTGTTCGAGGTTGGTGATGGTGTAATCCACCGTCTGGAGTTGGATGCGGGGCTGGTTCGCAGCCACGCTGTGAATGTGGTCCACCATGTTGTTGATCCACGCAGGCGTCATGGGTTCCGACAGTTGGGCGTAAGCGTTGTTGCCGTAGTCCTCGTCGATGACCTTCAGCCCGTCGATGTCGTAGATGTAGCGTCCCAGGTAGCCCAGTGGGGTGACCAACTCGCGGATGAACGCGTTGACCACGTTCTCGATGCCGCTGATGGTTCCCCAGTCGGACCCCGAAGCCGCCACATCACCTTGCGCGGTGGTGGCGAGGTCGGTCCCCAGGAAACTGGGATCGAAAGGCTGACTGAACGCGCTCACGGGTACGATCTCCCAAGCCTAGCCTCCGGCATCGGGGAGGCTCTTTTCTGGGCGCTAGTCGCCCTGCAGCTTGCTCAGTACGTCCTTGGGTTGACTGTACGGTGCCGCGCACGGTACGGGGTTGCGCTGACCACGCGTCGGAAGCACCGCAGGCGCCTTGTCCTTGGTGGTGTCCAGCGCCGGGGGATCGACGTGCTTGTTGGTCACCGTCCGGGGTGAAGGCTTCGATGTAGGGTTCAGGTCGATCCGGCCGGAGGGGTCCATCACGATGCACGCGGCACCCAGTTGGATGACCAACTTGTTGCCCGTCACGTCGATCTGCGCCTTGCCTCCATCCACGTCCAGCGTGATCGAGGTCTTGTCGCCGACCTGCGTTCCCTCCTGACCGAAGTAGTACGCCTTCTTGGCCGTCTGGATCAGCTCGTTCTTGACGATCAGCTGCCACGCGCCCGTCATGAAGCCCGTTGCCTTCTCGATCAGGTGGTAGAGCCACTGACCTCGCACGTCGTGCGCATCGGCCTCGGACAGCTTGTGCTGCGCCTGGTGTACCAACATACGCGCGGTCTGGCGAACCACCGGTGCTTCGTGTGCGATGGACGACCCCGCCTGCTGCAGCGAGAACTTGGACTGGTGAACGTGCCCTTCCGACTGCTGATCCAGCTTCACGCCCGTGGTCTTCGCCAAGGTCGTCGAGGCAAGCGCATTGGCGGTCTCCTTGACGATGCGCTCGACGTGTGCCGCACGCGCGGTTGGCAGGTCGGTGATCTCCGCGTCTACCAACATCTTGGCAGCGCCCGCCACCGACGGCACCGACTTGGTCAACACGCTCTTGATGGTGTCGTGCTGATGCTCCAGCGCACCCGACAGGTACGCCTGGGTGTCGGTGTTCTCCTTCAGGTGGTTGATGTCGTTGGCCTCCTCGGCCGACTCCACCGTCGTGCCGCCGCGTGCCTGGGCCAACATCTCCGTGGCCGCGGCCATCGTCTTCTGCTGGTGGTCGAGGAGATCCTGGGTGGCAGTGACTGCCGCGGGCATACCCGCGTGGACCATATCCATCGCCGAGCCACTGTCCACGTTCGCCAGGGACTGCATGTAGGTGGTGTAGGCACCGCCCGCCGTGACTTCCTTGGCGTGCTCCGTGCCCACCTTGGCCATCTTGGAGATGCGGTTGACGGTCTCCTTCTCGTTGCCCTCGTTCTTCTCGATGAGCAACAGCGAGCGTGTCATGATGGCCTGATTCGAGGCAGCATACGCGACCTCGGGACCGATGTGACCGCCGAAGTTGTTCAGGATGTCCGGGGCCGCGGCCACCAGCGCTCGCAGATCCGTCGAGCCGAAGGGCTGTAGAGGATCGAGCACGGTGTGCGTCAGCGTCTTCTCTTCGGCCGTGAGCACATCGCTGGTGTCAACATGAACGATGTCGACACCCAGGTTGTTCCAGACACCGATCCAGTTGACGATCGTGTCGTGCTGGTCGTTGGTCAAGCGGTTGTTCGTAAAGTTGCTCGCCAGCTGGTCGGGCGCGCCAAGCACGGTCGGCCGGGCCAGGTAGCTCTCGTGCAGGTCGCGCACGAACGACACGAACGCCCCGCCGAACGCCGTCGAGTGGGACACCATCCGCGGAACGGTGCCCGGCTTCAGCGCGATGATGGCCTGGTAGACCTGCTGGAATGCCAGCAGGACTTCCAGCAGCTGTGCGTAGCGCGGATCACCCGCCTGGTAGTACGAAGGCAGCGACGATACCATGCTGTCGTAGCGCGGATCGGGGTCGGTCACGAACTTCGCGATCTCACCGGCATAAGGCGAACCCAGTCGCTGGGCAATCGCGACCGGCGCATGGCCCACCAGGCTCTTGCCTGCAGCGGGCTCGCCGTCGTCCGCGTACGCCGCGTGCATCAGGTTGCCGGGCATTGCGCCCGTAGGGCAACGGCTGACCTGGGACAGGCTCTGACGCACCTGATCGGGGCGGTGGATCGGTGGCACTGGATCGTGCTTCAGTCCACAGTCGAAGCGCCAGCCGTGCAGCAGCTGGTGCAGGCCATCGGCCAGGTTGAGCGGTGCAAGCATCGCCATGCGCAGCATGCCGTCGAGCTGCATACCGAGGGCAGGCAGTCCCAGCCCTTGAGCAGCGAGCTGGGCGGCACGCGACAGGCTGTCGGCACCGCCGCCGAACAGACACTGACCGCCGACCGCGTTGAAGAGGTCGTTGCCCAGCTTCAGCGCGTTGTCCAGGAAGCTCAGCGGGTTGCCACCCGGCTGGTTCGGCCAGTCGCTGCGCATGCCGGAACTGCTGAACGAGCCGTACTTGCCGTGCTTCTTGTTGGGGTCGCGGATACCCAGCGGGATCTGGCGGATGGGTACCATCGCTGCCGCCTGGTTGGTGGCATCGGCCAGACCGGAGCTTGCAAAGCCCGTCAACCAATCCACGCCGTCGCCCAGTCCATTCAGCAGACTGGCCATGCCGTCGCCCAGCGCCTTGGCGCCCAAGTCGGCGATGGCTGCCGCCTTGTTGCCCAGCGCGTTGATGAAGTCCAGGACATGCTGTGGCGTGCTCGCGATCGAGATCAGCAGGCTGGAGAACTCGCCCAACACCTCGGCCCCCACAGCAGGCGCGACCTTGGCGATCTCCTTCGAGATGTGCTGCGGCTGCGTGGGCGTCGAGACGATGGTGTCCTCGTCCGAGTCCTTCGTGCTCACTCGCGGATCGTTGTGATCGTAGTTGACCCCTGGCGTGGTGAACGGCAGCTGGAAGTCGGCCAGGAAGCCGCCCCCGAACACAGGCGCGCTCGTGCCGGGACAGCAGATCTCCGGGAAGGTGATCTGGGGCAGGTGCAGCTCGGGTAGCTGGAACGAGAACGACGGCAGCGTCAGCTGGGGGAACGCGAAGCAAGGATGGTCCGACTCCGGGATGTCGATGTTGTGTTCTGCCACCACCGGACCCGGCGCGATCTGGATGTCGGCGTTCGTCACGTCGTCGGGGTTGCCGCCAGGCGGGAACCCGTCGGTGTTGATGATGTCGTCTCCGATACCCATTACATGCCCTCCGGCAAGCTGCCCGCGGCAAGCGCTCCGGCGCCCTGCCCGATGGCAACCGTGTCCGCCTGCGCCATCACCTGGCGCGCGTGCGTCAATGCGGTCGAGGTGGTGGCCTTCTCTGCCTGTCCGATCTGCTTCGAGATCGCGGCGAAGCCTTGGGCCAGCCCACCCATGTTGGTGGGGTCGAGCTTCGCCGCCATGTCCGCTGCCTGGGCCAGCGAGTTGGCCGCGAACATGCCGTGCATCTCGGGCTCGGTCTGGGAAAGACCCTTGTGCCGGGTGTCCGTGGCACCCTGCGCGTGGTGGGTCTCTTTGCCCACGATGAGCTGGCTGTGACCGCCCTGATCGTCCAGCATCTGGATCGAACCGGGGGTGTAATCATAACCAGAGCCCAAGCGCCCCTGCACGGCGTAGAAGTTCTTCTGATCCTTGAGCGAGGGATGCGAGGGAGCGGGGTAGTCGCCCTCCGAGTACATGACGCCCGTGACCTCGGCCTGGCCGACACCACCGTGCTTGCCGTGCTTCATCTCGACCTTGACTTCGGCCCCGTCGTGCGGCAGGGCGTGGATCCCCGTACCCGCTCCGGCCGACCACGGCACCGACACCCGCACGTTGTGCAGGGTGATGTTCATGAGGGGCAAGTAGACGTCGACGCGGTGCGGATCGCTCTTCTGCGATCCCTCCACCACGCGGCCGGTCATTGGACCCTTGGCGGGGTCTGCCCACTGGTCGTTGTAATGGCCGAAGGTGTCGTCCCAGGTAGGGCGGTTGAAGCCGAAGTCCATACTAACCTCCCGACGCCGACGTGTCCTGGGTGTTGCCCAGGTTGTCGAGCGTGATGGGCTTGCCGTTGTTGGTTTGGTGCACGATGTAAGGCGCCCAGTCCTGACCAGGTGGCTTCTCGGCCGTACTCATGGCCTTCTTGACCGCGTTGATGGTCTTGATCTTGTTCTCGTCGGCTTCCGCGAAGGCAATGGCCGTCTTGAAGCCCTTGGCAGGACCCTGAGCCACCAGTTGGTGCGTAACGGCTTCGGCGCGGAAGGTCTCGCCCTCGAAGAAGCCGAAGTTGAAGATGCGAACGGCCGTGCCCGCGCGCACCCCCTCGTCGCCGGGGATGATCGCCGTACCCGCCCGCACGTCCTTGCCCCAGATGCGGAACATGGCGTCCACGAGCCCTTGGGCGTTCGCGATGTCGGTCGAGGTGATCGTGTCGTCGAAGATGTAGCGCGTGCGGCGCGTGAAGTGGCGCAGACCGGGGAACGCATCGGGGATGTTGGCCGCGAAGAAGCGGTCATCGGGCAGACGGCCCGAGACATTCACCACACCGGCGCTGGGCAACGCGGGATCGCCCGCGCTCTTGTTCTGTGCCTGCGGGTTGACCACGATCAGTTCGGAGATGGTGCCGATCGTGCTCCAGTCGGTCTCGGCCGAGATGACGTTGGGCGGATAAGTCACCCCGTTGATCGTTGCGGGCACGAGGAACGACAACACGTAGGGGTTGTCGAAGTTGTCCGTGAAGCGGGTCTTCCAGGAGATCTGACCGCCGCCGTTCTGCTCGTCACCGATCTCCGCGAACAGCTCGCGCGGCTGTGCCTCCAGGCTGGCGATGTGCTTGATCACCTCCAACGGGAAGCGGTTCATGATGTTGAAGCCCATGATGCCGCCGTCCACGTCCTGGGGCGGGGTCACCGGGCGCGTCGACTTCTCGATGGCCGGGGCGGTCAGCGCCCGCGTGTCGTTGGACGCGGTCTTGTACTCCGTGTCACCCGGCTGGAAGTGCTCGACCAGGGGCGCGGGCAGGCAACCACCGTTGGAACCGGCATAGATGAGCCAGCCGATGATCTTGTGCTTGTCCAGGACACCGGAGTTGAAGTCCTTGGCGGCAATGCCCATCGCATCGGCAACCTCGTTGAGGGTCAGGGGCTGTTCTTGCGAGCGCACGGCGCCTGCCCCGGCACTCTGGTAGATCTGCCAGTTCTGTCCGAAGATCTGACCGCTGAACTTGTTGTCGATCAGGAACCGCATGGAGTCACGGCACGAGATCGTGACCTTGACGCCCTTCGAGGTGCACTTGGCGTTGATGGTGTCGACGTAGCCGAAGAAGACGCGGTTGCGGCGTGTGACCAGCTTGTCGCTGAACAACGCGCTCGCGTAGCCCATGTCGATGATGATGGGATCTTCCGGTGCGATGTCCAGTTCCTTGGCGAGATCGAGCTTGCGATCGTTGGTCGACAGGATGCGGCGCGTCAGGGTGAACTGCGCGCTGGACGACGCCCACAGGCGGGTCTGAGAAACCTTGGCCGAGAAGAGCTTCCACGGGGTACCACGACCGAAAACGGGGTCGGGGCTTGTCGCCCGCCCCGTTCGGTCCGCCCGGTAGACAGCTCCCCACGGAAACGTGTGGTGCTGGCTCATTGGTTAGCTGAAGTTCGTGAGGTTCGGTTGGGTGCCGGGAATCGTGTTCGCCACACCGTCCTGGAACGACTTGAAGAAGTTGCCCTGACCACCGATGTTCTTGGCCGGGGTGTCGTTCGACAACGTCGGCGTCTTGAGACCGTCGATGATCGAGTAGTCCGACGTGATGGCCGTGAAGCCCTCGGCGACGCCCTGCCACTGCACGGCGACAACGTGACGACCCGACGTGGCCGCCAAGTGCCAGGAGTCGATCTTGCAGGTCTCCAGAACGAAGCGACCCGTGACGTCGCGGTTCCAGGTACCGTCGATGTCGATCGAGCTGATCGCGCCTTCCAGCACGTCCGCGTCGACCGGGTTCATCGAGAAGGTGATCTCGAAGCGCGGCGAGCGGCCGAAGCGCTTGCGGCGGGTGATCTGGTTGAAGCCGAAGGTCTGCTGGAAGACGTTGACGTCGAGCAGGCCCTTCTCCAGAACGTAGGCGATCTGGAACTCACCGTCCAGGTAGCGCGGGTAGCGCTGGCCCATCTCCAGGTAGATCTCGGTGGCGTTGCGGACGGTCATCACGATCGACGTGAACTGACCGAGCAGCACCTTGCCACCCGAGGACTGGTCGGCCACCCAGCAGCCGACGTCAAAGCCCTGAAGGGGGTCGGCGCCGCCCTGGTTGAGCATGTTGGACTTGATGCTACCGGCCATCTTGGTGACTCCTCTTCTTCAGGGACCGCTCCTCATGGTAAGGATGTGGTCATGTGTGATCTGGGCGCTTTAAGTGCTCTTGGAGGGTGGGGTGGGTGGACCTTCCACAAAGGTCTTGAAGTAGTACCCTTCGGTGTCCTGCTGATACGCCACGTTCGCGTTCGCACCCGCGTTCGGGTCACCCGTCGCGCGCGAGTGGGGGCTTTCCGTTGGGCTGGGTCCCGGTAGCGCGTAGGATCGCTGGCCCTGACCCGCAGGACGCACCTCGCCCGTGTTGCCCGACCCAACTGGATCGGGGTGGGGCCGCACCTCGCCCGTGTTGCCGGAGAGGCTGCCCAGGCTGACACGCAGGGTCGTGATCTGGTCGTCCAGGCTCGCCAGCAGAGGCACCGCCAGTGCGGGGTCGAGCGCCCCCAACCCCGAGGCAACGGCTGCACGCGTGACTTGCAGCGCCGCCAACATCTGAGCGGGGGATCCGCCCCATTGGTTGATGGCCGAGCTAACACCCTCGTGGCTGCGCACGGCACCCAACTGGCGGTCGATCGAGTCCAGCAATGCCTGCTTTCCAGGGAAGTCTGGCAGGCTCGCGAGCACCTGCTTCTCCGCGTTCAGGATCATCTCGGGGCTGATCCAGTCAGGGTAGAGTTGGTACGACGCGGGTGTTACGCGTGGCGATGTCGAGGCGTAGTCCGCGTAGTCCTGGAAGAAGAACGTCGGCAGCTCGATCGGGTCGGTCGGACGTCCCTGCACATCGTAGCCGCTGCGCTTGTTGAATGGCATGTTGTCGAGCGTCAGCGGCTCGGCCCAGATCTGCTGAGCCAACCCCTTCCACTGGGTGACCACGATCTCGCGCCCAGCGCGTGCGCCGAGTCCCCATTCATCGACCTTCGCCATCTCCAGTACCACGCGACCGCTGGGCGTACGCTCGATCTTCTGACCGAACGCCATGCAGGCTTCGTCTAGCGCGGCGAAGTCTACGGGATCGATGGCGAACGTGATCTTGAAACGTGGACTGCGTACGTAACGATTCAGCCAGTTGTAGGTCTTGAAGCCGAACGTCTCGCGGAACACGTTGACGTCGAGCAGCCCCTTGTCCATGGTGAAGCTGATCTGCTTCTCGCCGTCCAGGTAGATGGGCGTATCGTAACCCACCGGCTTGTAGGGCTCGGAGGCCACCTTGACCCAGATCTGGATCTGGGTGAACTGGCCCATGAGCACGTCCTTGTGCCCGCGCCCCATGTCCTGGACGAAAACGCCCACGTCGAATCCCTGGATGGGGTCCGGCCCACCCACGTTGATGACCTTCGAGTCGACGGACTGCTTCGAGCCCACCTTCGGGTCGATCTGCACGGGATGCTCCTACGAAGTGGGTCCGGGTCGGAACCCGGACCCTTCGTCCATTTGCCTAGACGTCCGTCGCCAGGCGGTGCATGCCGTAGTCGATCTCGTCCGCGGGGTACACGGGGTACCACTGGAAGTCGATGCGCACGCCCTTGCCCTGCGTCTTGGCCGAGATGATGGTGCCGCCCTTGATCTTGCCGACCGCCGCGAGACCATTGAGGTAGGTCTGGGCCATCGCCGCGATGTTCTGGAGCAGATCGCCGCCCTTCGGCTCGCTCTTCTCCGCCTGCGAGGCGAAGTAGAGGTCGGTCTTGATGCGGTTCGCCATCCGGCGGATGCAGACGTAGTACTCGGCCGCATCCGAGGACAGCGTACGACCGTTCAGGCGGTGGTAGCCGTTCGTCGCCGGGTCGAGGACCAAGGCTTCGAGACGACCGTCCGTGTACGCCTGGAAGTCGACGTCGTCGTTCTCCGTGTCGACCGCACCCACCGTCTTGAAGTACGGCGAGCTGCTACGGGCGGCAGGCGAGACGTGCTCCGGTGTGGCGCACAGCGCACCGACATAGAAGCCATCCGGCGACACGCCCAGCTCCGGCAGGCGGGGCTGACCCGTGTACGTCGCCCAGCCCGCCACCATCACGGCCGAACCGGTCGTGGTGTCGTAGCCCGTGGCTGCCGTGGCCGCGCTGGTGGCGTCAACACGGCGGGCCGCGTTCAGGATGGCAATGCGCAGGCCCTTCAGGATCGTCGCATTCTCCGCCTGGGCAAGCAGCGCGTGACGGATCGCATCCGACGTCTGGCCGGGCGCGAAGATGATGTTCGCGCGCTTGGTAGCCAGCAGGCGGATGGCCGCCAGGTAGTCATCTTCGGTGATGGTGGAGCCGTCGAGGCCACCCGACAGGAAGCCGGTGCCCGTGGGCAGGTTGATGTTGTTGAAGTCGGCGTTCGGCGACAGGACGCCACGGACCGTGATCGAGCTGCGCAGCGCCGCGATCTCACGCCCGTTGATCAGGTCACCCGGCGTGAACGCCAGCGTGATCGTCTCGCTCTTGTTGTCGGAGTTGGTCAGCTTCACGTCCACCGTACCGGCCTTGGTGCCGGGGATGAACGTGTACTTGATGAAGTTGCCGTCCGAACCCTCGCCGATGGCCGTCAGGGTCAGGTCGCCGCTGGTCACCGACGCCTTCGCCGCACCGTCCAGACCACCCGTCAGGTTGCCGCTGGTCGGGTTGATCGTGAGGTCGGAGGTCAGGTTGCCGGTTTCCGCCAAAGCGTACTGGATCGCGTTGCCCGCCGCACCCGGCGTCTTCGCCGTCAGGACGATCTTGTTCAGCACGGAGTCGTAGACCGCCACGACGGATGCCTGCGCATCCTGGTTGACAGTCGTAACGAACGCCGCGTCGATCGCCAGGGCGGTCTCGGCCGCGGTCAGCGCCACGGTGTAGTTCTTGACGACCACACCATCGATCACCGTCAGGGTCAGCGTCTCGTAGGAGCTGGCCGAACGGGTGATGACGGTGAGCTGGATCGCGTTGGCCGCGGCACCCGCGGTCTTGGCCGTCAGGGTGATGACGGCAGCCGAGTTGTTCGCGGTCACGTCGGGATCGCCGCTGCCCGCGTTGATGGCTGCCACCAGACCCGCCGCGACGTTCGTGGTGGTGTTGCCCGCCACGACGCGGTAGGTGTAGGTGCGGCTCGTGGAGCCGTTGGTCACGATCAGCACGACGCGGTCGTCGGCCGTGATGGTGCCGCCGATGGTGTCGGTCGCCGTTGCCGCGATGGCCGCCGCACCGGTTGCCAGGGTGGCCGCCGAGCGGGTTGCCGTGACAGTCGCGCTACCACCCGTGCCTTGGGCCACGGCGCCTGCCAACGTGATGGAGTTGCCACCCGCACCCGCGGTCTTGGCGGTCAGGGTCACGACGGCACCACTCACGGTTGCCGCCACGGTCGGATCGCCCGCACCGTTGTTGGACGCGTTGATGACGGCCATCGCCCCCGCCGCGATGCTGTTGACGGTGTCACCCGCCACGACCGTGTAGTCGTAGGCCACGCCACCGATGGTGATCGTCACGACGTTGCCCACCGTGACCGTGCCCGCGATGGTGACCGTGCCCGTGGCCGCGATGGCGTTCGCACCACCCGTCAGGGTGGGGTTGTTGAGCGTCTGGGTCTCGGTGGGCGAGACGTTGGCAACGGCACCGCCGATGGTGAACTGCGCGCTGGCCGAGCGGGCGGCGCCCAGGACACGCACGAAGCCGGTGTCGGTGGCGCCTTCGTCGCGGGCGCACTGCAGACCGACGGAGCCCTCGGAGAGGTCACGGCCGATCTTGTCGTCCAGCTGGGTGTCGCTGGAGACGAGGATCACGTCACCCAGCGCGCCGCGCTTCGACTTACCGACCGCCACGGCGCGGTTCAGCGCCTGCTGCTGGACCGGAAGGGGACCGTCGATGATCTCTTCGATCGAGACGTTGGGGAAAGAAACTGCCGACATCGAGTGTCTCCTTTACCTAGCAGGGGCTGTCGTCTTCACGCTTGAAGTAGAACGAGAGGTCGAGCAGACCCTTGGGGGCGGAGTCGATCAGCGCCATCAGGTCTGGGTCGAGGGTCGAGTACGGGTGACTTGTCGCTGGATCGGTCAGGTCACTCCGGTCGATCGTGGTACCATCCGCGCGAAGGAAGACGTTGCGCATCGTGTCGTAGAAGACGTCGATCGTGGCGTTCTGCGCATCGGTGATGTAACCGACCTGGAGGTTCCCGTCCGACATCTCCACCGGCAGGTAGCGCGGTTGGCGACGCCAACGGATCGGCACGTAGTAATCAGTGTGCCAGGTGATCGTGGCAGAATGTAGGATAAGATTGCTGCTCTTGTCCTGTGTGGCTGTCGGGTAGTCGATGTGGTGCACGAAGGAGTTTGCGAGCAGCCGCATCTTGTTGCCGTTCGGGAACGCGGGCAGGTGGTGCAGATCGTCGCGCAGAACTGCCGCAACCACCTCCGCGTACTGGCGGACCGCCCACTCGATGTAGTTGTGCTCGAAGAGCGTGTTCTGCTCTTCGGAGATCGTGTTGTCGCTCTCGCTCTGGTTGGAGTAGCCGAACATGTGCAGCTTGAGCTGGATGTTGGCGCGTGCCTTGATGTAGGCGGTCAGGTCGGACTTGTCGCCGCCCAGCGTGGTTTGCTTCTCGTCGAAGACGACACCCGCGTTCTCGGAGTTGACCGTGAGGCTGGTGGTCGCGTCGCCCTGCGCGTAGTGGTAGGGATAGACGGACAGTGTGATGCCGTTCGGGTTCTTCAGCTCGCGCCCGTCGTAGTTGCGGAACTTGTTGATGCGCAGCGGCTTGCCGTTCACGTCGGTGATCGGTGGATCGACCAGCAACGGGTGCATGGCCAGACGGAAGATTGCCGTCTGCACGATCCGGTTGACTGTGACGGGAGGCCAGATCTGAACGCTGCCTTGTGCCATTTAGAAGATCCCTCGATTGAAGTAGTTGATGTCCTGGAATGCCTGGGACATCCGGTTGGAGAGCTTGGGCTGTGCCACACGCGCTCCCACAATGCCACCGGGCTCCTGCAACAGGGCCAGCTCGGCCTTACCCATAGGGAAGTGGTACACGATGTCCATCACGATGCTCTTGGGCTCGCCATCGAAGTCCGTCGCGAGCACCAGCGTGTTGGGCACGGCACCGAAGACGACTTCGGGCGGCGCGCTCAACAGATCGAAAACCAGCTTGTCCTCCGTGACGGAGAGTTGGTAAGGCACGATGCGGATCCCAGGAGCCGTGACGGTGTTGCCTGCCACTTGCATCTGGGTCGGCGAGCGCAGCGCGGGTAGCACCTTGAGCTGCTTCGAGATCAGGTTCATGTCGTCGGCCATCAGGCGCACGACGTCGTCGGCAGTGGATCCCCGCGGGATCTTAACCACGCGAGCAGGCACCCCGTACGAGCTGGCTGCCACGTTGCCGACCTGGTACTTCAGCACCCCGTCCTGACTGGTCTTGCCGGAAACCGACGTGACCTTGAAGTAGAACGAGTCGTAGAGTGCGTCGCTGATCGCTGCCGTGGGGTTGGTCGCGCCGGGCTTGAGCACGGCAGCCGTGCCTGCGTTGCCGGGGGTGATGTCGATCAAGACCGAGTAGGGACCCTTCTGCGAGAGCAGGGTGTAGTCGGGGTGGTCGAGCTGCAGGATGTTCTGCATCACGCCGTAGACGATGCCCTTGATGCCCAATGTGCCGCTTGCGTTCAGCAACTCCAGCGTGCAGAACAACGCGCTCACGATGAGGTCGTGCTGGCCCGCGTAGAACGACATCCACCCCATGTTGACCTGGAGCGATGGGATCACCGTCAAGGGGTTGCCGACCGAGTCCGTGGTCTGCATGACCCGGCTGGTCGTGATCAATGGACCCTCGTTGGGGCCAATCACGAGGTTGAACTTGGTGCCCGCCGGTGCCGCCGCGAGGTAGGCACGAACCGCGCCCAGCAACTTGTTCATGATGACCGCAGGCGTGTCGCCCACGGCCACGGGCGCGCTGACCTTGTACTGGTTGACCCACAGGTTTGCCACACCGTCTTCTTGTGCACCGGGGTACGGCTTGACGGCGTTGTTGATGGGGTCGTAGGTCGTGGGGTTGACGTCGAGCGCCATGAAGATGCGAGGGCTCTTGTCTACCACGGCCGACGAAGCAGCCTTCGCCGCGGCGGCAGCCGCTGCCGTCAGTTCGGGCGAGCTGGTCAGCTGCTTGAGGTCGGCCATCGCCTCCTTCTGGAGGTCCGAGGCAATCTTCTGCTGCTCGGGCACCTGGCCCGCAAGCATGGTGGTCATCCACGACGCGGCCAACCGGGCGGCGATCATGTAGACCATGTCCTTGACGATGGAGTTGGTCATCACCTGGAAGACCAAGGTGTTCGCCGTCGCCTGAATCGTAGGATCGGCGAGGTCGCTCAGCTCCTCGTAGAAGACCATCTTGCCCACACCGGTGCTGGTCTGGGCACGCGCGCTGATCAGGTAGCCCCGAATGCGGGGGAACGCGCTCTGGTTCAGGTAGCTCAGGATCTTGCTGTTAGGAAAGGTGCCCGTGTCCGACAACACGACGTTGTAGTCACGGACCTGCTGGACGATGGGATCGTTCGGGTTGGTGATGAACGGCGTTGCCATGGGTCACCTATGAAAGAGGCGGGGAGACAGAGCCTCCCCGCCTTGACTTACAAAACCAGCGCTACTCCGCCTTGGGCTCCTCGGGCGCAGCCGCCGAACGGCGACGCGTCTTGGGGGCTTCCGGGGTGGCTTCGGCGGTCGCCTCGACCGGGGCTTCCGCTTCGGGAGCGTCAGACACCTGGGTGGGCTCTTCGACCGGGGCCTCCTCGGCGGTGGGAGCGGCCGGAGCCTCTTCCACCGGAGCGGGGCTCTCCGCGGGGGCGTCGACCTCGTCGGTGCCGAGGTCGCGCTTGAGAGCGTAGATCGGGTAGACACCCGACTTCTGCTCCTTCAGCTCGGCCCACTGGCGGTCGGTGACGGTTTGCTCGTCACCGACGTAAGGACCTTCGCTACCGCAGGGATGGATGCAGACGATGTGCTTCATGGTGGGGTCCTCGTTCCTTCTGGGCTTAGGGGTTGCCGTTGCCCAGGAGGACGGTGCTGCGGAGACGGTTGTCCACCGAGGTGATGGCCGCGCCCGCGAGGTTGGCGCCCGACGCGGTCGCCGTGCCCGCCGCAGCGGTGTCGGCCGCGGTCAGCGTGTACGCCGTCGCGTCCTTCGAGGTCAGGGTCGCCACCGCGCCCACGACCGACACGCTCACCTTGGCCGCCGCCGTGGCGTTGGCTTCGATCGCGGTCTTCGCCAGCGCGGCCATCTGAGCCGCCGTGGTGCCGTTGACGGTCGAGGTCACCACAACGGCGGTGCCGCCGATGGTGATCGTGGCCGTCTCGGTGTTGTCGAACACGCCACCGAAGGTGACGGTGCCGGTGTCGGCGCTCGACACGACCTTGCCCAGCAGGATCGAGGCGGGCTCGGGCTGACGCAGGGGACCCTTCTGGGAGAAGCCGGTCGTGTTGATCAGCGCGCCCATGTTGGGGTCGTGCTGCAGCTCGGGGGCGACGTCGCGGTACTGCTGACCCGACGCGAGGTCGGCCGACAGGGCGAGCGTGCCGTCCGTCTTCAGCCAGACGAGCTTGGTCGCGTTGTGGGGAACCGTGATGGTGAGCGGGGTCTGGATGTCCAGCTCCACGCCGGGGATGTTCATGCCGGACGCCGCCTTGTTGGGCAGCGCGTCGACCTGCGCCTGGGTACGGCCCACGCGGGCCATGCCGACGGAGGCGGTCAGGGTCAGCGCGGAGGCGCTGAGAAGCAGGCTGTTGCCGACCGTGCCCAGCCCCAGACCCACCTTGTCGAGTGCGTGAAAACCATGCTGCATGGTGCAGTTCTCCTTATAGGGGTGGGAGGGTGGACTTAATCCACCCTCCCCAGGGCGCTAGAACGGGTTGGTGACCGTCGGATCGACCAGGGCCGTCAGGTTCGAGACCGAGTCCACGGTCATGATGCCGATCCAGTCCGGGTAGACCAGGTACGGCAGACCGGAGTTGCCGATCTGGACCGAGCGGCCGGGGGCAGCCGGAGGCGTGGTGTCGGGGCCGGAGCGCACCCACAGACCAGGACGACCCGCGGGGTCCTCGCCCATGCAGTACATCATCTTGCCGACCGACTCGCCAGGGAAGTCGGGGTGCACGTCCGAAGCCAGCACGATCTTGTTGATCGGCCAGAGCTTCTGGGTGGCGCCCGTGACGGGGTCCTGGTAGATGTGGTCGAACGTGAGGATCTCCATGCCGGAGATGTGCGTCAGCTTGCCCTCGCTGAACGTCACGAAGCCGGTCTGCGACAGGAAGCTGACTTCCTGGCGGCGCAGGATCTCGGCGTTGCCTTCCAGGATCGTCTGGAGGTCCGAAGTCATGATGATGTACTTCGGCTCGACCTTGGCGACGTTCATGATGCGGCGACGGAAGCGCTTGAGCAGCTCGACCGGGGTCGAGTTCGCCTGGTTGGCGAAGCCGGGCAGGCCAGCGGCCACGACGTCGAACAGGTTGCTGGCCGGGATGCCGGTCGGCACGTTGATCGACTGCTTGGTGCGCGGGTCGGTGTAGTTGATGCCGCCCAGCAGCACCTGCGCCTTGAGCATGGTGAACAGGTGGTTGTTGCGGTTCGTCAGACGCTGCAGACGCTTCGCAATGAACTCCTTGCCCTCCTTCTCGTTGAGGGTGCCCAGCTTGCGCAGGTCGTTGATGATGTTCATCGGGATGAAGTCCGACTCGCGCACGTACGCGGGGAAGACGTTCATGCGCTCGACTTGCGCGTTGTCCGTCAGGACGTCGGTGAAGCCGGGGTTCACCAGCGGGGCGACGCCCACGCCCTCGCGGACGCGCTCGATCGTGATCGAGGTGTTCATCGTGGTTTCCTTGGGGAAGAACCGCGACAGGGGGTCACCCGAGAACTGCTCGAAGGTCAGCGCGAGCTTGGTCAGCACCGTGGTGCCGAGGCTCGCGATGTCGCCCACCGGGGCGAACTGGTTCACAGCTGCGTACATCGGATCTATCTCCTCTACTTACCGCCGACTACTTGCCGACGGTTTCGACGCGGGAGATGATCTCCGCGTACGGGTTGGGATCGCTGTCGGACAGCTGCTGGCCGACCTGGGTGTAGTTGACGCGGTTCTCCGCGGGAGTCTGCTCCAGGACGTCCAGGAGCGAGTCCACCAGGCTGACGGGGGCGGCGCCTTCCGACAGCTTGATCTGGCGGCCAGCCAGCTCGGGGTTGGAGGCCAGCGCCAGGACGGCGTTGACGGTGGTGGGGGCGATGCCCGCGCTCACCAGAGCTTCGGCGCGCTGCTGGACGCGGCTGCGCTCGGCGTTCTGGGTGAACTGCTGCTGCACGGCGACGGTGGTCGTCAGCTGGGTCTGCAGGCCCTCGATCTTCTGGTCCTTCTCGGCCAGCTGAGTCGAGAACTCCTGCTTCACCGCGCCGACAGCTTCCGCGACCGCCGACGCGATCAGCGCCTGGACTTCGGTGGGCTTCATGTCGATCTCTCCTTCGGTGTTCGAGAACTCCTGCGCCGACGAACCGGCACCGGTCTTGCTGTTGTCGATGGTAACCGTGCCACCGTTCACGTTCTGCGCAGGGTTCGAGTCACCCGCGGTCTGCGAGTGCTTCTCGTCCTTCGGCGCGGACTTGTCGTCGCCAGGCTTGGCGCCCTTCTTACCCTTCATGAAGTTGCCGACCATCGACAGGAACTCGCCCATCATCGAAGACATCGACTCGCGGTCCTCGTTGTCGCCCATCTTGTCGAGGTTCTTCGCCGCCTGATGGAGGGGTGCTCCGTGGCCGTGCATCTCGGTCGTGCCGCCTTCTGCACCAGCGCCGGTGTAGACCTCGGAGGGCTTGCCCGCGGGCTTGTTCACGCTCTGCGAATCCGCCGAGGGCTTCTGGTCGGTGTCCATGCCCGACTCGTTCTGCTTGGGGCTCTCCTTGCCCTTGGTCTCGCTGTAGACGGTACCGGGCTGACCGGCGGTCTTGGTGGACACGTCCGCCGCGCCGGGAGCCGACAGGCTGCCCGCGAGACGGGCGCGCAGAGCGGCACGCTGGTCGGCGTTGATCGACAGGGACTCGGCGCCCATCGCCGCATCGATCATGGAAAGGATCTCATCCGGGTTCATGGTCAGTGCTCCTTCGTTACTCAGGTTCAAGCGCATGAACCCGTTAGAGGGGGTGCCATCCGCGCCTTCCGAGAGAGCCTGGTTGCGCGGGAGATCGGGGACAAACGGGGCGTTGGTGAGCGCGTGCGCCGTCAGCAGGGTGCCGATGGGGCGCCCGTCGCGCTTGGAAATGGCGTGACGCGTCAGTTCGGCGGACGAAAACTCGTACTCGCCGTTCTTGACTTCCTGAACGACCTTCTCGCAGCCCGCGATGGGATCGTAGACGCCGTACAGAACGTCTCCTTCCTTCTCCAAGCGGAGCAGGTTCGCGATCTTGGGCTCGCCATCAACCGCCTCGGGATGGGCGGCGTGGCCGTAGCGGAGGTACGGTGTGAAGCCGCACTCGTTCTCCTCGAAGTTACGGACCATGTCCGCGAAATCGCTATCGCTGAAGTGCACGATGCCGTAGCGCTTGTGCACGAACGTGCCCAGGCGCGCCACGGGGATGCGCACGTACTTGTCGACTGCCTGTGCTTCGGCGGTCGAGAAGTAGCAGTGGATCGCCGCGGGTGCGACATCATAAGTGGGATCTACAGCCATAATTCACACGGTAAAAGTTTGTGCACGGCAGTTTCTGGGGGACTAGCAGGGACTGTCCGACGTGCTTTCCAACCAACCGGCGTTCAGGAAGCCGTGGTATAGCGTGTGCGTTGTGTGGCCTTGCGAGGGATCTTCCCAGTTGTTCGGACGATCAACCGAGACGTGAATGCTCGGCGTGGCTGTAAGGTCCGGGGCGCTACCGGTGATGGTCCAGAAGCCTCCTTGCTGCGAAGGAGCGTTCATCATCCACGGGAACCCATCCGGGCACTTGAGGATCCACATCTTGCCATCGGGTCCCGGTCGACCGTGGGTGTAGGGATGCTCGACCAGCGCGCCTGGCGGCAACTTGCTCCAGGTGACGATCGCGCGCGTCTCGGGATGGAAGTACGAACGTTCGTGCCAGTAGTGCTCCGACGGCTGGTCGGGCACGTCGACACCCACGGTGACGGGTTCGGCGATGTAGCAGCGAATGCGGCTCATGACTACCTCGACTGACGTCCGCCGACGTCGTTGCCCTTCTGCGACTTCATGCCAGCCTTCTGCGAGGCGCTGGGCACCGTACGGGTGTACGGCGCGGGCGGCAGGGGCAGCGGAGCCTTGGTGGCTTGCTGGGCAGTCGTCGTGGTCTTGGTAGGTACTGGCGGAGCACCCGTGCCCGAGGATCCGCTCTTGCCGCCGGACTTCTTGATGACCTGGGTCTGCGTCTTACCCGCGTTGCTGATCTGGGGCTCGTTCTTGGTGATGGTCTTGACCTCGGTCTGCGCGTCCGCCTGATGCTGGGCGGTGAGCGAGAGCGCGCGGTTCTTCGCGGCCAGACGCTTGGCGCGATCCTCTTCCATCGTGTCGATGCCCACGCGCGAGCGCATCATGTTGATGTCGTTCACGTCGGTGTTGTCGATGGCGCCGACCATGACCATCTTCTCGAAAATGCTGGCCATGATCTCCATGGTCGCGGGGTCCCACGGCGAGTGTTCGAATCGTCCGGGATTCGGATCCCCGAAGTTGATGCGAACCAGGGGACCGATCACCTGCTCGACGAACGGCTCGATGATCTCGGCGTACAGCTCGCCCAGCACCATCTTGTAGACCTCGAAGTGGATGGCCGTGGCTGCACCGCTCCCCAAGCCGCCCTTCTCGTTCTCGTTAAGCAACAACGCGGGAATCAACAGCCCCCGGAAGATCATCTTGTTGTAGTACTTGATGGCTTCCTCGAAGGCGCCACCGAAGTTGTTGCCCGTCGTCAAGGTGCCCAGCTTGATCTGGGTCGCGTCCGGCGTCGGGTTCGTGATGACAAGGCCGGTGCCGGTGTGGATGTTGCTGATCGCGGCTTCGGTCGAGTCGGCGAAGGTCTCCGCGCGCACACCACCAGGAGCCGAGGGGTCCGCGACCTGGTTGCCGGTCAAGCCGTTCGGCACGATGGCATAGGCGACGGGCGTGCCGTAGCGATCCAGCGCGACGTTCCACATCTCCAAGACCGCCTCCTTGAGGCGCCAGTCCTTGTAGATGCGCTTGAGGGCAGACTCGCCGTAGTAGTTGTTGTAGCGCTTGTTGTGGCTCACCAGGCAGCAGCGCTGCAGTGGGAGCTGGACCGGCGCACCACCCAGGCGATCCTGCCAGATGCCGGTCCTGAACGCGACGTTGAAGGCGGGCGTCTCGCCCTGCGTCAAGATGCCGTGAGTGTTCACGTACATGGTCAACGTGCGTGGGTTGTAGTTGGCGATGTAGTCGATCCAGACCTTACCGGCCTCGGCCTTGTAAACGGTCTCCGACACACCAAAGCCCGCCCAGAGCGAGGAGATTGCCAACTCACCCAGTGCAGACTTGTAGGAGCCCTTCATGCGGGCAAAGTTCTCGTTGACGAAGTCCACGACCTCCGGGTTGGGGTGCCAGTACGGCCCCATCGACGCCAGGATCGAGAGCTTCAAGAACTCGATGCCCGCGCCGATCGTCTCGTCGGTGGTCAGGGCGCGCTCGTACTCCGCGAGCCGCAGGTACTCGGGATGGCCGAAGAACCCGTAGATGGTCTGCGCCGTCCAGTGGGACAGCGTGGTGCCGATCTGCTTCGAGTAGCCTCGGGGCAGACGGGTCTCCTTGTTCTCGTGGCCGCTCTGGGCGGAAACTTCCGCCTTGAGCGTGTCGTCGAGCTTCTTCGGGGACTTCTTACTGGCCATGAGAACCTGCGGCTAGAGGGAGGGTCGGGGGAGCAGTTCGCTGGGCGTCCGCGTGTGCATTCCTGCAGTGCGCGGCATCGCGTCCTGCTCCGGCGGCTTGAGCAGCTCCTGCAGCTTCATATCGCCTTCGGTTTCCTCGTCGGCGATCATCTGCTGGACCTCCTCGATCCAGACCTCCAATTCCACGTCGGACATCTCGATGGACTCGGAGGGCTGGATGCGTCCGTGGCGAGCTAGGAATGCTCGCTCTGGGATTCGGAGGTGGACTCGGAGGAGCTGCTTGCGCCGCTCAAGAGCTTTTTTGCGACCTCCTTGATGTCGGCCACATCACCTTCGCCGATGGTGAACATCTCCAGGAAGAGGCGCGTGTACGCCTGCTGATCCTTGATGGTCCAGCTGCCCATGCGGTGACGGGGATCCGGCTCCCGGAAGGGGTTGCCGTTGATCGACTTCAGGCAGTACGCCGCCAGCAGCTCTTCGACGCTCTGACGATCGTCGGGCTTGAGCATGCCGATCACGGCGTTGCGATCTTTGGCGTACGGCTCGCGGAAGGTGATCTCGTTGCCGGACGGCAGGGCGTAGGGGAACTCGCGAAGAGCGGGCAAGGTGGACCTCCTAAAATGGGTGTGGCGCAGCTTCTGGCGCCGTCTACAGGTCTCACCTTCCCACTTACATGTACTCATATTCTGTGCAGAACATGCAGTGATCCCACATCGAGCATGAGACCATGGCCTTCTTCGTGCTCCGCAACACGCAGACCGACCTCTACCAGGTGGTGGAGGCGGCAAACCGTGCGGAGGTGGAATCGCGCTGGTTGCGCGGCAAGCCCTTCGTCTATGGAACCGGCCGCATCTTCGCCGATCCCACAAGCGCACAGGGCTGGTTGTCCAACGCAAGTGTCCCCGACATGGGTAAGCGCCCCGCTACCCTCGACTTGGCTATGGGTCAACAGATGCTCGCCCGCGTACGCGCGGAGGAAGCCGCCGACCGAGTCGTCGAGAACTCCATCCCGGACGCCTCCGCCGAGAGCGATGGCAGCCGAACCCAGCCCGAGGACCGCGACGCCGAACGCGACGGGTTGACGCGCCCCGAGAAGGGCGATGTCTTCAAGAAGACGGAGATCATCCCCGCGGATGCCCCGCGCCCCATCGGCGAGAGCGTGTGGGGCAAGGCCGAAGATCTCTTGCCTAGTGATGCCGACCTCGTCCGCAGCACCTTCGAGGAAGCCGAGCGCTTCGTCGATACGGCCACTCATGAGATGGCGAAGCGCAACGAGGACATGCTGGCCGACGGTCGGCGCACGTCCCCGAAGCCTCCCAAGATCACCGAGACCACGACGAAGAACGCCTTCGTGCGCACCTTCGACGCGTCGGGTCAGGTCACGTCGGCCGACCACTTCACGTACAGCGTCAAGCCCGCGGCTACCCGCAGCATGAGTGTCGGGTGGCGGGATCATCCCGACTACATGGGACCTGTCCCCGGTTCGCAGCTGGAACCACTGGTCCCACCCGAAGATCCCGTATTCAAGCCTCGCCAGGGTTGGACACGTACACCCGACAAGTACCAGATCCGTGAGTTCTACCACGACATCGCCACCGCACGATCGGTTGCAGCGGTCACGGGTGGGCGCGTGTCGATGGTTGAAGCAGGTGTCGCGGGTCCCGAATCCCTGGCCATGGTCACCTACCTCAACAAGCGCTACAACAAGGCAGCATCGGTGGGTGCCGATCCTGTCCGTGCCCAGTACGATGGTTACACCTTCACCTCGCGCCGCAGTCTCGATGCGTTCGTGCAACGTAAGCTGGCTGACGCCTACGAGGCGCCCAGGCGCCCATGGGAGGGTGGTGTTCGCATCAACATGGGGCTGGTGGCCGGTGATTACCACCAGAACAGCTTGGGACCTGACGGGCGCCCTGTCGCACGTCCAGGTTACATCAGCAAGGGCATGCGCCCGGCTACCCCCGAAGATGTTGCCCGGTTCAACGATGAAGCTGCCAACATTCAGGCACGTACTCGCGCATCGCAAGAGCGTTACGCGGGGCTGGACGGCAACCGCGACGACTACCGCACGGGTGTCGCCCGTTCGCTCGTGTCGGACGGTCTGTCCTCGCCCGACTTCGAGCAGGGCGACCGTTCGGCGTGGGAGATGCAGCGCGCGGGTGATCTCATGGAAGACCGGATCGACGCGGCCATGTACGGCGGCACCATCGATCCCATCACCGGCTTCCGCAGCACGGAGGTCTCCAAGAGCTTGATGCCCAGCGGCTTCGGAGACGATGCGCTGGGTCGTCCCGAGATGCTGTCGTCCGAGGTGCACTTCTTCACACGCAGCCACGAGGAAGCGCTGCTGATGGCGCGCCGCCGCTCCGGCCACATCGCCAAGGTCGAGACGGCACCGACACCTTACTACGAGTTCACCTTGAAGCCGTACAATGCTCGTCCCGACGCCAAGCGTCTTCGCTCTATGCTCGGACGCAAGGCGGGGTACGTCAACGCGGACCAGCTCTACCTGGAGGCGATGAACCTCCCCAGCGACTACTACTCGCAGCGGCGCATCTCTTCCGACCCGCACGCCGAGGCAGGACGCATCGCCAAGGCGCTGGGTGCTGGTCTCGAAGCCTTCCGGCTCTCCGACATGAGTCGCTTCGTCGACGTGGCGGCGATCGTCAACGAAGGCACCGACGCGGTGATCGGCTACAAGCTGACGTATGCCAAGGACATCACCCGCATCAACCACGGCGACGCATCGTTGTCGGCAGGTCCGCTGGGCGGTGGCGAGAAGATCCAGTACATGCACATCAAGCGCTCGGATGGTACCGAAGAGTCGGGCCACTTCGCCTGGCGCGATGGTCAGTGGGTCAAGACCTCGCGTCCGCACCGCGGCGCCGAGAACGTCATCGACATGGTCGCCGATCACGAGCAGACCGCCTACATTTCGTGGAACAAGCAAGGCGAGCTGACGATCCGTGCCTACACCGAGTCCGAAGCCCAACGCATCTCCGGCATCTTGCGCGAGCGCGACCCCCACATTCAGCTCAACGCCAAGATCGGCAAGAGCACCGAAGCCTACGACGTGCGCTTCTACGACAAGGAGTTCGACTACACCGGCAAGACCCCGGCACGCGAGCCTAAGTTGCCCGAGGCGGGTGTGGACCAGCTGTACCCCGACCGGGTGCCGTCCAGCTCCCCTTTGGCGCCTACTAACCGTCCTCAGGTCTCCCGTCAACAGGGCGCACCGCTGGGGCAGCTGGTCTCGCCCTCTACACCGGGTCTGTCGCCCCTCAACACCCGTACGGCAGCAGCCATCCCCGTCACCACGACGCGGGTGGGTGCTGCAGGCGACCGCAACTCTAGCTGGTGGTCGCAGCCCGAACACGTCTTTGCACTGCGCGGGTTGGACCGGCTCTCGTCTGCGGCACCCCTTGGTGCTTTGGTGATGGACGCGGAACCGGCCATTGCCCGTACAGTACATCCCGATCCTTACGTGAGCGACCCCCGCCGCGAGGAAACCACCCAGCGTTGGGCGGTGAACCAGCAAAACCGGGCAATCGCCCAAACGCGTGAACGCGAGATGTTCGCGCGCGAGGAAGCCGCACACGTCTCGCCACTCTCCAACACCGAGCTGCACGCACGCACGTTGCTGGGCGCCCTGCCCGGCTCTGGGTTCGCCGTGGGTCACGTTGGCCGTGCCGCCTTCGGTTACGCCGCGGGTGCGGCTTTGGGTGGTTTGCTAGGTACCAGCGGCAGTGGTCTCAGCGGCAGCGATCAGTTCTCCGCCGCAGCCGAAGGTGCGCTGTGGGGTGCCATGGGGAACAACCCGCGCGCGTTGATGTTTGGTTTGCGGTCGCACGTCGGCCAGCAGTCCCGCGACGAGATCGAGGGAACCCTGGGCACCATGGTCGTGGGCTTGGGCGTCGGCACACCGGTCAGCGCACTGGTCGAGCACCGCATCACACGCAGCCGCGGCGGTGCCGCCGGTCAGATCGCAGGCTTCGTGGCAGGTGCGGCTATTTGGTCGATGGCCGAACTGGGTCGTGGGCTCATCACCGGTTGGCGCGGACGCGCTGCCGCCGCGGCCAGCAACACCGTCAATCAGACGGCGCTCGCCACGTCGACGGACCGCGCACGCGACCTGGCACAGGAGTCGTCGGACGAGTTCGAGAACTTCGACATCGAGTTCCAGGACGAGCAAGGCAACGTCCTGGATGTCGACTTCGAGGATGACGAACGCAGCGTGACCGAGGTGGTCGACGAAGACGGTGAGGACTTCGCCTTCGACCTGGAAGTCGCCTAGGCCCCGCCCCCAGCGCCTGTGGTGCCCGTCGTGGTCGGCATCTGTTGCGCGATCTCCTGACGGACCTGCTTCGACCAGCCATCGATCACATCCACCACGGACAGGATCGCCTTCTTGGTCTCTTCGTTGTCCACGCGGTTGATGCGCAGAGCCAGGAACGCCGGGGTCATGCTGTCCTTGAAGAACTTCTGCAGCTCTTCGAAGGACTTCTTGACGTCTGCCTTCGCCTGGCCGACGGGCGAGTGCATGAACCGCTCCAGGTTCTGCCGTGCCTTCGACGCATCTGCCGCCACTTCGCGCAGCTGCATCTCGACCGTCTCCTTGGCCTGTGTCGCCTGCTCCAGCTGGATCTTGAGCTTGCCGATCTCCGGGTCGCCCTCGCCGATCTTGGTGGCCGCCTCGTGCAGCTTGACCTGCCCCGACAACTCCGTCACGCGCGCGGCGCGCTCGTTGACGTCCGTCTGGAGCTGCTTGGTCTGCTCGTCCATCTGGGTGATGCGACTCTGCAACTCGTCCGCGCGCTCCGCTGCTTCGGCCGCGCCCATCTCGCGTGCCTTCTTGAGCTGGTCGTCGAGCTGCTTGCGCAGCTTGGGCGACGTCTCCGCCAAGCTCTTGAGGTCGAGGTCGACCTTGCCCGCGTTGGCGGCCGAGATCAGCTCGCGCGTGTCCTTGGTGTTGAGCTGGGCGGCCGACACCACGCGCGCCAGCTTGGCAACGTCTTCCGGCGTGCTGTTGTGGAAGTTGAAGCGCGCGACCTCGCGGAAGTGCCGGAACGTGAGGTTCATCGGCACCGCTTCGGCGTCCTTGAAGACGTCCGCGACCTGGATCATCCGGTTCGCGTAGTCCTTGCTGTAGGCGAAGTGCTCGCACCACTTCTCCCAGGCACCGGTCACGCCCTTGTCCTTGAGGATGGTGCGGATCGAGCCCAGCTTCCTACCCATCTCCCAGAGCGCCCGACCAGCGACCGCCTCCAGGTTGACGACGTCCTCGGTCAGCGACCGCACGAGCGCGGCGCTGTCCTCGCTGACGTTCAGCCCCTGCAAGAACGCGTGCTGATCCGCCTGCTGGGCGACCAGCTCCGAACCCTTAGCCACTGACTGCCTCCTCGCTGTCGACCAGCGTGCCGTTGACGACTTCGATGTCGGAGATCGCCACGGTGATCTCCATCGTGGGGACTTCCTTCTTGACGCCCGCCGCGTGGACGTGCAGGATCTCGCCGTAGACTTGATCCTCTTCGTCGTCCTTGACAAAGTTGATGCGCAGGATCTTCGTCTCGCGCTCGCCCTTCACTCCGTTCAGCACGTCGACGATGTCGGCTTTGTAGGCGCCCTTGCAGATCACCATCATGTAGTCCGGCATCGGAACCTTGCCTTCGGCGATGCACTCGACATCGTCGAAGAACAGGCCGCGCTCGAACCAGAAGACGCTCTGCAGCAGGTCCAAGGTGTAAGACATCGGCCCGTGCTTCAAGCCGCTGAAGTCGATGTCGAAGCCCTGCAACGGGTCGGGACCCACGGGGAAGTTCAGCGGGCGCTCGTACTCCTCCTTCGGCAGGTTCCCGAAGGACGCCTTCATCAGCTCGACTTCCTCGTCGGTAGGGACAGCAGGCTCCTCGGGGAGTCCGGCCTTCAGACGAGCTGCTTGCAGATCGTCGGGGATGCGGTAGGGGTCTTCCTTATGCGTCATGACTAGGTTTCTCCTCTCAACACCTGCTGTAGTAGCACCACCACACGCTGCGCCCACTCACGGAGCTGTGGCGTCATGTCTCGCGTGAAGCGAGACGCCAACTTGTCGTACAAGAGCGAAGGCTCGCGCAAATTGTAGAACCGCCACATCTGCTCGATGAGCTTGCCCTTCGTCTGTCCGCTTTGGGTCAGGTGCGCGTCGATCTCCTTCTGGATCTGTGGATCGAGGTAGCAGCTGAATTGGGGTTTGTTGGTGCCCATCCGTTACCTTCTAGTTCAGGTCCAGCTTGGCGTCTAGCGAATGCTTCGCCAAGCGGATCTCGTCGGCTGAGATGACAACCGTCTCATGACGACCGTACTCCTTTGGATCTTCCACCGCCAAACGGGGGAAGCACTCCAGGCTACAGTACAAGTCGAGGGGGCATCACGATGACTCGTTGCATGTGGTCGCTCCTAGGATCAACAAAGCTACTGTACCACGACTTCCATGGAAGGTCTAGCACTTCCACCTACTTTGTGCTAAAGTAGCGACCAGCAAAGGAGAACCGTGGTGAACTGGGACACGCAGCCTAACACCCGTGCGGTTCTCCTCGCACTCGATCCTGTCCTGTGTGAGCTAGCGTTTGCTCGTCGGATCAACTTCGTCCGGGACGCCATCCAATCGGTCATCGCCTTCTGTACGGTGACCAACCAGAAGGTTCCCGAGCACGCCATGGTGATCGACTGGCAAGAGCAGCTGGTCTTCATCGACCACCCCACCCCTGTCGACAAGATGCGGTGGTACCAGGTCATCACCCAGATGCTCTTCATCAAGAACCAAGGAGGCTCTCTGTGAGCGACCGCACCAACGATCTGGCCCGTCTCCACAACCGTCTCTACGAGGCGTATGGTCCCACCTCCGGCATCCAGTTCCTCGCCGTCATCGGTCCGAAGTTGGACCCCGAAGTCAGTGTCATGAACTTGGAGAAGGCGCTGGACACCATCAACCACTACGCGGCGAACCCGGAGCTTCGCCATAGTCAATTGTTGTCTTTCCTCCCCCTCAACACCTTGTTCACCGTTACCCTCTAGTTGGAAGGAGTCTCCCGTGACCCGCATCAAGCCCAAACTCAAGGCGCCCGTTCAGAGTCCCGAGCAGCAGCGTCGGACCGAGCTGATCCAGGCTCACGTCGACCGTGTCTTGCAGGCGGCCGACAAGAGCGAGATCCCGGTTCCCAAGGCGACCTGCGCGCGTGTCATCACGCAGCAGACGATCGACTACCTGAACCGTCGGCTCTACGGCGTCAAGACGGTGGACAAGCGCGTCAAGGCAGACATTGCCAAGGCGATCGTCGTCATCAAGGAATCGTTCGCCGAGAACGCGGTGCCGTTGCCCACGAGCATCATGGACAGCTGGGTGGGTGGTCGCGTCCACCTGCGTCTGACCTTCAAGAAGTCGGACGATCTGCAGATGGCGATCGAGCAGCTGCAAGCACTCCCGCCAGCTGACGACGAGACCGCCAAGGCGATCGAAGAGACCATCGCGGGCTTCCGTCGGGAGAAGCACTAGATGACGATGCACAGCAAGGTCTGCACCTGCGGCAAGACTTTCCAGACTGCCGATCCCAAGCGGGTTCAGTGCCCGACCTGCCAACCACCTCCGCAGGTGCAGGTGATGTCGGAGAGTCACAACCGTTAAGGGACTCCAAGAACAACAGATGGGACCCATCGCTTAGGCGATGGGTCCCTTTTCTTATACGGCGTCGCGCCCTGTGAGCAGCACAAGGACCCAGCAGCATGGTGTGGTTCCTGCTGGGTCCCTGTACGCATCCCCAAGCCCACCGTCCGCGGTAGGACTCTACCTTTGTTGTACCACAAGAGTAGGTGGAAGTACACCTACTTTGGTTTCAAAAGTATGCATGGTTGTACGAGCCAAGGCGGGGCCTCTGGCCCCACCCCCCTACCCCCTTAGGTCGCGCGAAACACGACCTGGGTACGGTGGGGCCTCTGGCGATCGCCGTACTACCCGGCGTAACCAGACTACAACCCCTTGCGATCGCCGTTGCCTGACCGCCGTGGTACAGGCTTGCCGATCGCCTGCCGAGAGGAGCGTTACACACCATGAACGACACCATCAACACGCACGACAAGGTCACCGCTGCTGCCGAGGCTTGGCTCGACCGCTACTTCGCTGGCGATCGCCCTGCCTACGTCACCGACCAGCTGCTCGCTGGCTTCCGGTGGATGTTCATCGAGCAGCTCCGCGGCTCCTACACCTGCCGGGAGGCGCACGACGAGGTCTACGGCGCGGACGAGTTGGAGCTGGGTGCAAGCCCGAAGGGCTTCAAGCTCTACCTCTACGAGCTGGCTGACGCCATCGAGGCTGCACGCGCAGCGAAGCGCTTGGCGATCGCCCTCCGCGAGGAGGAAGCCCAGGGCTAGCGATCGCCGGTGCGTGGGTGCCCTGTTCTTGCCCTTGGCAAGAAGACGCCCACCCACGCACCCCACACCGCGCAGCTGGCCTGCCCGGCTACCGCCGGATGGTTGGCGATCGCCTCGAACGGCGAACCAAGGAGCCGCCATTCGGCGGACCGGAACAAGGCCGGGGCTCACGCCCCTAAGACCCCACGATTGCCAGTCTACTGCGAACACGCAAGCACGCCGTGCACGCAAGGCTGGCGCGCTTCGCGCATTACATGGGTGTGCTTGCACGCCCGCAGTTCACCCAAGCAATCCTCGTTGATTGCATGGGACGCCGCTGACGCGGCTAAGGGTCGCGTCACCTAGCCGAAAGGACCACACCGATGACCACTACCGCTACCAAGCCGCTTCGCCCCTTCCAGATCGCCCTCGCCGAGGCCAAGGCGCTCGCGATGGCGACCGGCAAGGTCCACACCGTCACCGCCGACAAGGTCGGCCGCGCGATCGCCGCGCCTGCCGCCAAGGTCAAGATGGCCCGCGAGCAGCGCGAGCTGGAAGGCAACACCGCGGATGACCGCGCGGAGAACAACTGGACCGAGAACGACTCCGTCGGCCTGTCCTACCAGGTGGAGGGTGACCTGGACGCCCAGCTCGATCGCGACGCCAAGGCGTTCGCTGGCTGGTACGTCGAGCAGCACACCGCGCGGTTCGCCTCGCTGGGCAGCGCCAAGCGCTTCGCCCGGAGCGTGACCCGCGACGAGTCGCCCGCCCGCATCCAGCGCAAGCGCGTCGACTACACGGTCGGCTTCGCGCCCTGCGCCACCTGGTCGCAGGGGCGCAGCTGGCGGCTGCACCGCTACGAGTTCGTGGTCACCTACACGACCCGCGTGTGCTACGCGGCCGAGGGCGACTACGACTTCGTGCCCGAAGAGCGCGTCGTCGAGTACGACTGCAGCGGTCCCGCGTACGTGGAGGCGCCGCACTGGGACGTCGACTTCAGCTCCTACCCGGAGTGGGAGCCGATCGCCCACGCGCCTGCCGACTGGTCGGCCAGCTACCTGGCTGCGGGTCGCGCGCACGTCAAGTGCGCCGCGCAGCACACCACGGGCGCCTGCACGGTGTGCGGGCGCTAATTCAACCCCAGGGCGATCGCCGCGGATGGCGATCGCCCTAAAGCCCATGGGTGCGTGGGTGCCCTGTTCGTGCTGCAGCACGAAGACGCCCACCCACGCACCCCGAACTCAGCCAGCGTCACTCTGCCACGCTGGTGCGAACTGCTGCCCGCACTCGCGCCAAGCCCTGGAGCTTCGCCAACGAGTTCACTTGTTAGACACCTTGTTAGTTGAGAGGAGCCACACCATGTCCATCACCGTCATCATCAACGGCCAGCGCGTCCAAGCCCGTGACCTCGCCCACGCGCGCGAGCTGTCCGGCGTCAAGCCCGCTGCTGCACCCACCAACGGCCAGCGCACCAACCCGTGGGGCGACGAGTCCGATGGCCGCTGCAACCGCTGCCACGGCACGGGCTTCTGGGGCACCCGCGAGAAGGGTGGCGCGTGCTTCCGCTGCGACGGCAGTGGCATCGCGCCCGGCTACAAGAAGAGCACGGTCGCCGAGGTGCAGGCGGCGCGCGAGGCGGAGCTGGGTCCGTCCGGTCCTGGCTACACCAAGCTGGTGACGCCGCGTCGTGAGGCCAAGAAGGCGCACAAGGCCATCGTGCGCGGCGGTCGCAAGCGTGCCTAGCGTCGGCTGCATGATGTTCTGCCCCGCGTGCAAGCGGGGCACCTGGCACACCATCCACACCGAGAGTGGGTGGACGTTCTACACCTGCCGTGGTCGGAAGCCCAACTGCGGCAGGACTCACCGCGTCAAGTACCACTAGCCGAGAGGAGACAGCATACCATGCTCAACGCCTACCGTAAGCTCCACCCCAAGTCGCGCCGCGATCTGCTCCTCGCGATCGCCGTCGGCATCGCACCGATGATCGGCTGGCTCACCGGCTTCGTGATCGGCGACCCCATCGCCGAGCGCGCCGCGCGCCAGCACAACCTGACCGTGATCGCGACGGTCGAGTGCGCCGCCAAGAACTACTCGCGGGTCGGCGCTCCGCGTGACCAGGGTCCGGGCTCGCTCATCCCGATGAGCGACCTCGACGACTACTACCGCTAGGAGACGCCCGTGATCAAGGTCCAGTTCATCAGCGTGCTCACCGGCTGGTCGGCCAGCAACGGTGAGCACCGCTTCTACGGCGACACCGCCACGGAAGCACGGCGTCGGTTGCGCGCCTTCCTCCGCAACCAGTTCAAACCCAAGCGCTAGCCAAAAGGAGCAACCGATGCACACCACCAAGCGCACCATCCAAGTCCTGACCGAGGTCGAGTCCAAGGTCATCTACGCCGCCTTGATGACGGTCATCCCCAAGCTGCCCGAGTTCTACCACGCGACCTGCATCCACACCGTGATGTGCGACGTCAGCCGCACGGTCAGCTTGGACTTCCAGCACTGCTGCCCGTACAGCGTCAGCCTGGCGATCTCCCAGCTGGAGCTGGTCAGCATCGCGATCGACGACCCCACGCGCCAGGATCGGCCCAAGCCGGTCGAGGCGCAACTGCTGGAGGTCTTGGACCTCTGTCTTCCCATCCTGCGTAAGGCCGACACCGAGTACCAAGAGCAGCGCGATCGCCGCTAGAAGGAGACCACACCGATGTCCCACCAGTCGTTCAACCCGTCCATGCACACCACGATCGAGTGCACCACCTGCAAGTCGCTCCAGAGCGGGCGCGAGGTGCTGTTGGCGATCGTCACGCGCCTGGGCGTCTCGTTCACCCTGGACACCGTCTGCCTCACCTGCGGCACGACCGAAGCCAACGGCAAGCTGCCGCCGGAGGCCAGCGAGACGTTCTTGCTGCCCAGCGCCGCGGGCTACCAGCACGGCTTCGAGTGCGTGCCTCACAAGACGCGCACACACGATGCGGCGTACCTGCGCGATCGCCAGCAGCACCGCGGTCCCGACCTGCCCTTCGGGTCGCGCTAGCACTGCCCTCTGGAAGTTGTCCCGTTGGGATCTGATGGTCTTCGATTGACCGGTTGGGTTCCGTTACTTGAGAGGAGCTAAACACCCATGGAAGAGCAAGTCTGCACCTACCCTTTGTGCCCGGATCACCACCCGGACGAGAACGAGATCGCGTACCACGAGAGCGGGGCGATGTACGACAGCACCTTGGAAGACTACCAAGAGAGTCACCGCACGCGTTGCACCGCCCCCGAAACCGTCACCCACTAGCCGAGAGGAGCCTACACACCGATGTTCAAGAACGCTGACAACCTGTCCAAGCTCGCCGCGCCGCCGATCGCGCCCGTGGTCGAGCCCTTCAAGCCCACGGTTGTGCCCGCTGGGTTCGCGGGTGTCCACACGTTGGCGATCCAGATCGCCATCACCCAGTGGCGCGGCAAGCTCACGGGTGCCTTCCCCAACACGATGAACGGCAAGGCGCACCGCCTCGACGTCTCGCGGATGGTGGCCTTCGATGACTGCACCGAAGACGCCTTCGCCTGGCTCAAGACGCGCCTGGGGCCGAAGCACGAAGACCGCACGCTGCGGCCGGACGATCGCCACTCGCTGGTGATGTACCGCGGCGGTCCGCACGGGCTCAAGGATCTCAAGCCCTGGTTCCTGATGTACAAGGAGGTCAGCGAAGCGATCGCCTGGTGCCAGGAGCAAGTGGTCATCAGCCGCGGGCAGGATCACTTCGCGCTGGTGATGCTGGTCAGCACCAGTGATTGGGACCTCAAGAAGCCGGGCAACCCCAACTTCGACCCCTTCTACGAGGCGGTGCTTCGTGGAATCTCCGACTTGGAGGTGGTGAAGTTGTCCCCGGAACCCAGCATCGAGCTGCCGGATGGCTTCCCCGAGAAGGAGCTGGTGCAACCGGTAGAGACGCCCAAGCCGCGCATCATCGTGAGCGCGGCGGAGCAGGTGCGCCGCAAGATCGACACCAGCCACGAACAGCCGGTCGCACCCGGCGCCAAGCCCGAGTACGTCGACAGCAAGGAACGTCCTGGCGTGGTCGACGAGCTGATCGCCGACTTCGTCGAGCGCTAGAGGAGAACACAACCGATGTCCAACGAATCCAACATCAAGCACGTCCTGGTGATCGGCCAGCCGACCCAGATGGTGGAGGACTTGTTCCCTCACCTGGACCCCAACGAGCCCAAGGCGCCCGACGAGGTGTTCAAGCGCTTCGGTGGCTTCACCTACGTGGATGCGCCCAGCGAGTTGGTCGACCCCAACAACTGGACGATGATGGGTGGGCAAGGCGACGTGGACGTGCTCACGGACACGCTGCTCTGCTTCGTCAAGAAGGGTGGCGTGATCTACCTGGGCAGCGCCCTGGAGCGCACCAGCGATGACCACAAGGCGCTCGTCCAGCTCGACGAGGTCTGCCCCAACGCCATCCTCGACGAGGCCATCGAGCTGCTCAAGTTGCAGCTGGGCAAGGCGATCGCCGACCCGCTCGACTTCGAGACCGCGGTCATCGAGGCGATGGACGTCCACAACGTCGCGGGTGAGAAGGTGATCTTCGCCGGTGCCGAAGAGGACAACGTGGCCGCCTTCCACGCGCCGCTGCGTGCCAGCAAGACGCACACGCTCAAATGGTGCCCGGACGGCACGATCGAGCTGGACGGGGCGATTCTCCGGCGCACGGCGCTGATGGGGATCGGCCACCTCAAGACCGAGGTGCTGGGCGGTCGCGTGCTGGAGCCCGGCGAGGTCGTCGGCTTCATCGCCAACCGGATGGCGCTCAACGGTGTCGACGACCTGGTGGGCTACGGTCGCGCCTTCGGTCCCGGCAAGGAGGACCACACCAACGCCACCCTCACGGACGAGGGGCGGCAGTTCCGCGCACACGGGATCGTGGGCGTGGTGAGCGTGCACGGCAACTTCGTGTCGAAGGCCAAGCCCGCGATGGTGGAGCTGGTGGCGCAAGCGCTGCACCAGGCCGACCCCAAGCGCCCCTTGTTCCTGCACCAGCAGGTCAAGGAGATCTACGAGGGCGAGGAGGCGATGAAAGCCTTCCGCGCCCAGATGGAGAAGGACGGCCGCGTCACGCTCTTCGGCAAGAGCACCAAGCACACGCGCGTGGACGCGGGCGCTTACTGCCTCTACACCGAGGATGGGACGGGCACGCTCACCCGCAAGGCGGTGATCGGTAACTTCGAGGTGGGCAACGATGGCAGCATCTACGCGCCCAAGAGCCTGATGGATGGCATCAAGGGCTACCTCAAGGAGTCGGTGGTTGCCAAGCGTGACTTCGGCACGATGAGCGAGGACTTGCTGTCCCGCTACTACAACGCCGAGGTCGTGGTCAAGGAGGGCGATCGCCTGCTGCCGGGCGACGTGGTCTTCACCATCGACGGCATTCCGCACACCTGGGAGTCCAAGGCGGACTACGGGATCGTGACGGGTGTGACCGACACGATCAGCACCAAGCTGGTGCACTGCGAGGTGCGCATCGACGCCTGGTTCGAGGGCGACTGCAAGATGCGTGGCTTCGGCAAGGGCTTGATCGCCCCGATGGAAGCCTGCGGCATCACCTGCAACGTCAAGGACGCCATCATCATCGGTGCCGCGGGCATCATCAAGGACAGCGCGGCTGCGAAGTCCAAGATGAGCAACGAGCGCCGCGAGCGCGTGGTGGTCACCATCGAGTACTGCGAGCGGGACTTCGAGCTGGCGATCGCCAAGCACAACCCCGAGTGGGACGAAGACACGCACCAGACGGGTTGTATGACCAAGGTCTACCCGGATCTGTGCGTGATGAGCTTCGACTGCGGCAACCGCACGGTCACCATCATCGACGAGAACGCGCTGGTGGCCGACGTGACCTTCATGATCGAAGCGTCACCGGTGGGACAGGCGGTCGGGTCGTCTTCGATGACCTTGCCGCAGATGGGCTTCCTGTCCAGCTTGCCCACCGGCAACGCCTGGCTCAACCAGGAGGCACTGCCCGGCGTCGTGCGCCGCGTGGATGCGCTCACCTACCTGCACGCCGTCAGCAACGGCATCCCTGTCGAGTTGTAAGGAGAGTATCACCGATGTCCATGTCCACTACCTACAAGTGCGTCACTTGCGGCGCTGACATCACCATGACCTACGAGTTCAATGGTGAGCAATGCGGCTACTGCTTCGGCCAAGAGATGGTCAAGCGTGACCAGCAGGCCACCCGTTCGCTGGTGACCGAGTCCACGGTCACCATCCACTACATCGGCCACGAGGCCCTCAACCTGCCCACGGTCGGGCTCACCGACCACGAGCTGCTCAAGGAAGCGGCCAAGGAGTTCCCCAAGGGGTTGAACCTGATGGGCAGCAACCTGGGTCCGGTGTGGGTGCACCCCACGATGCTGCTCAACCTGGCGCAGCCCGACGGCTTCGGCCTGGAGCTGCAAGGGCTGGCCCACAGCGCGGCGGAGCTGCTGCGCTTGGCGGCCGACCCGGAGAAGGCCGACGAGCTGACCGGCAAGGGGATCGACCGCATGATCGCCCTGTTCGCGGCGCAAGCCCACGGGCAGGCGATCGCCAAGCGTCCCAACCAGCTGCACGCGCACCGCTGGGGTGCCGCGGCCAAGGTGGCCGGTGCCGACCGCGTCACGCCCGGTATGCTGGAGATTCACCCCGAGGGCAACGTGGCCGCACGCCTCGCCCAGCTCTTCGACTGCGTGCCCGGTGCCACGGGCGGTTGGGCCGACCTGGAGGGCCGCCAGCTGATGCTGCTGCGCCACCCGTTCATCCTGGGCTACGTGGTCACGATCGGGTTCAACGAGAACCTGACCAAGAACCTCACCCTGGTCAACCGCCTAGACGGCCGCCGCGCCACCGGCATGGACTTCGACGGTGATCAGGTGTTCCTGTTCGCCATCAAGAGCCGCATCATGGCGGCGATGATCGACGCCGAGATCAAGGCGGTCGTGCCGGACAACGACGCCACCAAGCTCGTGCTGGGCAAGCCCTGCGAGGAGCCCGGCGGCGAGTGGTGGGGCGAGCTGTTGGAGAAGTCCACCGAGCAGAAGCTCGATCAGAAGTTCACCAAGACCATCGGCGAGTGGATCAACTCCCACATCACGATGGGCGACTACGCCAACAAGTTCACGCCCTTCGCGTACCGCATCAGCGACATCGGGGGTGCGATGGCTGCCGTGGGCATCCCTGGTGCGCGCGAGATGTCGCTGATCGGCGCCACGATCGAGGAGACCTTCTACCTGGGGCTGTCTGGCGGTCCCAAGGAGCTGGACGAGGCCATGGAGACCTGGTTCCGCAAGAAGATGAGCGCTGCCAACCAGCGCATCCTCTTCGCGGGGCTGCGCACCGTGGTCAACCCGGACCTGCTCGCCAACGCGGATGTCCGCACGGCGATCGCCCGCGGGTCGGCCATCAACGGCGGTCGCTTCGACGACTGCGACCCGCAAGAGCTGCTGGTCCACACCGCCTTCCTGGTCGGTAAGGGCAAGCTCACCCTGGGCAGCGGCGTGCTGCTCGACCAGCTGGCCCTGATCGCCAGCGAGCCGACGCTGTCGGCCGAGCTGCGCGAGTCGTTCGTCGCGCGGATGCTCTTCCACGCGGCGCGCAAGCTGCACCAGGTGGTGGGCAAGGGCAATCCCATCGTGGGCGAGACCCCGAGCGATGACTACGAGGCCGATGGCTTCGAGGAGTACACCTCCGACTTCGAGGAGTAAGCCGGTCGATGCCCCAACTGGTCCGCCGGTTGGGGCGCCTGCGGCGCCGGTTGCCCCACCCGCCTTCCCCCGTTTGATCTTCTTTTGGTTGGCCCACCCTCTGACCCCCGTTTGGCGGTGGTGGGGTTGGGCTGGATGGACATCGGTTGGTCCACCTGGGCGGTTGTCCGGGTGGGCCAGTCGGACATCGGTTGCGCTGGCCGGGTGGCCGGGGCGGTTGCCAGTTGGCGATCGCCCCGGTTGGCCGGTTGGGGCGGTAGGACATTGGTTGTCCCCGTTGGCCCGTTGGGTCCGCTGGGACAGGGTTGACCAGAGCGGTTGACCCCGGCTGTCGCTTGCACTCCTACGCTGGAGTGAGCGGCACCACAGACAGGCACGACCCGTGCCAAGGAGACCATTCCCATGACCACTCGTGTGACGAACGTCAAGCGCGACGAAGAGCAGCCCACCGAGGGCGCGACCCCGGAGACCACGGCCGAAGCCAAGACCGAAGTGGTCGCTTCCGACGAGTTCCCGGTCCAGGGCCGCATCGCGGTGCGCGGCGACGGTGGCCCGCAGGCCAGCTACAACCTCCTGGTGCTCAGCACCGAGTCGGTCTTCGCGCTGGAAGCGCTCAAGGCCGAGTACCCCGACATGGAGTTCACCGACAACCAGGGCCAGCCCTGGATGCAGGTGACCATCGACCCGGCCGGTAAGGCCAAGCTGCGTCAGGCTGCCCGCCAGGGCGCCACCAAGCTCGTGGTCGAGGGCATCGTGACGGTGGTCGACCTCGTCAACGGCAAGCCGCAGGGCTTCATGCGCGTCACCAGCGCGCGTGCGGCGACGCTCAAGGACGGCGGCCGGGTCATCCAGCGCGAGAGCCGCGAAGCGGCGCCCGTGGCTTCGATGCCCGCGTTGAGCCTGCGTCGCCAGGCTCGCGCCTAACCCGTTGACGACCTGCTGGGAGCTAGCGTAAGCTAGCTCCCGGTTCTGCCGAAAGGAGCCGATCGGTGCCTAACACCGTGACCAACAACGCGCCGCACCCCGTGAAGTCCAACGACGACGTGTTCACGCAGAGTGCGCAAATCGACAGCCTGTGCCAGTCCCAGATCTTCCAGGTCTGCATGGCCCAGGTCAACTGCACCACCTGCCCCGGCAAGATGGTGTGCCCGCTGTGAGGCACGCGGGCTGGGCCGTGGTGGGATTGGCCTTCTTCGGACTCACGTTCGCCGTGGGTCACCAACCCGTTGCCCAGCCCACCCACTGGGTCCAGGGCAACGACCTGCTCGACGAGCACAGCACCCACGGCGAGGGCAACCTCCAAGCCGTGCGCGGTACCGTGGACCGGGTGGGCACCAAGGTGACGGGCAGCCGCACCATCCACCTGATTGCCGATGATGGTGCGCCCATCCTGATCAGCGTACCACCCACCGTAAGCGTGCGGATGCCCAAGAGCGGCGATCGCATCGGCGTGGTGGGCAGCGTCATCACGCCCGGCACGCTCACCCTCAACGGTCGCGACCAGCTGCAGTTCCTGCCGCCCGCCACCAACAGCTCGCGCCGTCGCGAGTACTTCGCCCAGCTGGAGAACATCGAACGTCTCCCGTCGGGTGCGCACCGCGCCACGGTGGTGGGCGTGCACGGCGAGTTCGTGACGACCGCCCTGATTCAGGCTGGCATCGCGATTCCCCACAAGAAGTGGGCCGACTCCGGCTACATGATGAAGGGCTACGTCGGCAGCGACGGCACCTACGTGGTGGAGTCGCTGGAATGATCGCCCTCGTCCTGGCCGCGGCCTTCGGTACGCTCGCAGGACTGCTGTCCGCGCTGCCGGGGCTGCACATCTCCATCCTGCTCATCGGGGCGTTGCCCCTGCTGGGTGTCAACGGGCCAGTGGGTGCCGTGGTGTTGGTCACGGCCATCGGATCGGGGCTGATCGCGAGCAACCTCGCCAAGACCTTTCACCCGGCCACGGCCGACACCATCCGCTCGGCCACACCCGAGCAAATTCTTGCATATCGGGGGGACGGTCTCAAAGCGGTGGGCATCCAGCATCAGGCGGTGTGGGCAGGCGTCCTCACCGTTCTGATGCTGGCCGCTGTTTTGCTGCCGTTGCGCACCCTGATCGGGACCGGTTTCGCTGCCGTGATCACCACGGTCACCGGCTGGTTGGTCCTGCCCCTGTTGCTCCTGTTCACGGGGCTGGTCGTGCGCCAGGCGAAGCACAAGCTTCCCACGGTGGCGGTCATCATCCTGGCAACAGGGCTGGGGTTCTACACCCTCAACTGTGCTGCCCTCACGGGCAACCACAACGCGCTCGCCCCTCTTTTGGGTGGCGGCTTCGCGCTTCCCGCGCTTGCGATGGTCGTGCTCCATCGCGGAAGGGTCCAACCCTTCCCCAAACAGCGTGTGGTCAACAGCGCTGCGAAGCCTGCCCCCGAACAAGTGTGGGGCGCGCTCGGTGGGATCGCGACGGCGCTGACCGCGGGCTTGGGCTCCGGCGGCGCCGTCTCGGTCTTCGCCGACCAGGTCAACCACGAAGAGTACCTGGGCATGCACACCGCATCGGAAGCCGCGAACCATGTGTTCGCCGTGCTCCTCTTCATCCTGGTTGGGACGACCCACTCGGGTACCGGCGTTGCCTTGCGGCAACAACTGGTGAGTCCCGGCCTCGCCATGAGCTTGCTGCTCCTCGTCGCGCTGGCGTTGAGCACGTTCGTGGCGCACTACGTTGCACAACAAGTAGTAGGGAGGTACGTCTCATGCATTGGTAGGATTCCCCAACGGTCGGCCGCGATGGTCATCACCGTTGTGACCTTGGCACTGCTCTTCACCGAGACCGGCCTGGCAGGGATCGCTGTTGCGATCGCCGCTGCCGCGTTGGGCTGGTGTGCCAAGACAAACTTCGTTCCGAACCAGGCGATGACTTTCACCCTGACGGGTCCGGTCCTCGTCTACCATCTGGGTCTCTCTGGTTGGTTGGCATCGCTGCTGCACGTTCTTCACTAGACACCTCAACCTGTGGACGGACTTCTTGTAAGAGACCGACGGGCGGTTGCGTGAGACAGATTCAGCATCCACCACACAGCGCTATGCGCGAGACCAGGAGCACGTAACAACAGGTGCTCTCCAAATGGCTGTGCAAGCACGGTGAGATGCCGTGCAACCTTGGTTGGGTGGTTGGGTAGGTTGGGCCGTGGTTGGCCTCTTGTAGGGCGATCCCATCGGAGGGGTCGGCCACGCGGCGAGATGCCGTTACGGGAGACACCATGACCAACCAGCAACCCTTCATCCCGGCGGTGTTGGTAAACACTGCCAAGCTGCGCGAGTTAGCTCTTGAGCGAGCTGGCACAGTTGCCGATCAGCCGGTGACCCTGCTCGAACGAGTGGTGGTTGCGATCTTGGTGAACCGAGAAGTCAAGAGCCCGACGCATCCCTTGATGGATACCATGCGCGAGGACTTGCAGACCTGGAACATCCCCAAGTACACGGCCCTGGTGGGTTGGTTGGCTCCCTACTCGCTGGTCTCCCAGTACCCGTCTGCGGTCAGCCGCGTTGCCCAGTACCTGCTAGGCACGACACGGGATCTGGAGCACGCCAGCATCGACTGGGAAGCCGTCCGGTACCACTACCCTCAACTCAAGCCGCCCATCTGGTAGGTGGGCGCACTTGTCACGTCGGTTACATCCCTCCGATGCTCGAAAGGAGCTACCCCATGACCACGCGTTCCACCCGCACCGCCAACACCGGCACCGAGATCGTCAAGGAGTCGGCCGAGAACATCGAGGCTGCCCCTGCCACCGACGGCCAGGTTGCCGCCACCGAGAAGGACGCCGAGAAGAAGGCGCCCGGCCCCAACGCCTACGTGGGCAACATCATGCACCTCAAGCGCGAGACCAAGTCCACCGGCAAGGCGTACGCCTTGGTGATGGTGCGCTTCGTCAACGGCCAGGAGATCGCGCAGAAGGCCGTGCAGGTCTTCCCGCGCACCGAAGGCTTCACCAGCCAGGTCGGCGACATGTTCGGCTTCGAGGCCAAGCGCCTCGTGGAAGCCTACGACAACGACGACAAGCCGATGAAGCTGGAGGACGGCACGCCCGTCTACCGCGCGTCCGGCGTGGGTCCCGAGCTGAAGCACTTCACGGTGCGGGCGACCGGCAAGGCCGCCAGCGTGGAGCCGACCGGCGAGATCAAGTCCAACGGCTTGCGCGAGCGCCTGGCGAAGGCGTCCCCGCTCATGGCCAAGTTCTTGGGCGTCAAGTTCGAGAACTCGTAAGCTCCACCTTGAGTAGGGTCGTGGTAACATGACCCTACTCTCCTCTTCAAGCCTGGCGAGTCAGTGAGGAACGACATGCGGTTGAAACCCGCAGGGACCACGTTCGAGTCGTGGGCCAGGCACTAGATCACTCTGTACCAACTAATCTCCTTCGGGAGGGCAGGTGGGCTCCTACAGAGTGGTCGACCTTCATGGGTAGGTGGTCCAGTAAGCAGGACGCGAGTGTGAAAAGCTCGGGGCACCGTGTGCAATTCCGGTCCTACCCACCATTTCCTCGGGACGCCGATGGTCGGCAGGCGCTACCAGAACATGCGCCCTCTAGGTGGTTCGATTCCATCCCCGAGGACTTACACAACTCACGGGCGTGTCAGCACCCTATCCGGCGGGTGCACCCGTGTCGTGACCCTAGCAGGATGACACCCTACGAAGGTCTAAGCTACACTGTCCCAGGCGGTGTGAAAGCCGTGTTCTGGGGTGTTAACAGCGTAGTGATGGCACGGGAGGTGGCGGGTTCAAATCCCGTCGCGCCCACCCCTTTCTCTGGAAGTAGCTCAGCGGTAGAGCACGCGCATTTCGCCCATAGCTCAGTGGTAGAGCGCGCCCCAGTGAGGGGTGAGGTCCCCGGTTCGAATCCGGGTGGGCGAGCCAACGGCGCGCGGGGCGGTGGTTCAAGTCCATCCTTCCAGACCTTCCTCCACGAGATGTCCGACGGTCGGGCGCGCCAGTTGCACTTTGGCGTCTTAGGTGGTTCGATTCCATCCTCGTGGACTACTGACAGGGGACATGTGCCAGTGACACATGTCCCCTTTGTTTTTCCGGCGGCGCGCCATCGATACAGTCACGACCTGTGCCAGTGTCACTGGTGCAGCGATGGGCTTCTTTTGTGTGGCTTCGAGCCTTTAATGTGCTTCTAGCGTGCATCTACAGGCTCGATCCGTGTCAGAAGAGAGCCATTACTGCAGGGATGGGCTAGTGTCATTTGACACTAGCTTTGGCACTGCCAAGTATGGTAGACTCGAAAAAGAAGAGCGATCCCGTTGCCGCGGGATCGCTCGGTGACAGAACCTACCTCGGACGAACAAGGTGACCTTGATGCTACCACAGAACAACAGGGGTGACAAGCCCTATGACGTTCCACGGAACCTGCAGTCCAACTACACCAACATCCACTGGGACAAGTTGCCTCCGGGAGCTGTGGCGGTGTTGTCACTGGGTAGTGACACTGCTAACTTCGAGACGTTGTACTACTTGGCAGCGTGTATGGCACGTCTACCAGGTCGACACCGACCCCGTGTCGAAGCTGCATTGGATCTTTGGGTAGCGGGCAACAAACGCCTCGAACCCCTAGTGACACCTGCAGTACGTCGTGCGTTCGAGACGGTCTTCGCCAACAGCAAAGGAGCACCCCCTGTGTCCAAGAATCTCACCGCTAATGAGAAACGTATATTCGCGGCCCTGACTAATCTTCAGCCATCGCCCCACGAGATCTTCGAGGTTAGCTATAAGCAAATCGCGGAAGAATCTGGTGTTCCCATAAGGAGCGTGATTAGGTCCGTCAAGAAGATGGCAGAGGTGCGGGGTGCCATCGAGATGGCTCCACCAGAACCCGGTAATCCGCACGCCAGCAACGCTTACAGGATTCCCGAGGAAAAGTAGCAGTGACAAAGCCAGTGTCATTTGACAGAGGGGGTTTGTGAAGACCCCTTAACTTTGACACTGGCTTTGTCACTGGGTAGCGGTCCTGGAGATCCTGTGTGGGTGCGGGCCTACAGGCTTAACTTGACAGAAATATGGGGTTGCATACAAGATCCCATTGGTAGCCGGAGGCGGTCTGTGGGAGAGGCAATGCTGTAACCCTGACCTAGGGATCGAACCTCCGGCACCCACTGCCAACTTCTTAGAGCCCCTGACACTGCTGCTAGTGTCAGGGGCTCTCACTGTCTGTCACTACCCAACCACCGCCTCAATCTTGTAGATCCCGGCCAGATACCACTCACTTCCGTCCAACCCACGCCTACTGACAGCATGTGCAAGTTCATGCGATCATGTGTCACATGTCGACGTTACCCCACTGCCAACCACCCAGAAAGGACTTGCTCGTGCTGACCGACCCCGAACGTGAAGCCATGGTCTACACGCTCGTCGCCGAGCACAAGTTCACCTTCAAGAAGGTAGCGAACCTCATGGGCTGCTCACCGCCTACTGCCAGCAGGCGCTACTTCGCTCACGTCACACGGCTAGCCGAACAGGAAGCGCGAGAGAAGCGGGCAGAAGCCAGGCGCCTCCGCGAGCAACGCTTGGCAGACGCGCCGCTGACACCTGCCGAACTTCAGGAGCACATCCTCAAAGCCGACCTGGCCTTCGCACAGACCACGCTCAGGCAGGCAGCGTACATTCACCACTTCCTCACGGCAGCTACTGCCAAGTCAGAGTGACTGTCACTGGTGCGCTCGCGGTCTATCAGGCTGGACCTAGACCTTGCTCACGGCGCGGCGGCAATCACGCCGTGCACCTGTTCGCGCAGGTGGAGCGCACCACTGACAGCCACTACCCAACTACCACCCCGCCGAAAGGAGCCACCGATGTCCGACGCCTACAACTACCTGTTGCGGTTCCGTGACCCCCTCAACGGCGAACGCGACGCTAAACCGCACACCAAAGGAGCAACCCGTGATCATCCACCTCAAGACCCTCATCGATGTCGCCTGCGTCATAGCCGCCCTTGCTGGGCTTAGTTGGCTCACAGTAGGTCTCACCAGTGTGGGTGAGTACGGCTACAAGACGGCCATCTTCATCGGGATTGTCCTGTTGGGTGGGGCGTTCTTCGTGACGGCCTTAACGATGGGGATCATCACCTTCGTCTGGTAACCATAGCATCCACCGAAAGGAGCCCACCCACTGTGCCCACTCCCACCGTTCCCCAACACAACCCCGAAGCTGTTCGCACCTGGCTGAAGGCCATCAAGAGCGGCCTCTACACCAAGCGCGACACCGAGCTGGTGGCCGACATCGACCCCACCGACCTGCGCTGCTGCAGCTTGGGCGTTGTCTACAAGGCGGGCTTGATGCCTACCACGCCTTTCAAGAACACCGCGGACCTGAACACGGACGGCTACACCAACATCCGGTACTACCTGGACATCACCAGCGACACGCTTTGCAGCATCATGCTCTACAGCGACAATACGGCCCGAACGTTCGAGGACGTGGTCGCCTTCTGTCGCAAGTTGTTCAATGTCCAACAAGGAGACTTGGTATGAGCTTCCTGCGTGAGCAGTACGACGCCCTTGCCAAAGAGCGAGCCAGCGTCATCCAGTTGATGGCAGCATGTGGGTCTTCTTCATGCGGCTGCCCTAGTCAGGAAGGAGCCACACCACCGTGACTGTAGCCCAACTCATTGCGCTGCTTCAGCAAGCGCCGAACCAAGACCGCGAAGTGTGGGCCGACTTCACGACGGTCACCGACGATCCCAACAAAGCGTTGGGGGCCATCTTGGGTCTGCACATCGACGCGCGTGACACCGACGTTGTGCTCGTCACCAACGAGATGGCTGTCATCCACATCAATTAGCCGAAAGGAGCCACCCATGTCCATCAGCTACACCATCCAGACCGAAGGTCGTGCGGCCGAGTACCCCACCACCCATCCTCTGAGCGCCAGCCAGCGCGCCGCTTACGATGAGAGCAACCAAGAACTGGCCCGTGCCCAGTGCGCGTTCCACAGCCTCCGCCACACGCGCTGGAGCTGGTTGTACTGGAAGGACTTGAAGTCCTCCTACGAGAAGGTGATGGCGCTGCGCCAGATGCCCCATTACACCGACCCCGATCTGATCGACACGCTGTTGATCGCCGCCGAAGACATCCGCCAAGCCTGGATGAAGTACCGCCTCTTCGGCAAGCAGCTGGTCCCGTTCGATGGCACCTACCGCATGGGTCAGGTCAACGCGGACGGGGCGCACATCGCGATGACCCAGCTGCGCGACACGGCCCACGCCAACGCGTTGCTCGCCTACCAAGAGCAGTTCAAGGGCGAACGCGCCCTGGACCTGTTCGCGGAGCCCAACCACAACCTGTCCTACAGCCCCAACCATGCCAAGTCCGACGGCAACGGGATCGAGCTGCAGGATGTCTTCATGGGACGCCTCATCGGCATCCTGCTCCTCCCCATCCTGGTGCCTATGCAGTTGATCCTGCAGTCGCTGCCGGGGGTCATCAAGCGTACCGAAGACACGTTGGCGAAGGTCAACGCGCGCTTGGAGGTCTACGACAGCCCGTTGATCTTCTTGCTGCACCTGCGCAACGAGTTCGGCACGCCCGAAGAGAAGACCAGCATCTCCAAGCAGGAAGAAGCCTGGCTGCGCACCCTTCAGCCGCAGATGGTGCAGACCATCGAGAAGCTGAAGTGGCGTAAAGCCCACGGCATGTTCTGGTTGTAGTCATGACGACCACCAACCGTCTTATCGACCTTCGTACCAAGCTCTGGCCGCTCAGCAACGACCAGAGTACCCGGATGGTCCAAGTCGCCGTCAAGCACATCCTCCGAAAGCTGGACCAGATGCACGCCGACGAGATGAACGAGCTGGACGAACAGCTCGCGCGGGGTTAGCCCATGATGTACAGCTTCCAACAGTTCGACAAGACGTGGGACTTCGACATCGAGTTCGTCGGCCCCATCAAGCTGCCACGCTTCCGCGAGCGCATGATCGGCAACTACTACGCCACGCGTGGTCAGCCTATCCTCAGTCTCAAGGACCCGTTCGCCACCTACACCACTCGCAAGGTGCCACCGGCCAACCGCATCAACGTCCGGGGTCTCCCCGAGGTGCTGGACCTCAAGGTGATGTTGGAGCGGACCTTCAGCGGTCAGCCCATCTACATCAAGGGCATGTGCAGCAAGCCGATGCGTTGGCGTCGCAAGGCACGCGCCCTTCTGGATGGGTTCGACAGCGACGGTACGATCTTCGTGTTGACCTAGACCCATGCTGGACAAGAACCGCGAGACGCTGCTTCGCAACCTCGACATCGTTCGCCAGTTCAACAGCCGAAAGGAGTCTCCAATGGAGCAAGTCCCCACCCCTAACACGGTGCCCAGCTACGATCGGGGCATTCTCCTGCGCGACGACGAGCTGACCCATAGCCGCAACCGTGTACCCAAGCTCTTCAAGTTGTTCATGCGCAGCTACCCCGGTGGTCCCGAGATCCAGCCCACGATCGTGATGGCGCTGAACATCACCCAGGCTCTCGCTCGCTACACCAAAGAGTACGATCTGGGCCATGTCTACAAGATCGAAGAGATGGAGGACGTGCAGGTGATGCTCTACCCAGACCCTGCGCTCATCGCCTGGGCCAGCAATGGTCGTCCCAAGAGCCTTCACACCTTGACTGATGAGCCGACCGACGGGGTGTGACCAATTCCTCGTGTCCCTCCAAACCGTCTAGCCGAAAGGAATTTAACCCCATGAACCATATGCGTATGTCTCTTGCTGCCGCCGCCCTGGTTGGCACCTCGATCGCCAGCGGCCCCGCTCCGCACTATGTGGAGCCGAAGAAGCCCCAACCCGAACCCAAGGTTGACTCCACGTACGAGCGAGCTTGGCGCAAGTCGTCTCTGCAGGCACGTAAGCCGGACTACACGCCGGGCAACGTGGGCAGCTTGCCCAAGAAGGCGCAGCGGAAGCACAAGCGTAAGAAGCGCTAGAGAGGAGCCACCCACCATGAACCCCGAACTCCAGAAGCTCATCGATGTGGTGACCCAGCAACTGGGCATCGCCCGTGACCACTTCTATCCCATCTTCGTGCGACAGATCTACAACGAGGGTCTGTACTTCTTCATCATCACCTTGGTGGAGCTGTTCGCCTTCCTCACGTTGGCTGTGTGGGCATCCGGTAACGCCCGCCGCCTGTGGGCGAAGGCCAACGCGACCACGCACAAGGGCGATCCCTTCTACTTCCTGTCCGCGGGGTGTGCCGTGCTCACCCTTGCCGGGATCTTCGGCGTCTGGACCGAGATGATCGACCTCGTGCGCAATGCGCTGCTCATCGCCAACCCGGAGTACTACGCCGTCGAGCGTGTGCTGTCCCTCATCAAGCACTAAGGAGCCATCCGTGCCCAGCTTGACCTTCCGCATTCACTATTCTCCCCTGCTGCCCAATGTGCAGCCCAACACCACCGAAGCGCAGTTGGCGCAGACCTTCGAGCACATCCAGAACCTCATTCGTGGGATCGCTGCGCTCGACAGCAACATCACCTGCGTTCAGCTCGAACGCTATGACGTGCACGAGCAGTTCATCAACGACGAGCCGGCGATCACGGACTTCAGCGCGATGCTGAACGACGTGATGCTCTTGGGTCTCGTCCAGACCCACAACATCAAGCAGTTCATGACCGACCTGGGCGACGCCCTGCGTTGGCTCATCGAGGATGAGAACAACCCATTCGACGCCCTCCCCTTCAACGAGGAGGAGATCCAGCAGATCGTCGGCGCTTACCGGGAGCTGTACGGTGAAGGCTAAGTTCAAGGGGTGCACGCCACCCACCCGCCAACAACTGCTGGACGCGGGCTTCGATCCCAAGCGCCCCATCCAGTCCAGCATCCAACGCTGGAACGACGAGAAGCACTGCACCTGGGTCTTCACCCAGGACGAGAAGCCCAAGTTCGACTACGACTACCGTCGTGCCGTGCGCAAGGTCTACCCCAAAGCCGACGCCTACGACTACGGCGGGCGCGATGGTTGGTTGGTGCTGGTGCCCAGCGAGGACGACGACAAGCCCTCCGAAGCCATAGGGCAAGGCAACACCGCCGCGCTCGCGTGGCTCGACGCGTTCAACCAGTTGCCGAAGGAGAAGAAGTCATGACCTTGGAGTGTAACCCCGCCCAACCCACGGAGCAGCTCTACACCATCTACTGCCGCGCTCAGCGGAGCCTGCAGGATGGTCACGGCCCCAGCTTCGCGGTCCAGATGGATCTGGCCGAGCATCGTGCCCCGAAGATGGGAGACCACCTCTTCCTGGACGGCAAGCTCCACCAGATCGAGAGCATCAAGGGCGCATTGCCTTCCACGGTTCCGTGGAGAAACGTGGAAGTGATCTACAGCTTCGACCCGCCCAAGTGGGGTCCAGACCCCAACCATTGGTTCGTGGACCTGCCTGACGTCATCCTGGTCTGCGTGCCCGTACGTGTGCCCAACGCCACGAGCAAGTTCAACCGCTGAAAGGAGCCAATCTATGTTCGCTGCCTACCTCCGTGCGGAGGGATCGAGTCTCGGCCAGGAGTGGCTGTGGGTGGTGACCGCCCTGACCCTCTTCGGACACTGGATGGGTTACACCTGGGGCTCGTCCTTCCTGACCGCCCAGACCGTCGCCTACTTCATCACGCCGCGGTAGCTGTGCGCGAGAAGTGCCCGCGCTGCTCGCGCCGCAACGAGCACAACGCCACCAAGTGCGTCGAGAACCTGCTGCAAGACTTCCGCAGTGCCCAGAAGACGATGGAGCGCGCCAAGCGTCAGCTCCAATCGTTCGGCGCTCAGGGTCTGTTTAGTGTTCAAGTTAAGGTCGCCCTCCAAGAGATGGGCGTGAGGGGGTAAACCATGGAAGTTGTCATCGCGAGCCTGTCCCAACAGGACTACGACGGCGAGACGCTCGCCAACATGCGCATCGTCTTCGAGGGCGAGCCCACACCCATCGCGGTGCGTGAAGCCTTCCGGCAAGAAGCCGAAGACCAGCTCAAAGCGATCCCGTTTACGGACCCCCAGCGCGATGACTACATGCGGGGCTACGCGTTGTTGATGGATCGGTTGGGTGGGTTGTCGCCTGCGGCCGGTGAGATGTTCGCCGAGCACGATGACTGGTACCACAAGCAGCTGGACAGGTTCATCCTCTCGTTCACCAGGTGTCACACGTACCCCGCCAAGTTCAGAGACCACACATAGGAGCTACGCGTATGTTCGACTACGGCGACGATCCTTGGGATGACCTGTTGGACTTCGCCGCCTACGAGCGCGACCAACAGCTCTACCTCGACCTGGAGAACAGCCCCATCGACATGGAAGTTGATGTCGAAGACCGCATCTTCGACCAGTGGTTGGACGAGTGGTGGGGCGACTTTGACGAGAGCGACTACACCTACCGCGAGCCGCAGATGGACGATCCGTACCATCCGGCCGACGCGTTGGTCTACGTCGGTGGACCGATGATCTTGCCTCGCCAGTTCATCAACCAACGAGATGTCAAAGGTCATCGACACCCCACACGCAGCAAGCGCAACCACCGGCGCCAGAACGGCCATTGGTTGTGGGTGTTCAACTACGAAGCTACGGTCGTCTTGCCGCACAGCCCTCGACGCCGCTGCTGGCAGCGGCGGCAAGACCAGCGCTTCAAGCACCGGAACGTCAAGTTCTACGCCGACGCGCCGGACTTCACGCCCGACCCGTACCAGGTGTGCTCGTTGTTCGGGTACAACACGCCGTCGCCTGAACACCGTGCGGACCTCAACCGTACCACCAGCTACGATCCCAGCGACTACGACGAGTACGCCTACGAGAACTACGACGGTTACTCGTACTACTACGACGAAGCCGAGGACTGGGCGGCGTTTCTGGGTCCCGAAGACGACCCGTACGAACGCGATCGTCAGTTCGACATCCTCTACGATCGCCTCATCTACGGCGAAGCCTAGCCGAAAGGAGCCACACCATGACCATCGGATCGTGGGAACCCAACGAAGAGCAGTTCCAGCTGGACCTGCGCAACATCATGGTCCGAGCCACGGACAACCCCGCACCCGATGCCAAGGACGGCACCGCAATCGCCTACATGACACGTACGCGTGGTGACAAGGAAGTCGGCTTCACGATGTACTTCGAGGGTACGCCCACCCCCGACGAGATCAAGGAGACCGCTCATCGTCTGATGAAGAGCGGCGCGTGGGGTGTCGACTACCATGCCATCAAGGTGCTGGTCCAGGCATTGAAGTTCAGTGCCAAGCAGTATGCCGAGTGGGACCGCAAGAAGTGGTTGCAGATGTGGGTCGACGACGGCTTCCAGGGCTACCACGTCGAGCCCATCAAGCTCGTCCCCACCGCCCAGGTGCAAGGGCAGTCGGAGAAGCCACCGTCCGAGGATGCGAAGTGCTACGCCTGTCGTCTCACCGGTCCGCTGTGTCCCGCGTGTGGCTTGCCCATCTTGCAGCACACCAGCCCCTACGAGAACTTCGCGACCTGTGCGGACACCATCAACTACCGCCTCAAGCGCGCGGCGGCGTACTGGGAAGAGAAGCGCGTCAACGACCTGGTGGAGATCTTCGAGAAGGCAGAGGAGAAGAAGGATGTCTGAGGGCACGCCCTACACCCCGCGCAAGAGCGATCCCAAGCCCTGCAGCTACTGCGGCAAGGCATTCCACCCGACGCTCGCCGCGGGGTGGGGCACCAACCTCGGTCCTGGCAAGCTGGACGACAGCCATTGCCCCGACCCCGAGTGCCGCGACAAGTCGCACGCGGCGTGGGATGCAGCGCTCAAGGAGTCCCGCACGGCGCACATGCGATCCCTCTTCCCGGAGTTCAAAGGCTGATGGAGTATACCTACAGCGAACACGAGCATGCCGACGAAGTGGAAGCCGTAGAGCAGTGTAGCACTTGTGGTTGTGGCGTTTACAGCTGCATCCATTGTGGTACACTCTACTGCCCCGCGCAGAGCGAGCGGTGCCCCGATCGGTGGAAGGCCAAAGCCAAGCGCTACGAGTCGGTGGTCTTCCACTACTCGCAGCCTGACGGTGTGCTACACCGCGAGGACTTCACACCGGAAGAGCAAGTCGAGGTGGAAACCTTGGAGCGGGAGCTGGGCGAAGCCGTCTGTAAGCTCGTTCAGCAATTCGCGTCGTGGGACGACATCGAGGCAGCACGCAATGTACGGTAAAGCTCTGGTCCCCATCTACAACGCGCTTGGACCCTTCTGGTACTTCGCGATGGTGGTTGTCCTGTTGGGTGGGGTTGCTTACCTCATACACAGGTATGACCGCTAAGTCTCATACCAGCCGAAAGGAGCCCATCCTCATGAGCACAAAAGACATCGATGTCAGCACAACTTCGCAGCGTGCCGTACACATGAACCAAGTCGGCGATACCCTTGTGGTAAAAGAGACGTTGTATAACTGGCGAGGTCCCGATGTGACACAAACCGTCAATGTCACACCCCAGGAGTTGGCCTACATCGTGCTCTGCGCCTCCGGCCAGTTCGTCGAGGCGTTTGACGCCGAGATGGAACGGTTGATCAAGAACCACGGGAAGCGTTAGATGTCGCCGCGCTACTACCAGTTCGAGGACGAAGACGAGACCCGCAGGAACGAAGAGAAGCAAGCACTTGCCGAACAGCGCTTCGCGGCAGCAGTCGATGCCTGCAAGCTCATGGCGCTTCAGAACGGCGAGGGCTCGACCCTACACATCGGGGTCGAGCAAGAGCGCTACTACGCGCGCGAAGGCACGCCGCCCACGCACATGGTGGCGATGTGCAACATGATCAGCGTCCTGCGTGATCCCAATGATCACGAGATGCGGTACCCCACCTGCAAGCTGTGCAACAGCAAGCACCGCAAAGCTCTGGAAGAGCGAGGAGATTCGTCGTGGTAGCCATTTCTTTCGTCGCCTACTGGATCGGCTTCATGGCCATCATCGCTGTCACGTTGATGGCGATCGTCGTGGGTGTGGGCTTCGTCACCTCCTTCCTCTCGAAGGCAGCCCTTGATGCCAGCGAGCGCGCCAACAACGTGGTGATCTTCGTGCACTTCCTGGCCTGGCGTGCCTGGCACCGCAAGGACTACCTGGAGCTGGAGAACGTCAACAACTTCATCGCCAAGGCGCGCAAGTTCGATGTTGTCGTCGCCAACCTCCAGAGCGCCTTGGAGTCCCTGATCGACGTCAACAACCAACCGCCCGGCTCGCTGCCCTACACCTGGGAGCAAGCCGAAGGCTGGGCGCGTCAGGCGCTGGCAGAGACCCGTGACTTCTCCAAGTTCGCGCGTGCCCCGCGTCCCCGTCCGGCCAAGCTGTTGAAGGGTGCTCCCAAGAGCACGGAGGTGTAACCATGCGCGGCTTCCATTACACCAGCTACCCGCACATCATCGCGGAGAACCGCAACCCCGGTCGTGAAGACGAGTCCCTCGTCATCCGGTACGACCCGGACGTTCACAACCGGCATATACCCCACAGCGGAATGCGCGCCGACCCGATGAAGTTGGAGTCGCCTGCAGAGATCCGTTGGTTCATCAAGTCCCTGCAGGAGCTGCGCACGTATCTCCAGAGCGCCTCGCCGCGCAAGAAGAAGTTCGAGTTCAGTCGGGAGTGGATCAGTCCAGCCGGTCGCTACCCGAGCAAGGTTTACATCGGCTCCTCGCGCCACGGCTACGCTGACGTTGCAGATCCGAACCGCATCTTCCTCGATTGGCACTGGGACCACATGTTGATCGACCAAGGGTGTCTGGACGTCATTCTCGATCAGCTCCTGCCGACGATCATCGTGCGGATGGAAGCCTGGGAGCGAGCAGAAGCCCAGCGTGTCTCCGAGGCTGCGGAGCAGTTGAAGAACGCACCGCCTGTCGAGACGGACCCTGAAGAAGACGTCCTGACCATCACCAAGAAACCCACCCGCCGCCGCAAGGTGGCTAGCTAGGAGAGCCCACATGGCTGCCACAACCCCCGTGTACAAAGTCGGCGACAAAGCCAAAGTCGTCAACGGTCTCTCGTACCACAACCAGGTCGGTGTCGTTCTCGACGTGACGGTTGGAGGCATTCTGCTAAAGCTTGCAGACAACTCGCTCTACTTCCCGTTCTCGGACGTGGAGCCGGTTGCTGCGACACAGCGAGTTGTGATCGTGCGTACTGATTGCCCCAGGACCAGCATTGACTGGCCCGAAGGCAACTACAAGCCGTACGTCGGCATGATCCTGCTGAGCAAAACCAAGTCGAAGATCATCAAGGTCTACGAGGTCAAGGACATCCACTTCGATCCCGATTGGACGCCGGTCTTGCACCTGACCGAGCGCAGCAATTCCCCTGTGGAGGTGACCCTGTGAGCGCCGACATCCTCATCAACTACGATGACCAGTTCATCGCTCTCTACAACAACGTGCGGGGTAAGAACGACCCCGGCAGTCAGATGATCCTGGCTGCACTGCTGCAGGCGGATGCCAACCACCGCCTGGCGCAAGCGGTCAACGACCTGGTCACCAAGATCGCCGGGACGATTCCGGTCGAGATCGTGAACGCGCTCCGCATGGAGGTTCCCGATGGCAAGTGAAGGTGATGTGTTCGCTTCGGGGATCTTGATCACCGTCCTCGCCGTGATGGTGGTAGGCGGCATCTTCCTCTTCGGGAATAGCCTAGGCGCTGGCCCCAATGCTGCCATTCCCGGAGAGCTGCGTTGGTTGCAGACCTCTCAAGGTCACGCCTTTCTGGTAGAGAACGCCCACCACCAGCAGAAGATCGTGGTCGACTTCACCAACCAGCATGTCATCGTGGATGTGCCCGCCAGCACACCCGTCAGCCGACCTTGAAGGAGTACTGCCGTGTCCGACTTGACCCCCGAACAGGTAGCCCAACGCGAGCTGCGCCAAGACCGTCGGCTTGACGCGCTGAAGGTTGCAGGTTACATCGACCAGGACGACACCGATCCGGTCAACACACGGCGGTACATCATCGTCTACCACGCCAGCATCATCGTGACGTGCTTCGGCGCGATCGATGCCGATACGCTCGAAGAGGTGGGCAAGGTCATCGAGCAGATCGACATCCAGCAAGGCAGCATCAAGAAGGTGATCGACCTGGACACCAACCAGCCGGTCAAGTTCGTGATCAAGCGCAATGTCTGGGTTGAGTTCCCCGACGAAAAGTCCGATTCCTTGTCGGACACGGGGGTAGGCCAGTGAGCATCCCAGCCCATAAGGTAGGACGCCAATCCGATCCGTGCCGGGACTGCAGCAAGCCCATCGGCAATCAGGGACAGTGGTACCCCCACCCCTTCCACGGCCACAAGCCCTACGGCCGTTGTCCGTCCTGCGTGCAGGCGGTTTGGGAGAAGATGCTGGCCCAGGTGCCGCCAGCACCCCCGGAATCCTCACGGAACCAGCTGCAGGAAGGAGGCGAGGCGTGACCTCGACGGAAATCAATGAAGGTATAGAGAAGCTGGCGGATGGCCTCGACATGGGCGAGCCGGTAGCCATCAAGGGCTTGGAGATGACCGGCAAGGTCATCCCATACATTGGCTGGTACTGGCGCGAGGTGAACTTCGACAGTCCCATCACGCTGGGTCACTGTGGCCGCTTCGCCGGCTTCATGGAAAACAACAAGTGGGGGTACGACGAGCGGACGCTAACAGCCGAACAAAGCGCTGAGGTGCGCCGGCAGGCCGAGAACCTCGTGCGCCTGGCTGGTCTGGGCAATCCTATCGAGACGGAGTTACAGACCTTCTGCGATACCATCCAGGCGTCCTGGTCGGCATCCCAGCGGAACGCGGCACAGGAAGGAGGAAGCCATGCGACCTAGCATCATCCCTAGCAGCGCACCGGTGCTGCACGAGGTAGAACTGCGCGACCGCGTTCGGCTTCATCCGGAACACCTTGCCACGTTGACGCACGAACGGGATCGCTTTGCCGGTGAGCTTGAAAGCATCGCCCTGCACCTGGGCGTCAACACCGACCGCGAGGACTTCGGCGAAGTGATCGCGGACATCCACGCCAAGCTCGCAGTGCTTCTGCCTGTATCCAGCGAGGTCCAGCCCAATGAGTGAGCGTTTGCACGAGATCGCAAACCGGCTGAGCGCGGCAACTCCAGCCCCGTGGGAGGTGCGAGACATGCACAGCACCTTCCATAGCGCCGTCGTGTTCCACGGTCGCCACGAGAAGAACCAGACCATCATCCAATGGCTCAATGGCTACAACCGGCCTGCCGACCTGGCCCTTGTTGTCAACGCGCCTGCCGACCTGGCGGATCTCGTCCGGGTAGCCAAGGCCGCCAAGGATGTTTGCTCCCAGGTGGCGGAGTTCGGCCAGGTCGTGGACAGCGAGACGATGGATGCTCTGTTCAACGCGCTGGCCGCGCTGGACACCCCGGTAGCCAACAAGGACCGGCCCTGATGCCCCAAGCCTGCTACAAGTGCTACCGATGCGGCAAGGACCTAGAGCCCGGCTATACGGGCTATTGCGGGATGCGCTGCTACAAGAAAGGACCTGTATTCATGGCCCCGTGGAACGCTGCGGTGATCGGCAAGGTGATGGACGACGAGCGACGGGCGGCCAATCCGTTCTGGGACCAGCACGGCCCGGTATCCACGCAGGACATGACCAAGTAACCACAGCCGAAAGGAGCCCTTTCATGACCCATCTCCAGGAAGTCACCCACCCGCTCTGGTTCCATCACGGTAACACGACAGGTACCGAGTTGTTGACCATCCGGTACCCCGCTCTCGACAAGTGCCCAGCCTTCGCCCGGTCGTTCCAAGCAGTGACGTTCACGGGTGAAGAGCACATTCTGCGGCTGTTGACCGCCGTGGATGCGTTGTTCTCCTACGCGACGAAGTACCCGAACGCGCAGGCTACGCACGAAGGTACCTGGGGATCGGTCACCAGCAAGAACGATGGCCTCTTCTACCTCCAGGACAACCAGAAGAATGTGTTCCCGGTCAACCTGTTCGGGCTGTACCACATCGTGGACAGCTTCTGTACGGGTGAACACTCAACAATGCAGCGGCTTACCAGGGTGGTCAACGCCCGTCAGGAGCGCGCGCTGTACCCACCTACCCAGCAGTTAATCGACCAACTCGTGAAGGTGACCGAGGATGTGGGTGCTCGTCTGAACGGCGTGAGGTTGCGCGCCGACTTCGCTGATACCACGGCGCGTTTGATCGAACGCGCGGGTCAGCTCGACTCGCTCAATCGTGGGTTGCTGGACCTGATCGAGGCTTACGGGCTCAAGCCTTCACCCAAGTACAACAACTACGATGCCTGGCGCATCTCCAAGATCATCGCGGAGGCCAAATGAGTGTTCACCTGATCGCGGAGTTCAAAGGGAAGTACCACTTCCTGAGCAACTTCTACATCGCGCCGGTTACCCTCTGGCACCCGCTGTTCGGCGAACAGCGTTACCCCACGACCGAGCACGCCTACCAGGCAGCGAAGTGCGAGAACCGCGAAGGCCACGATCTGATCCAAGTGGCGGGCACACCGGGCAATGCCAAGCGCATGGGTGCCATTGCCAAGCTGCGACCGGACTGGGAGCAGATCAAGGACAACGTCATGACGGCGGTCGTCGGGGCCAAGTTCGCCCAGCACGATGCGCTGCACGCGCAGCTACTCGCAACCGGTGATGCCTACCTGATGGAAGGCAACGAGCACGGCGATAAGATCTGGGGCTGCGTGGAGCACGTCAGCGGCGAATGGATAGGCGAGAACCGACTGGGTCGGATTCTCATGAAGCTGCGGAAGGAGCTGCGCGGATGAACGATCAAGTGGTCCTCCTGGGGTGTTACCATCCCTCTTGTCGGGGTGTCACCCCGGTCGCCATCCACAACACGGACCACGCCGAATGGACCTGCGTGGCGTGCGGTTGGTACAACTACCACGACACCGCCTTCAATCGGTTCTACGCCCTCGACCCCAACGAGGACGCGAAGAAGGACTTCCCTAACGCCACCTGGTCCAGCGAAGCCGTCGTGGCGCAGGTCGAGTCCCACCCGGCCAAGACCCGAAGGGTTGTCCATGGGGTAGGACTGGTCTTGCTGATCGCAATGTTCCTGCTACTATGGAGGAATGGTTGGGTTAAGTAGGAACGACGCAGGAGGTTTCATGTCACTACCGGCACCTCGCTTGGAAAAGCGGGACGAGGTTCAGGTCATCGCGGGTGACCAAATCGGCCTCACGGGCAAGGTCATCAACATTCTCCAAGGTGCTGGTAGCAGGATCGTCGTACAGTTCGGTCCTGCCGTGTTTGGTACTTTCACCAGCAACGAACTCAAACGCGTGTCGAAAGGAGCCGTCGTTGTCCAACCTCAAGTTGTTGAAACTGCACAAGTCGAAGAATGCTCTGTTGGAGGATCTTCGGCGCTTGGTGCAGGCGGGAATCACGCCGAAGTCCGGCCCCTGGAACTCCGAAACCTTAGGCTGGACCCGTGACACCTGGAATCGCGCCCAAGAACTGGACATCCAGCTCCTCTCGCGCAATCTCTACTCCGAGCGGTTGGGTCCGCTGCGCGAGGTTGTGAAGCAGCTGCATCTCGAAGAAGGGGTGCCTCACGCGGGCTTCGCCAAGGTCAGCTTGGGCGGCGATGCCCAGGACATGATCAAAGACCTCGCGATCTTCTACCTCGTGTACCGGTATTTCCCGGAGCGCGACAAGGCGAACCAAGGTCGAGGTGGGTGGAGTCTGTCTACCATCCGCTGTGCCAAGAACAGCGGCATCTCGCTTGCGAGCGTGACCAAGTACAAGTACTGGTTCGGCAGCGTCGACGAAGCCGAGCAGCTGGCACTGCAGCTCATCCGCCACGGCTACAACGGTAACCAACCCGTGACGGGCATCATGTCGCAGCTGAACTTCGTTCCGCCGCACGTCAACAAGCGCAGCTTCATCAACTTCATCCAGCAACACCCACGTTGGAACCTCAAACCCAATCAACCTCTACCCATCCCCGTGCTCGCCGCCCCCGAGGAGGAGCCCACCGTGGACCCGACCCCAACCAGCCCCTTCGCTGGCTTGACCAAGCTGTTCGACCAACCCAAGGAGACCTCACCCGTGGACTACTCGACCGCGAGCAGCCCTGCGCCCGCACCAACTCCCCAACCCACCGAGATGCCTGCTCAGTTGACGCCGAAGTACCTGCCTGGCACGATCGTGTTGGTCAGCTACAATCCGGGACAGTGGACGCTTGCTCAGGTGGATGAAGTGGTCGTGCGCTGGACGCGCACCGGGACTTCCGAGTTCGCCTACAAGGTGACCGACTCGAACGGTACGCAGGAGACCATGACCAAGCGCTCCAGCATCATCAGCCCTGACGAGTTTGTCGACCAGCTCGCGAGTCTTGCCCAGTTGGCAGAGAAGCGCGAACTGCCGCTCAACGAGTGGCGCGACGAGCACCCTCTTACCAGTACCTAGGCGGGTCTCCGCCTCGAAAGGACGTGACCCTTGACCAGCAACGTGACCAACATCATCGCCTTCAGCCACCGTCTCCACATCGAGGCGGAGAGCCGCTTGGCGAAGTTGTACCCCGGCGCCGTCTTCCACGAGATGCTGTACCACTGCGAGGACCGCAACGCGCTGGAGACCGACATCGACCGCATCATGGGCGAACTCAAGGCCAAGGGCGCGCTCGATGGCCGGGTCGTCATCACACCGCCCAGCCTTTCCGCCGCGGCGTCGCTGTTGATCATCGCGATCTTCCGCGAGACCGGCCACTTCCCCGACATCGTCAACCTCATGCAGACCGGCGCGGTGTACGTGCCTGGCTACAAGACGCCAGTGTTCCGGGGTCAGGCGTTCGGCGATCGTAGGCGCCGCGCACGCGCATCCTAGCGAGGATCGGCCACGATGACCGACAACGACCTAGACGGCCTAATCCTACTGGCCGAAGCTGGTGTACTGTTTCTCCGTGAGGAAGGTCCGTACACCCTCTACCTGGATGGCAACGAACCATGGATGTATCTCTGGCTCGACAAGCCCAGCTTCGTCCTCAATTGGTATCGTTGGAAGCTCAGACCGGGCGGTAAGGACAAGGGCTATCCCGGCCTGAGCCAAAAGAAACTCCGCAAGTTTGCCAAGGTGCTGCGTGCCGTTGCCAAGGACGCCCGCATGCACAGCCCGCTAAGCAAGTCGATTGCTGCGGCCGTTGAGCGCCACCAGCGCACCCAGATGGAACGTCTGTACGCTACGACCAAGGACGGTTCCAAGCAGGACGCGGTTTAACAAGGAGTTTTAGATGCCTGGCTGTCCCAAGTTCGTTCAACTCAAGCACCTCCAACTCATCGACGTCCTGCGGGGTGCCGATGAGTTCCACCGCCTGCGCAACAAGGTCTCGATCGACGAGTACCTGCGCAAGCACTACCCTACGGTCCCGTGGAAGCTGATCAACCTCAAGATCGAGCGCGCCCACGATGAGGGCTACCTGGAATGCGGCGTCAGCGAACGCACCGGCTGGCTCACCTCCAAGGGGAAGGCCAAACTCCAGGAACTCGAAGAAGCCCAACTGCTGAAAGGAGCCCCCGATGCCGTGTAACATCGTTCTCGCGATGTACGATGCCGATCATCCCGTTGCCAAGGATGCCCAGAAGTGCACGGGCGTCACGGACACCTGCCCCGATCAAGAGTGCCTGGCGTGCAGCGTGCGGGAGTGTCCCAGCTGCGAACCGCTGCACTTCCACCACGATGGCTGTCCTGCCTGTATTCGCCAGCACGAGATGGCGATGAAGAAGCTGGACGCCGAGGTCAACCAAGCCGTGTTCCCCGGTGCGGTGAGCCTGGGTAAGTACACGTCGCCGTCCACCGACATCGAGGCGGCGATGCTCGTCCTGTGCAAGGTTCGTGGCAACCTGGACTTCCTGATCGGCAACACGCCGGAGGGGCAGTACTATTGCTACATCGCCCTCACCAGCAACTACGGCAAGAAGGGCATCGGCGACACCATCTCCGAAGCCATCTGCCGCTGCGCGCTGCTGGTGATGGAGTCTGGCTTGGTGAAGCTGTGATCCGCGACGACATCAAGATCGAGCTGGAGGACATTGGCGAAGGTCAGTGCGGTGATTACGATCCCGAAGACCCTGACGATACGCCTCTTCTCCGCTTCTCCTGCTACGTCAAGGGCAAGCTGCGTCAGCAGATCTTGAAGGATCGTTCGTTCGATCTGGAAGACCTTACCGAGTCGAGCACGATCACCTGGGTGGCGGTCAACAACGCCTCGTTCTGCACGCAGCTGCCTGCTACCATGGACGCAGCCGATCAAGCCCGAGCCGAAGAGTTGCTGATGAACAAGCTCTACGAGCCCATCACCTCCGGTACCGACTTGAAGCGCACTCTCGAAGAGGCCAGTTGGATCGATCCAACGTGGCTGTCACCCAGAACAAACCCACTCTAAGCAAGGAGTCTGCACGATGAAGAGCGATCTGCTTCCCCTCACCAGCTTGGAGTTGGGAGACATCTTCGAGTTCGAGACCGAACCGACCACGCTCGACGACCACAACGAACTGCACTTCGCCTGGCATCGGCTCGACTACATCGACCTCAAGCACTCCACGATGGAGTACACCACCCTGGCGCAAGCCGGTGATGGGGTGACCCTGCGCAAGCGCAACACACTCAACAGCACGTTCTTGGCGGAGTACCAGGTCGTCCGGCGTAGTCTGGACGACAACCCGCTACAGATCGCGCTGGAAAGCCGAAAGGAGCCTTCATGAACCCTTTGGAAGAGATCCAGCTGACCGCCCAAACGATCTACCAGCGTGAGCGGGCTCTGGAGAGCGAGTACTATACTGCCCTGCTGCAGCTCACGCTGGCGGGGCTGAAGCGCTTCAAGTTCAAGCTGCCCGTGGCCGAAGAGTTGCCTCACCAGGGCGATTGGTCGAGCAAGAACAAGGACACCATTACCCTGGTCGAAGACGAGCAGGGCGTCATACAAGCCACCTGGTTCGTCTACGACCACAGTGGCGCGACCGAAGGCAGGCGCTACAAAGGTCCGCTGTTCGACATGCCACCCGAGGTGCAGGCGCGCACGTTCAAGTTGCTCTACTACAAGCACATGGCGCTCATGAGCGAGATGCTGGGTCGCATCCGCCATGAGGTTAGCAGCGCCTCGCGCGCCGTCGAGACCGCTCGGGAAGCTCGGCAACGCGACAAGAACCTGGAGGAGCCAAAGCCGTGCACATCAACCTCATCGTCAACGCCTACTACACCTGCAACCTCGGCCGACAAACCGACATCCAGGTCGAGAACGACAACGGCCAAGTCCGCCCGCTCTGGAGCGGCTACACCCAAGAGCGCAACGCCGTCGCCGCGGCGCAAGGCTGGGCAGACTTCTTCGGCGTCGAAGTTAGGCGCCAGTCGCTGAACGCACCCTACCCGCCCGTAGCCGAAGGAGCGTCGTACTGATGCCGCTGCCATGTAAGCGCTGCGGCGGTGAGACGTTCAACCACTACCACCAAGTGCTCTGCCGGAAGTGCACGCAGTGTCAGAGCTGTGAGTGCTGTCCGTGCGAGCAGATTGGTTGCCCCGATTGTCCAGCGGGTGGTCGCCGTGAAGGCGAAGACTCGCTGGACTACTTTGCACGTCGTATGTTCGGCGAGGAGACACAAGATGGCAAGTAAACGGTGTCTCCGGCGTAAGTCCTGCGAGAGCAAGAAGCGCTTCGAGACGATGGAGATCGCCATCCAAATGAGCGGGCAGCGCATGCGGCAAACACAAGGTAAGTCCGGCACCCTGCACGCTTACAAGTGTCAGTTCTGCAGTGGCTACCACATGGGCCACCCACCGGGTTCGGCTAGCACCAAACCCAAACCCAAGATTTGGAGAACACGATGAACCTGTGGATTCGCGTCTCACGCCTCTACAAGGAGCAGAATGACCTGGTCATGTTCGGACCTGGCGGCATCACCGCGTTGGAAAAGACCGACGACGGCGAGTTGACCATCCTGCGTGGTAAGGACAGTCCTGCAGATGGGTGGGAAGTCGAGGATTCGATCAACACCCTGGAGGCCCATATCACCATCGCGATGAGGGGGAAGTCATGAGCACCGGGTTGCCCTGCCTCTATTGTCACGCCGACCCCTGCCGCGGCGCTCCCAACTGGTGTTGCCAGGCGCTCAAGGACGTCGTCGAAGCGAACGAAGAGACCAACCGTCTCAAGAACACCGGCATCCCGACGATCCTGTTCTGCCCGGAGTGCAAGTACCAGCACGTCGACCGCGGCGAGTGGGCCACCAAGCCCCACCGTACACACCTGTGTGAGATCTGCGGTCATCTCTGGCGTCCCTTCGAGGTCGCCACCTACGGCACCACAACCCAAGACATCTTCGTGCCCGAGGTACTCGCCTCCGTCAAGAACACACCACCCTACAAGACTCTTGGCAAGTTCATGGCCGAGGGCTACTGCCCGCACAAGCTGTTCGGCGAGGCTTGGTGGAAGACCCGTACGGCCGAATACGTCAACACCCACGGCTGCGACATCTGCCGTGTGGCTTCACGGAGGGAGCGGCCCTTCTAGGAGATCCCATGAGCACCGTTCTCAGTCCCACCCACCAGTGCGCCTACGTGGTCATGCAAGAGCCCGTGACCTCGTGCAACGCACCCTGCTTCTCGTGGAGCTTCACCGGCCCCAACGGTCCGTGGGTCTCCCTCTGCCTGGATCACATCCCGTTCTGGCCGTTCAAGGGATCGGGCGAGTTCGCGCCGCTGATTCGCCTCCCGGAGGACACCAAGTCATGACCGGCACGCACACCCATCTCTACTGCCTGAACTGCAAGGCAGTCACACAACACGACGACGCGGGCGACTTCCAGTGGTCCTGTGTGGGCTGTCAGCGTCTCATCCACGCACCGGACGGCGCCCATCTGCAGGAGGTCTTCAGCGAGGTCAAGATCGCATTGATGATCGCTTGCGAGTTGCCGATCGCACGTCGCTACGAGCGCTGCCGTCTTCAGCAGCTGAATGACCCTGACGGGATCATCGCAGTCTGGAACGACATCATGCAGCCTGTCGTGTATGTCAACCGCCTGCGAGCAGAGTTGCTGCCCGATCGTGTCCTGCACACCCTCTTCACCAACGCGTTGATCGACATGGTCAACACCCGTCCGTGAGCGCGGAGCAGGCACGCCGCGTCGGCGTTGGTTTGGTGGGCATCGTTGACACGCTCTTGGCGCTTGACGATGCCCGTTTTCTTGCCGCTCTCCAGGAACTGCCGGAGACCGCCCTAAACGGGCTGTTGACTGGTTGGAGGGGCGGTGCATTCACCCGCCGTTACACCGATCTGGTTCTCGAAAGGAGCCCTTCCGCCCATGAGCACCCCCACCATCGTTGACAACAAGGTCGAGGTCCGCGTCTGCTTCGACACGACGGGATCTATGTCCCCGTGCATCATGCAAGTGCGGCGCGTGGCCCGCGAGATGCTGACCCGCCTTGCCAAGGACGTCCCCGGCATCCGCATGGGCATCACCGCGCACGGCGACTACTGCGACGATCCGGCGAGCGCCAGCGGTTACTACAGCCGTGGCAGCTACGTCACCAAGCACTCCGCCATGACCAGCGACATCAACTCGATCGTCAGCTTCATCGACAACGTGGGCAACACCGGCGGCGGTGACTCCGACGAGTGCTACGAGCTGGTGCTGAAGGAAGTCCAGGACCCCGCGATGGGCTGGACGCCTGGCTACAAGCACATCCTCGTCATGATCGGCGACGCCGAGCCGCACGAGCCGGGTTACCGCTACGGTGGCAAGACCTACGACATCAACTGGCGCCACGAGGCCAAGAAGCTGGCCGACCAGGGCGTCAAGATCTACTCCGTCCAGGCGATGAGCTACAGCCGCTCGCGCAACTTCTGGTCGGAGATCGCGAAGATCGGTGGCGGCCACCACATCACGCTGGACCAGTTCGCCTACATCACGGACATGTTGCTCGCGATCTGCTACCAGCAGCAAGGCCCCGAGGCGCTCTCCAAGTTCGAGACCGAGCTGCGTACGGCGGGTCGCTTGGGTCGCAACATGGCCACCGCGATCGGCACGCTCGCCGGGCGGTCGGTCGAGGCCATCAAGGAAGCCACCACCAAGACCTTCGGCGATCCCGGTAAGCTGCGTGCTTGCGACCCCAGCCGCTTCCAGGCGTTGGAGATCGACGCGGATGTCCGCATCGACCAGTTCGTCGAGGGCAACGGCATCCCGTTCATCAAGGGCCGCGGCTTCTACGAGTTCATGAAGCGCGAGGAGATCCAGTCCTACAAGGAAGTCATCCTGATGGACAAGGCGTCCGGCGACCTCTTCGAGGGCGACGTGGCGCGCGAGATGCTGGGCCTCCCCAAGGACAAGACCGTCAAGCTCAGCCCGAAGGAAGTGGACCTGGGCAAGTACACGGCCTACATCCAGTCGACCAGCTACAACCGCAAGCTGATTGGCGGGACAAAGTTCCTGTACGAGGTTGACCGCACGCGCTAAGCGTCACCAACGTGTCGGCGGAGAGGCTTCTCCGTCGACACGTCCACACATCTTGTCGATCCCATCGACACGCCGAAAGGAGCCACCATGCGATTAGGAGATACGACGGGTTCCAAGCCTGTCTACGTACACGATTGCAAACGTTGCGTCTACTTGGGTACCACACTGGTCCCACCCAACAAAAGCGGCAAGGAAGGCTACACACCTGCCGACTGGTATGGCTGCAACAACCACGACAACGCGATCATCATCACGCGCCACAGCAGCGAGCCCAGCGACAACCGGACGATCGATGCCCGTGACATCGGCCCCGCCTACGACTCGTTCAGCATGCTGCGGGCAGGTTTCGCGGCGCTGTACGCCGAACTGCGGGCATCCTAGATGCCCGGCCGCAGTCTGGAAGACATGGAAGAGCGCGCTCATGATGGGTACGCCGATCCCGAGGATGTTCTGACCCTGGTGGGCTGGATTCGCCAGCTCACGAAGCCGAAGGATGATGCCCATGCAAGCGACGATTAACAAGCGCACGCCCTTGGTTCGGGTTCACATGGTACGCGAAACCATGGTAGAGTACCCCATCGGCGAGCTGATGTCCGGTCCTCGCTACATCGGTCACGCTGCAAAGGTCATCCTCGACACCTACGACCGAGAAGCCTTCTTGGTTGCACACCTCAACGCCAAGCACAAGCTCATCTCGATGGAGGTGGTCGCGGTCGGCACCATCAATGCCACCCTGGTCCATCCTCGCGAGGTGTTCAAGGGAGCCGTGCTCGCCAATGCGGTCTCGGTCTGCCTGGTGCACAATCACCCCTCCGGTGATCCCACACCCAGCGCTGACGACATCGCACTCACAAAACAGCTCCTGGAAGCCGGGGAGATCCTGGGTATCCGGGTCCTCGATCACCTCGTGTTGGGGTACGACCGTTCGGTCAGCCTCCGCGAAAACACCTCGCTGTGGCGAGAGCAATCCTTCCACCGCTAGGAGGTAGCCCATGCAACTCGAACGCGTGAACATGTGGGACAGGCACCAGTGGGCGGGCGTCTACGTTGCCACCACGACCAACAGCATGATCAAGGCCAATGGTCGGGCGGCCATGGGCAAGGGCAACGCACTCGAAGCTTCCCAGCGCTTCCCCAAACTCGCCACCGGGCTGGCCGAATTGCTCAAGCTGCGGGGCAACCACGTCTTCTACTTCCCGGACTACAAGCTCTTCACCTTCCCCACGAAGCACAACAACCCGTGGGCCAATTCGGACCTCGCGCTCATCGAGCAGTCCGCTCAAGAGCTGCGTATGTTCCTGGATGCCTACTCCCAGGTCAAGACCGTCTACCTACCCCAGCCGGGGTGTGGCAACGGTCGCCTCGACTGGAAGGACGTCGAACCCGTCCTGGATCGCCACCTCGATGACCGCGTGATCGTGGTCTACCAGTAACCCTCCCTCTGCTGAAAGGAGCCTCATCATGGCCTCGATCTCCACGTCCCTGGACTTCCTGCCCTTCAAGCTCGCGGTCGCCGCCCAGTTCAAGAAGATGCAGGCGCACCCGATGCTCCGCATGACCGCCACCAAGGATGGCATGTGGGAGACCTACCTGGGCAGCTTCCCCGTGGGCACCGACCCGATCTTCCGCGAGCGCACGGAGCACAACTGCAACTGCTGCCGCTCGTTCATCCGCCACATCGGCAACACCGTCGCCATCGTCGACGGTCAGCTCGTCTCGATCTGGGACAACCTCCAGAGCATCGACCCCGCCTACGCGACGGTCGCCGCCGCGATGTCGGCGTACGTGAAGGCCCAGGCGATCGACAACCTGTTCCTGCACAACGAGCACCGCATCGGCACGGACAAGAACTTCGAGCAGATCATGAACTCCGCGAAGGAGTGGCAGCACTTCTACGTGGACCTGCCGAAGGAGCTGGTCGTGGAGAAGGGCAAGACTGTCGAGGCGGCGCTGTCCGACCCGCGTGCCACCCACGACGTCATGCTGCGCGGCTTGAAGGAGCTGACCATGGACGCCGTGGACACGGTCCTGCAGCTGATGGCGCAGGGCTCGCTGTACCGTGGCGACGAGTTCAAGTGGGCGGTCGCCGAGTTCAAGAAGCTCAAGACCGACTTCGACAAGCTCACCACGGACCTGGATCGCGAGATCTTCGTCTGGTCGCGCGTCAAGAGCGTCAACCAGGCGGTCTCGCGCATCCGTAACTCCGCGATCGGCACCTTGCTCGTGGACCTGTCGGAGAACCCCGGTCTCCTGGAAGAGGCGGTGGGCTGCTACGAAGCCAAGGTTGCCCCGGTGAACTACAAGCGCACCACCGCGCTCGTGACGCCCAAGATGCTGGAGTTGGCGAAGCAGGAGATCGAGAAGTTGGGCCTCATGTCCGCTTTGGATCGCCGCTTCGCGCACTTGGAGGACATCACGATCAACAACGTGCTGTTCGCCGACCGCTCCAGCAAGGCCAAGATGGCGGGCAACATCTTCGACGAGCTGGCCGCCAAGGCGAACACCACGCCGAAGAACCTCGACAAGGTCGAGGAGGTCACGATCGAGAAGTTCATGACCGACATCCTGCCCACGGCGCAGTCCCTGGAGATCATGGTGGAGAACCGCCATGTGCCCAACCTGATGACGCTGATCACCGCCGCCAACCCGACGGCCGGTCAGCTCTTCAAGTGGGGCAACAACTTCTCCTGGGACTACAACGGTGGCGTCACCGACGCCATCAAGGAGCGCGTCAAGAAGGCGGGCGGCAACGTCGAGGGCGAGCTGTCCTGCCGCCTGGCGTGGAGCAACACGGACGACCTGGACTTCCACATGATCGAGCCGGGCGGCTACGAGATCGCGTTCCCCAACAAGGGTCGCAAGTCCCCTAACGGGGGCATGCTCGACGTCGACATGAACGTGTCCGGCGAGAGCACGACCCCGGTGGAGAACATCTTCTACACCAACCGGAACCAGATGCGCGAAGGCGTCTACACGCTCAACGTGCACCAGTACACCCTCCGCAACCCGAACAAGAACGTCGGCTTCCAGGTGGACATCGACTTCTTGGGGACGGTCCACAGCTTCGTGTACCCCAAGACGGTACGCCAAGGCGAGACCATCACCGTGGCGCGGATCGAGTACAGCAAGAAGGACGGCGTGAAGTTCCTGCCGGGTGGTCTGGACTCCAGCCAGGCGACCAAGACGGTCTGGAACGTGCCGACCCAGACCTTCCAGAAGGTCAACGTCGTGTCGCTCTCGCCCAACCACTGGGACGGCGAGGGCATCGGGGCCAAGCACTACTTCTTCTTCATCGATGGTTGCCTCCACGAGGGCGACGCGCGGGGCGTCTACAACGAGTTCTTGAAGAACGAGTTCACGCCGCACCGCAAGGCGTTCGACCTGGTGGGCTCGAAGATGGTGACCGGCCAGTCCGATCGCCAGCTCTCCGGCCTGGGCTTCTCCAGCACCGTGCGCAACGACGTGCTCGTGCGCGTCGGCGGCGTGTTCACCCGGACCCTCAAGGTCACCTTCTAGGAGAATGTCATGAGTGAGATCAACTTCCTGCTCACGGCGCACATCGAAGGTGACGTCGAGGACATTCCTACCTTGAAGGAGAACATCTTGGCAGCGTTGGAGCGGACCCGCTCCAACGATGGCATCTCCTCCGATAAGGAAGCCCATGGCTACGTCATGGGCTTCAGCGCCCGACACATCGACACGTAGGAGAATCCATGGCTCAGACCATCATCCCGGCGGGGTACCGCATCCACGTCACGTCGTGGGAGAACGACGCTGACAACTACCAAACCAAGACGCTCGAAGGGGTTGTGAAGGAGCACATCCCCTTCATCTTGGCTGCTTGTGATCTGCTGGACGACTCCTGCAACAACAGCAGCAAGTTTGGCAACATCTACGAGGGCAGCCTCGACGGGTTGCGCGAAGCTCTCGACGACCTCCTCAAGGAGTACCCCGACCGCCCAGCGGGGTGCGACTCTGGTGAAGCCATTGTCGAGGGTCTGTTGAGCAGCCTGGGACTCACCTACACAGGTGAGTTCACGACCCGTGTCTTCGATAACGTCAAGATCGAGTACGTTCCCCAGGAGATCCTCCTGGAAGACGTCACCTCCCAGTTCATCTAATCCCCACCCCACGATCAGAAAGGATCGGTTCAACACCATGGCCAACGAGAACATCTTCGAGCAGGCGTCCCGCATCAAGCTGCGTTTCGCCACGTCCAGCGCCAAGGGCTCTGGCGTCGTCTCCGTCGAGGACTTGTGGGATCTGCCCCTCAAGTCCGAGGCGGGTCGCCCCAACCTCTACGACATCGCCACCGCGCTGAACAAGCAGGTGCAGTCGGTGGGCGACGTGCCCGCCTTCCTGCAGGACGAAGCCAAGCCCGCCGACACCCAGGCGGCGCTGGCGCTGGACATCATCAAGCGCGTCATCGAGGTCCGCAAGGCCGAGGCGCTGGAGCGCAGCCAGGCTGCCGACAAGGCGGCCCAGAAGCAGAAGATCCTGGCGCTCATCAACGAGAAGGACGACGAGTCCCTCAAGACGAAGAGCAAGGAAGAGCTGATGCTGGAGCTGGCGAAGCTCTAGTCCGGTTGGGGCGGATGGCTTCGGCTGTCCGCCCCGCTTCATGTAGAAAGGAGCCGCCCCGTGGACGTCGCCAAAGACTTTGCTCGTGCCAAGAGGCACTTGCAGGAAGCTTACAAACAAGTCATCCAGGACTGCCAGGCCAACTTGGAACGGCTGGAGTCTGCGCCTAAAGGTGACAAGCGTCCGTGGGATCTGATCCCGTTGGAGGGTAAGATCGGCAACGTGATCGTCTGTCAAGCCAAGTACCAGATTCTGGCAGAGGTCTCTACTACCAAGAACTAGCCGAAAGGAGCCGCCCCGTGGGTCTTTATCAATCCTTGTTCTTCAAGTCGTGGTCTGTGGTCGTGAAAGACGTCCGCGAGGCCAGCCAACCCCACATGCCGACCCACACGTTGCGGCGGATCGTTACCGCCAACACAGCCGAGGCGGCCATCGACAAAATGAAGCAGTACCTCACCAACGAGGGCTTCATGTTCGGTGTTGTCACGGCAGAGCTGGGCTAACCATGCGTCCCAGCGAACTAAGAGACATGCAGGACTACCTGCAGATCGCGGTCGATGTACCGCTACCCGCTCGTGACGCCATGTACCGCCTCATCGATGAGGTGAAGCGTTTGGCGAACCGCCTGGCAAAAGTCCAAGGACTGCCAGAGCTACCCTATCCACCCAACAGCTGAAGGAGACTCCCGTGAGCAAGCCCATGATCAACCTCAAGAAGACCGAGGTTGAAGACCTTCGCAAGTTCTCCGTCGAACCTGTTCTCACCAACATGAAGGTGCTGGACGTAGTGTGCAACGTCGTGTTGGTGTTGGACGACTCCGGCTCGATGGAGCACGAGTACGAAGAGGGCCACGTCCAGCTCGTCGCCGAGCGTGCGCTCGCCCTGGCCATGGTCTGGGACGCCGACCAGAAGGTCGACATCTTCACCCTCAACCGCGGCTTCATCGGCACGATGTCCCCCGACTCGTTCAAGGGCTGGGTCGGTCGCAATATCCGTGCATTCGGCGGGACCCCGTACTCGACCGTCATCCGCCAGATCGTGGAGCGCTACGGTCAAGTCTTCCTAAAGGGCTTCTTCGCCAAGTTGCGCACCCTCTTCGGCGCCAAGGAAGCTCCCGTACTCCCCACCTACGTCCTCTTCGTGACGGACGGTGACTGTACCGACCAACCCGAAACGACCTCGATGATCGCCCAGCTCATTGGCGGTCCCATCTTCATCCAGTTCGTGGGCTTGGGTGAAACCACCTTCTCGTACCTCAAGACCATGGACCGCCGCAACACCAGCTTCTTCATCCTCCCCTGCGAGGAAGAAGACGCGGTCGTGGACGATGGCTGGCTCTACCAGAACCTCGCCCGCGGCTTCAGCAACTGGCTGAAGAACCGTCAGGGCACGGGCAGTGTGGTCGGGAAGGACTAACCGATGTCCGACCTGTCCCCCTCCTTGAACAACGTTCCTGCGGGTGGTGACGCACCCGCGCTGGGTTTCCGTCCGACCGATCTGCCCAAGCTGTGGGCGGAGGGTGACGAGCTACCGCACCGCGACGTCAAGCGGAGTCATCGTGACCCCGAACCCGAACCGAAGGTTGGCATGGGTGTCACAATGGGCTACGGTTCCGACTGTTATCCCGGCACGATCGTCAAGGTGTCGCCGTCCGGCCACGCCGTCTGGGTGGTGGACGACCGGCACACCTATACGGGTCCGCCGCGGCCCTACGGCGATCCCGGCAAGGACGAGGACTGGCACTACTTCCGCACCGCCGACAACGAGGGCAAGAAGGCCACCCGTCGCCAGAATGGACGCTACGCGTTCGTGGGCAGTCACCAAGCTCTCAACTTGGGTGCCCGCCGCTACTACCAAGATCCCCACTTCTAGCCGAAGGAGCTACCATGTCCACCAAGACCGTTACCGTCAGGGAAACTTACGTTGCCCGCTTCTTTACGGAGACCACTCGCACCGAGGTCGAGGGCCGCGACGTAGCTGCTGCCGTAGCTGCCTTGCAGCCCTACGAGATGGGCTTCTCGTTCTTCGACCAGCAGGTGGAGACCCACAAGACCACCTGGGGCGAAGAGAAGACGGACTATGGTCCCAGGCTCGATGAAACCGGCATCTACTACCCTGGCGGCACCCTCTACATGCGAGATCAAGTGCTCGATCCCACCGGTGAATTTGCTGGTGAGAGCTTCGACATCTTGCGTAGCAACGTCGAAAACAACAACGTCCAGGCACTCGTCAAGACGCGCTCTGGCAACCTCATCCAGTTCCACCCCGATCGCGACCACATCATCTAGCCGAAGGAGCAACTATGTCCTACCAACCGCCCCACAAGCGAGGTACCCACAGGTTCGACCGTCCCCGCTGCGTCGCGTGCAACGGTTCCGGTTATGCCGAGTTCCCACGCGCCGTCGAGCGGGTCGAGGTGATGTTGGGTGACAGTGGTCTCTCCGTCACGCGCACCGTCTACGAGGGCGTGCGTCAGATCGGCACGGGCGCCTACATCAAGTTCAGCGGCAAGCACGTCGCCGTGAAGAAGGTGGACGGCAAGTGGGTTACCGAAAACCCGGAAGAGGCGGTGGTCAGGTGAGTCGCGCGTTCCTGAACAACGAGATCTACATCAGCGTCGATGTCGAGACCGACGGCCCCATCCCCGGCCCCAACTCGATGTTGTCGCTGGGCGCCGCCGCGTATCGGATCGAGATCGTCAATGGCAAACTCGTGCCCGTGCTGCTGGACACCTTCAGCATGAACATCGAGCAGCTGTGGGATGCCAAGCCCGATCCCGAGACCGAAGCCTGGTGGAAGACCCAGCCTGCTGCTTGGGAAGCTTGTCGCAAGGATCTACAGAAGCCTGGTATCGTCATGAAGCTGTTCAGCCAGTGGGTCGAAGAGACCTCGAAGGAAGCTAATGCGAAGCCCGTCTTCGTGGGCTACCCTGCGGGCTTCGACTTCCTCTTCGTCTACTGGTACCTGATCCGCTTCGTGGGTAAGAGCCCCTTCTCGTTCTCCGCGCTGGACGTCAAGACGTTCGCCATGGCCGTGTTGGGCACCGAGTACCGCAACTCGACGAAGCGCAACATGCCCAAGGGATGGTTCCCCAAGGTCCGCCACAACCACATTGCGGTCGATGATGCCGCGGAGCAGGGCGAGTTGTTCTGCAACATGTTCATCGACAACTACCGCCGCCGTAAGCCCAACACGACCCTTTAGGAGGTCTCCATGCTACTTGGTTGTCCCTACTGTCGGACCGTGCTCACCAAGCACTGGTTGTTCCGCACGCTGAAGTGCCCCACGCACGGCAAGATCGAGCCGTACCGCGCGATCAACCTCGCGACCACGCCACCGCCCAAGCCGCCCGCGGCTCCGATCAGCAAGACGGCGCCTGTACCCACCCCGCGCCCGCCACAGCCCTCGCGGACCCACCACAACCCGCCGCCCCCGGCTAGCCGTCCGGCTCCTCCTCGCGGCGTCCAGCATGTCCACCACGAGCACGAACACCACGAGCATCACCACCACACCTACATCCAGCCTTCGCCGCCACCCGTGGTCATCGAAGACCTCGGTGTTACGGCCAGCGGCAACTGGGGCACGGACACCCTGGCCCCTGCTGACAGCGGCGTGACCGCCAGTGATAGCTGGGGCACGACGGGTGCGGCAGGTGGTAACGGTGGTACGCCGGACAACTCTGGTTCTGGTGTGGACGCCAGCGGCAGCTGGGACACGGGCAACACGTACAGCCCGCCTCCCCCGCCTCCGCCGCCGTCCTACGAGCCCAGCTACAGCCCGCCTCCGCCGCCTCCCCCGGCTTCGGATTACAGCTACAGCCCGCCGCCTCCTCCCCCGCCTCCGCCGTCGTCGGACTACGGTTCGTCTTCGTCTTCCTACGACTCCGGCAGCTCCAGCAGCTCGTACGACTCCGGCGGATCGTCGGGCGGCGGGGACTGGTAAGATGCCGACCATCGTCAAGCAGCCTTGGGCTGAGTACGACGCGTGGTCGGGCTGCAAGCCGGATGGCTACTCGGTTCACCTCAGTGAGTCGGATCGAGTAGCCTTCGTTGATGGGTTCGACAAGACCTTCAACAACGAGGCGCAGGTCCCAGACAACTATGACAAGGCAGTTGGCAACCCCACGGTGATCGACGTTCCCGATCACGTACATCAGGCGCTGGTCGCGGTCCGGGAGGACAAGACGCACGACTACCCTTGGCGTGCATTTGGGATCTTCGTCCCCAACGACGCCGCGATCATGAAGTTGGGCATCAACCCCAACCCATAAGGAGTCCGCCATGGACGCCGAATCCGCCTGGGCGATGGATCGTCACTGGGACGCGCCACCGCCCGAACCTCACTACAACTTGGGGATGTTGATCCTGTTCGTGGGTAGTTCGGTCCATCAAGCAGAGTCGCGATTGGCCGAAGCGATTGCCAAGGCACCTGAAGGCGACATCAAGAACCGCCTTGCTGCTTGGGGCGAGCAGTTGAAGATCCTGGCTCAAGATCTTGACACCATACAATCCCTAGAATCCCCCTTTAAATAAGGAGCACCGCCATGAGCACCGTCCGCACCACCATCGAGCGTCTGGTCAACGTCCGGCCGCACACCAACTCTGACAACCTGAACCTCGCCATCGTGCGTGGCTGGCAAATGGTCATGAACGACCGCAACGCGGAGAACCCGCGTAAGACCGGCGACCTGGTCGTTTACTTCGAGGCGGGCACCGTGCTTCCGTTGAAGTGGGCCGAGAAGTTCGAGGTCGTCAACTACCTCTCCAACAAGACGGACATCGAGGGCAACAAGGTCTTGGTGGTCGGCAAGGTCCGCTTGCGGGGCGAGCCCAGCTTCGGTCTCACGGTTCCCGTCGCCGAGGCGCTGGCCCTGATGGACGAGCCGGACACCGCGGTTCTGTTCGAGGGCGACGACGTGTCGCACCTCTTCGGCACCAGCAAGTACCGGCCGCCGGTCAAGGCGAGCGCGGGTGACGCCGAGGAGGATCACCCGCACTTCCAGCCCTACACCGACATCGAGAACCTGCGCAACTTCCCCAACATCATCGAGGAAGGCGAAGAGGTCACCTACCGCGAGAAGCTGCACGGCACGAACTGTCGCGTGGGCTTCGTGCGCTGTGACGAAGATCCCAACTGCATCGTCCGCATGGCGGGCTCGCGCGAACTGCGGCGCAAGGCGCCCAAGACCGACGACGAGATGGCCGCCAACACCTACTGGTTCCCGTGGACGCTGGAGTCGGTCAGCTTGATGCTCAGCCACCTGGGTATTCAAGGTAACCAGAGCGCGACGCTGTACGGTGAGGTCTACGGTGGTGGCGTCCAGAAGGGCTTCGACTACGGCCACAAGCGTCCGCAGTTCCGCGCCTTTGACCTGTCGGTCAACGGCAAGTACCTGGACGATCCCGAGTTCGAGGCGCTGTGCCAGGAGTTCGGTATCGAGGTGGCGCCGCTCGCGTACCGCGGTCCCCACAACATGGCCAAGCTCAAGGAGCTGGCTGAAGGCAAGACGGCCATCGAGGGTGCCACGCATATCAGCGAGGGCATCGTCGTAACCCCCACCAAGGAGCGTGTCCACCCGCAGGTGGGTCGCGTGATCCTCAAGTACGTGTCGGATGCCTACCTCTTCCGCAAGGGCGGGGATGACGACGACACGACCGACGTGTAATCACCAAGGGGCCAGCCTTCGGGTTGGCCCCTCGCCGAAAGGAGCCACTATGCCCCGCCCCAGCCGACGTACCCCGGAACGGGTCGTGGGTCGCGCCCACAAGGAACAATGCTTTGAACTGGCTCGGCAGCTGGCCACCGAGTTCAAGTTCACGATGCCCTACTACAACGAGAAACAGTCTCTCTACCCGGAGACGTACTACGCCCAGCGGTTCATCGTGGTCAAGCGTCACACCATCTACAACAACGATGACGACGGCCACGGCGCATCGGTCAAGGACGAGAACGCTTACGGCGAGTGGGCGGCTACTCCTGAAGACGCTGTCGAGAAGGTCCGTGAGGAGCTGAAGCACTACGGCTACCGCCACGTCGAGGTCTACGATGTCGAGCGCCAAGAACAGTGCGACATCGACTTTGCCATCGTGTTGAAGTACAACGCGGTGGTGACCCAGGTGGCAGTGGCAGGCGGTGAGTACCTGGGCAACGCGCCCACAGTGAAAGGCAAAGACTAATGGGCATGTTCGATTCGTTCTTCGCACCGATCACCTGCCCGCGCTGCAAGCAGCATTTCCCGAACGGCGAACTGCAGACCAAGCACGGTGTCTGCCACCTGGAGAAAGTGCGCATCGGCGAGTCCTCTCGCAAGATCGACAGCGGATTGCAGACCGGTGTGATCGACGACATTCTCTGGTTCTGTCCCAACGACGCGTGCCGCAAGGCCACCGCCTGGAAAGACACCCCGCGTGTCAAGGTCTTCATCCGCGACTTCGTGTTCATGGGAGCCAAGGTCGAGGACCAGACCAACCCCGACGACGACTTCGCAGACTCGCCGGTACCGTTCCGCGTAGAAGTTGCCCCGAAGGACAACTACGTGGAGCAGCTGGAGCAGGTCATCGCGCGCGTCAAGGACGCCTTCGAGAATGGCGACTACAGCAAGGTCTACGACGAGTTGAAGGACTACGGACACCTGTCCGTGAAGGAGTAACGATGCACACTCAGATCCGCGAACTGGCCGAAGCTCTGCTGAACCGCCGGAATGGTGGTGGCGGTGAACTAGATGGCCCCGTGCGTAATCTGCTAGCAGCAATCGCCGAAGAGCACACGGAGTTCGCTGACATCATCTACGAGTACCTGCCGGACATTGTCACCGGTACCTACGATCGTCGCTTCGAGCTGGTTGAGATCAAGGAGGGCGACTTGCCGCGGCTAACGGTCGCCACCAACCGCATTTCGCTCAAGATGCCCAAGGGGTCGTCTCAAGCGATGATCGACCATTACACCAGCTTGGCACATACCATTGCTGATCAGGTCGACAACCCGCACACGGTGCGCGGCACGTTCATCGGAACAGGTATCCGCCTACGCGACGTTAAGAACAAGACGTACGGCCGCTTCGATGAGAACGGTCAGCGCAAGGTGCCCGATGTTCAACCCGACGAGGCGTGACACGATGCCGGACCGCATGCAAGACCTGGGGGACCTGCGAGACGCCTGCATGGGTTGTCGCAACTGCGATCTAGCAATTGCTAGAACCAACGTGGTCTTCGCTCGCGGCAACCCCTACGCACACGCGATGATCGTGGGCGAGGCGCCCGGCGCCGACGAAGACGCCACGGGCAAGCCCTTCGTCGGGCGCGCCGGTCAGCTCCTCGACCGGATGTTCAAGTCCGTGGGGCTGGACACCGAGGAGCACTTCTACCTCACTAACACCGTGCGCTGCCGTCCGCCGGGGAACGCCAAGCCCACGCCCGACCAAACTGCCGCCTGCAAGTACTGGCTCATCGACCAGATCCATCTGCTGCAGCCGCGCTTCATCGTGGCCGTCGGCGGCGTCGCCACAAGCTGGTTCAAGGGCGAGGAGGCCAAGATCACGCACCTCCGCGGACGCTGGTTCACCTGGAGCCCGCCGGACAGTTCGCTGGTCATCCCGGTCTTCCCCATCCTGCACCCCGCGTATCTGCTGCGCCAGAACGACCCACGTTGGGAAGACCCGACATCGCCGCACAGCTTGACCTTCCGGGACATGAAAGCCATCCGTCGCGCCTACCAGAATCGCGGGCTCATCAACACCGCCGACCTTCCCGCAGAGGAGTGATCCATGCAGAAACCCAACTACGACAACCTGACACCTAATGAGAAAGCAGCATTTCTCGCGGGCATGCAGTACGGCGCCGATCGCGTTGGTAGCGAGATCAGTGACAACGCTCTGCACTACTTCGATGCTGCCTACAAGCTCGTGGAGAACGAGATCGAGGAAAGTCAAGCCGAGCTGAACAAGGAGCAGAGGTAGTCATGGGTCAGAAACTGCAAGAGCACTGGATCGAGCCGCCCATCCAGATCGCCTCCGAGATGGCGTCCAGCGTCCACTGGTTCCAGGTGGGCATCGCCAAGGATAACCGCGACGAGAAGCCGTACCTCCGCATCAGCATCTGGCAGAAGGTCTTCCGCCTCGACAACCACGAAGCGATCGCCGCCGTCGCCAAGGTCGCCTTGCGGTGGGTGGAACTGTACACCCCGAAGAAGGAAACGATCGGCGTCGACCTCTGGCGGGAAGGTTTCTCCATGACGGGGGAGTCCGGTACGGCCGAGTTTCTGGGGCACTACCCGGAAGCCAAGACCGTGCGGGAAGCAGCGGACGCTCACGCAGCGGCGAACCCCCAATTCGCCAAGCTGTACAAGCCCGAGCACCTTACCTACTGGGGTTGCCGCTTGTACGACAACGAGGCCGATGCACGCAAGAGCTTCGGTTAGTTGACGACGTCCCGGTCTTTTGACCAGTTGGGTTGGTTGTCCACTGCTGAAAGGAGCCCCCATGCACACGCTTACGGCTGCCCCGCTTACCATCACCTTCGGGAAGCATGCTGGCATCCCGATCACCCGCGTCCCGCCGGACTTCCTCGTCTGGCTTGCCAGCAAGAGCGAGTTCGTCATGGACGGCATCGAGTGGGTCGCGATCGCCGAAGCCGAGTTAAAGCGCCGCGGCACCCGGCGGGAGGGTATCCTACCCAGCCACCACGCCATCGACCGCTTCAGCCAGCGACACCTGGACAAGTTCCTCCAGCGGGAGAACCCCGACGAGGGCTTGTCCAGCTTCGTCGGCCGCTTGGCAACCACCGCGTGGGAGCTGGGCGAGGTCATCAACTACGAGGAGATCGGTGACATGATGACCGTCGTCAAGGCGCTGGGCAACATGGGCTTCGTGTTCGCCTGCACCTCCGAACCGCGACCGCTCACGGTCAAGACCGTCTTGGTTCTGGAGTAGGTGGCGTAGATGGAAGTTTATGTCTACGCGGGCAATGCTCCGCTGGGTCAGGAGCCCTTGGGCACTGAAGGACGGCACATTTGGCGGGATCTCACCACCCTTAAGGGAGCCATTCAACGCGCCCGTGCGTTGTACCCCAGCGATGGGTTCATGGTCTACACCTTCACCAACTTCTTCAACGACGCGACGTTCAAGCTCCAGCACAGGGAGCCGGGCTTGTAGGATCGTTACATGCGTGGTAAGGTACATGTACTTCCAAGGAGGTACATATGGCTCCCCGTTGTCATCACTGCCTGTTGCTCGCCCAGGCAGTCATTGCGATCCCAGGTCAGAAGATCTACACCTGCCCACGGCACGGTAGGATCACAACCATCGTCGAGATGGACGCTCCCGAACCGGTCCCGGTAGAGGACGAAGGTGATGACGAGGAGCTGGGCGCCTACCGTCGTGTGGTTGCCCAAGCTTACCCGAACGCGCAGCCTGTCGCGAGCGACGAGCCCGAAGGTTACGAGACCTTCTCCCACATCCCTGGATACACCCGCTTTACGAGGAACAGTGCCTAATGGCTGGCAAGAAGCACACCGGGTTCGCCCACGAAGATCGCCGTGCCAAGAAGCACGAGTGGGGAACCCCTGCCACGATCTTCGAGTTGCTGAACATCATGTTCGATCTGGACCCGTGCCATCCCCAGATCGCCTACTCCATTCCCATCGACAACTGGTGCCACGCCTGGTACACCAAGGAGGATGATGGGCTCAAGTCGCCGTGGTTCGGGCGGGTCTTCATGAACCCGCCCTACGGTGACGGCATCATCCACTGGATGGCGAAGATGCACGAGCACGCGAACGGCATCGCGCTCGTGTTCGCCCGCACAGACGTCAAGTGGTACCGACAGTACGCGCTCCAGGCTGACGCGATCCTGTACCTCAAGACCCGCTTGAAGTTCATCGACATGAACGACGACAAGGACGAAGAGAAGGCGAAGAACGGCGCGGGCGCCGGGTCGATGCTCGTTGCCTGGGGCGACGACAACGTGGCTGCCCTTGCCAACCTCGCCCATTTGGGCGACTTTAGGGATCTCCGCATCGAGCGTCTGTTCAAGTCCTACGCCGGTAAGCCCCTCAACGCGCTCACGACCGCTGCTGCCAAGCTGTTGATCGGGGCGGCAGTCGAGAACTGCGTAGCCGCCTGACAGAAAGGAGCACCCCTTGTCCTGCGAGATTCGCCTTCGCACCGACATCTATGACGAGCCCATGGCCGCCTTCTTTAGGATGGTCCCGGCCGTTCACAAACAGAACCTGCCAGATGGTCGGCTCATGTACACGTTCTACGGCGACGAGGGTTACCGGGTCTTCGTAGATACCGCCAACTGCCAGATCCAGGTCTGGGAGCAGTCACAAGAGTTCGATGATGACGACTTCGGCGCCCACATGAGGCGCAAAGACCCTTGGAGCTTCTCGTTCACCAGTATCTCGGCCGACGAGATCGTGAAGCGTCTGCGCAAGACGGCGCACGAGCTGATCTCCGACACCATCAAGAGCGAGCTGAACCTCGATCCCAAGTTGGGCACCGTCCAGATCACCATGGACATCCCCTATGAAGTGGGGACCTGGCTCAAGCGCGGTATGGCGCCTTCCCTCGCAGGTCGCATGACGGGTGATGCTCGCAACGAGGACATCTACAGGTATCTGGTACCCAAGTGGGTGGCCGAAGGTGCCGTCAACTTCGCCCAGGAGATGCGACACTCGCGTTACAGCTACAGCCTGGCGGTCCTGAACTTCTACTGGGCGCATCACGAGGTCATCAAGGAGATCAAGACCAAGTACCCTCGGCTCTACAAGTACCTGCCCGAGTACCTGTCCAACGGGCACGAACGCGCGGGTGTGACGCAGGCAGAGAAAGACGCTGCCCGCCAGAACTGGGACCGCAAGCGCAAGTCTCTGATCACGGAGCTGCGCAACTACGTGATGTGGAAGTGCAAGCTCACCAAGAGCGAGTTGGCCGAGTGGTTGGAGCTGGACGAGCAGAAGTTCGTCTGGATGACCAAGTACGGCGCCGACATGGGTTACGGCGTGGCGCTGGACGTGATCCGGGCAACCGGTCGCACTCCTGCCATGACGGGTCTCGATACCCTCAACCGCTTCTGGCGTGACGTGCACCACCGCTACACCATCGTGGACTCCGCTTTCTTGCGGCAGCTCTTCGTCGAGGCGCTGAAGCAGTCCATCAAGCGGCGCCACCGCATGGGCATCGCCCAGTGGCTGGAGCTGGAGTGGGGCCAGGTCGCCGACTGGTACCGCGCGGCGGGACGGGCATTCCGTCCCGACAAGAACCAGAAGGGCGCCAAGTGGAGCTGGTTCGTCCGTCACTCCGAAGAGTGGCACGACCAGCAAGCCATCGCCAAGATGGACGCCAGCACGCCCACCGACGAGTGGACGTCGCTGATTCCCCAGCACGTCGCGGGCGACTTCCTGTTCGTGCCGATGCTCTCCAACAAGGATCTCCACATCGAGGGCGAATCGCAGGCGCACTGCGTCGGCGGATCGACCTACGTGGAAGGCTCCAAGCGAGGCGACATGTTGATCTGGTCGATCCGCACGCGCGAGAACAACCGCGTCGCGACACTCCAGCTCAACAAGCGCGTCGACAAGGTCAAGGTGAAGGACGAGAACGGTCAGGACAAGGAGGTCGACAAGATCGTCTGGCTCCGCGGCCAGTGCCTCGGTAAGCGCAACTCCCAGATCGAACCGGCTACCAGTGCGGCAGCCGACGACCTGATCAAGCGCTACAACCAGCACCAGAGCATCGACTGGGAAGCCGAGCGCGAGCGCGATCAGCTTGCCTACGAAGCCAAGAAGAAGGCAGCCGTCGAGAAGGCACGCAAGGCGGCGAAGCACACCAAGCGCGTCGAGAAGCTGCTGAAAGAAAACCCGCTGATGCCGCTGGACCAGGCACGTCAGCTCGCAGCCGAGCAGATTGCCACGGAAGAGCGCGAGAAGGCGGAGAAGGAGCGCAAGAAGGTGGACGATCAGGGCCGTGTGCTCTCGATCGTGGACAGCGAGACCGACGAGGTTCCGCCGCCCATCACCGACGCCGAGCCCGGTTGGGTTTGTCCCGGTGTCGAGCCTCCCGAACAGCTCACGCAAGCCGCCCAGGAGTTCCAGGAAGCCGTCGTGGCGCTCGAAGCTCCTCCGGCACCCCCGGAGGTCGAGGACACCCCGGACGACGTTCCTGACGGCTTTCAACGGCTAGTAGAACAGGCGTTGGGGGACGAGCCCGAACTCGAACTGCCGCCCGCGCCTGAACGGACCATGGACGAGATGATCGCCCGACACAACGAACAACTCGCCGAAGCGCTGGATGCGCCTACAGCATTGGTTAACCATCCCCAAGATCCCCAACCGGTTGATGCCGCGGCCTAGCGGCGAGGAGGACCCACCATGGCAAATGCCACGGACGAGAAGTACAAGCGAGCGCGTGACATCGTTGCCGCGTACCAGAAGGGCGGCATCTACCGCGCCAAGGACGCGATGACGCAGCAGAACCGTGACACGGAGCTGATGTTCGAGTACACCGCGCACCTGCAGTCCGAGCTGGACCAGCTGAAGCTGCAGGACGGCGACAGCGGCGGCAAGATCGTCGCCTTCACCGGCATCGCGCCTTCGGACAACAGCCCCGAGATCGCCGAGCTGCAGACCAAGCTCGACGAGGCGCAGGAGACCATCATGCAGCTTCAGCTGAAGCTGCAGGGTGAAGGCAACAGCGCCGAGACCGACGAGCTGAAGCAGAGGCTGGCCGATGCCGAGGCGGCGGCGGGCACCAGCGAGAACGCGGACATCTACGACATCCTCAAGACCACCCGTGTCTCGCTCAACAGCACCAAGATCGAGCTGGCTGGCGCCACGACGAACATCAAGGCGCTGCACGAGCAGCTGGAGACGGCTCGCCAGGAGCTGGACAAGACCATGACCGAGCTGTCGTCCACCAAGGGCGCCCTCGCGGCCAAGGAGACCCAGCTGACCGAAGCGCTCGACTCGGCCAACAAGTCGATCGGGGACCGCAACACCCAGATCGAGACGCTCACGGACACGATCACGAAGCTGGAGTTCCAGCTGAACGAGGCCAAGTCCGCGGTGCCCACGGCTCCTGCGCCCCTCGCGACGCCGCATTCTCACGAGGTGTACCCGCGCGAAGTCTCGCCGACGCAGCTGCGCGAGATCTTGGCGCTGGTCAATCAGGGCCGCAAGATCGACGCGTTGAAGCTGCACCGCGAGATCACCGGTCTCGGTCTCAAGGAGGCGAAGGACTTCATCGACAAGCTGGTCTCGTCCAGCGAGATGCAGAACGCGGCCACCTTGGGCGTCGTTTCGCCAGACTCGATCCGGTTCATGCACGGCGGGACGGAGATGACCCTGACCGCCTGGATGAACGACGTCGACAACAAGCTCAACGGCTTGGGCAAGTACGGCGTGTCCGAGATCCAGGCGATCGTTCCTCCCAAGGAGGTTACGGGCATCGTCATCGCCGATGGGACCCTCGACTCGATGACGCTGGGTGTCGATCCCGCCGTTGAGAGCGGTGACACCACCAGCATCTCGATCGTGGACCGCATGCCCGAGGCGGTCTCCCAGCACTTGCCGGAAGCGGTGGAGTCCGTGGACGAAGACGAGGACGAGGTCGATGAAGCGCCCGAGCTGGCGGTGAAGGCGACCGAGCCCGAAGACAAGAAGCCGAAGACCGGCGACTGGCTCTTCACGTCGGACCTCTTCAAGGCGCTGGGCGGCGACCCCAAGGACACCTCGTCCAAGGTCACGTTCGGTGGCAAGACCCTGACGTACAAGGCGTTCCGCCAGCAGGAGAACTCCTTCTTCACGAAGGCTGGCCTGAAGGTGGACACCAAGCGTCAGAGCAAGAAGGAGCCCTGGCTGCAGCGCTAGGGTAGTACACCCAACACAGGGGCGGGGCTTCGGCTCCGCCCTTGCTTCAGCCGAAAGGAGCCAACATGACCGTCGAGTACAACGACGACCTCTCCCATGAGGACCAGGTCGACGCGGAAGAGGGCATTGCCCACATCATCCACGCGTTCGAGTACGGCGAGAATGCCGAGATGCGTCCCTCCGAAGAGGACTGCGCCGAGTTGGGTCGCCAGATCCTCCTGTTCGTGCTGGAGAAGTTCCGGCCGGACTTGGTGGACGGTGGTGAAGAGCCCGTCGCCGAAGAATCCGAGGGCGGAAGCTTCGAGTGCAAGCGGTGCGAGACCGAGTTCCACTTCCCCGCGGAGGAGTACACGCCAGAAGAGGTTGATGACCAGCTTGCGCAGCATCTGTGCGATGCTCATGACATCAACCTCTCGACAAGCGCGTTCGAGTCGGAGCGGTCGCACTACTTTAAGCGGATCAACTCGTAGGGTTGCGATCCTGTACCACATCTGGTACACTCCTACCTGCTAAGGAACAACTACGCCGGGGCAAGAGGAGCACCATGACCCAACCCATCGAGTCCGAGCTGTACCTGCTCGTCGGCCCCAGTGGTGCCGGTAAGACGTCCGTGATGGACGAGTTGTACCGCGAGGGCACCCTGATCAAGGCGACCTCTCACGCCACGCGCCCCATGCGGGAAGGCGAGTCCCAGGGCAACCCGTACCACTTCATCTCGGTGAACGAGTACAAGGGGTTGGATCTCGAAGGCCAGTTCATCGAGAAGATCGAGTACAACGGCAACCACTACGGCTTCACCCGCGGCGAAGTGCTGAACGCGTTGGAGCGGGGTGACGTTGGTCTGATCGTCGAGGGTCACGGTGCGGCGCAAATTCGCAAGCTCTTCCCCGGCCGGGTCACCACCATCTTCCTGGACCCGCCACCCCGCGAAGAGCTGGTGCGCCGGATGCGTCAGCGCAAGAACACCCAGGCGGAGATCGAAGAGCGCCTAGCGCTCATGGTGGACGAGATGAAGTTCGGTCCCGAGGCCGACTACCACGTCGACACCAACGACTCGTTCGACCACGTTCTTACCAAGGTGCGCACGATCATCAAGATCACCCGTGCTCGCCGTCAGAACAAGACGGAGGGTCTGTAAGATGACGTCGCCCAAGCTCATCTTCGTCGCCTCGCCCCTGCGCCCCTTCATCCCGCCGCACGTCCTGCAGATGTTCCCCGACCCGGATTGTTGGCAGCGTCAACAGTACTACCACGAGGTGTTGCAGAAGAACCTGCAGCACGCACGGGAATGCTGTCAGAAGGTGCTGGCCGAGGGCCACACACCCATCGCGCCGCACCTGATCCTGCCGCAGCTTCTGGACGACGCCGACCCCGCCCAGCGCGAGCAAGGCATCAACGGTGGTTTGGTCTACCTGACCCGTGCCGACGAGCTGTGGTACTGGGACGACCCCACGGAAGGGATGATCAAGGAGATCCAGACGGCGTACCGCTTGGGCATTCCGGTGGTCTATATGGGCAACGTCCCCCTCACCCGCGTCATCCCCCAGGCCGCTTCTACCGGCCAACTCAAGGAGTCCTAGATGTTCGAGCGGTACACCGAGAACGCCATTAAGGCGATCATGCTCGCCCAGGAAGAGGCTCGTCGTCTCGGCCACAACTACGTCAGCACGGAGTTTGTCCTGTTGGGGTTGATCGGTTTGGGTGAGAACAGCCCGGTCTACCGTGCCTTGGTGAAGTTGGGCGTCAGCTCGCCTCTCAAGACTGCGCGTCTTTTGGTCGAGCAGAGGGTCGGCAAGGGCTCCGGCTTCGTTGGGGTCGAGCTGCCCTTCACGCCACGCATGAAGCGCTCGATCGAAGTCTCGTGGAACACCGCCCGCGAGCTGGGCCACAACTACATCGCGCCGTTCCACGTCCTGTTCGCCATCATCGCGGAGGAAGAGAGTACAGCGCGTGCCGTGCTGTTCGACATGGGCATCATCGACCTGGAGACGTTCAAGTCGCTGGTCGTGGACGAGGCTTCGCGTGCTGCAGTTGCCAAGACCGACAGCATCTTGCAGGCGGTCAACGAGAAGCGTACCGCCGACGAGCGTCGGAACGAGAAGCAGTGTGCGTGGGACAAGAGCTACATGGCGATGGCCCATATCATCGCTGGTCACTCTCACGACCCCAAGTTCAAGGTCGGTGCCATCGTCGTCAACGACCTCAACGGCGCCATCGTCGGTCTCGGCTACAACGGTCGCGGCAAGGGTCGTCCCAACGACCGTCTCTCGATGGAAACGGGCCAGAGCGGCTTCGTCCACGCCGAGATGAACGCCATTGCCCGTGTCTCGTGGGAGATGACGTGTACCTACACGCTCTACACCACCCTGGCGCCCTGCATGGTCTGCGCGGGTCTGGTTCTGAACAACCCCATCAAGCGGGTCGTCTACGGCCAGATCTACAACGATGACAAGACCGGCGTCGAAGAGCTGATTGGCGGCTTGGGGGCGCATCTCGTCCACCATTGTCCGCACCATTCCTAAAGGAGCACTCCCATGAAAGTTTGGCATGTTCTCGCTGGTATGGCGGGTTTGTTTACCGCCGGTCTCGCTGTTTGGGATGGTATCGGCTATGTGGCCTGGCACTTCATTCACAAGCTGTGGTAGTCAGCTGAAGCACACGCTGCTTCATTTCTTCCACCGTTGGCAGTGGGCGCTGGCCGCCCTCTTGGATGCGCTGTGCTAGAACCGATCATCATCGACCATGACGCGAGCATCTCGTTCACCGGCTACTGGCAGGCGGACGAGATGTACCGGCTCGTGATCGCGCGTAAGCCGGTCACCGGACCGGTCCTTGCGAGCTTGTTGATGGGATCGACTGGCACGCGCCGTTCCAACTTCCAGGTGCTCAAGACCCCGCCAGGCACCAGCCCGGTAGTTCAAGCGATGGGGCTCAACCGGATGTTCGCGATGCCCCTGGAAGCGCCTGGTGAGCGCAAACCCACCAAGGCGTTCTCGGTGTACGTGTTCGACGGGAACGACACCGAGGGTAGGGGCCGCTTTTCGTGGCTGACGAGTCTGAACGTCTATCGCTGTGATTGGATGCTAGATGTCCAAAAACAGCGGATGCTCGATCAGATGGATGAAGCCTACGATCGCTGGTTCGTCATGATCGACCACCAACTGCACAAGTTGCCGTTTGGGCGCGAAGAGGTCGGATTGTCCAAAGCGTGCGAAAACTGCCCACACCAGTTTTCGTGCATGGCGGGCAATACGCCCGGTTACCTCATTGGCGACGATCTGCCCGAAAGTGCCCGTCCGCCCCAAAAGCAGGTTTAGCCAACATGGACTTTGACGCCCTTTTTGACGCCCAAGCCAAAGGCACCGTGAACGTAAATGTGAACACCACGCGCCCCGAGGGCTTCTGGTTCGAGCCAGACCCCGAGTGGGACGGTGAGTGGTTGCTGTGGTTCAAGTGTGGCACCGACATCGCCTTCCAGCTCATGAGCGACGCGAAGGGCAACCAGCTCGACTACACGGTCACGCTCAAGATGCGCACCAAGACAGGCAAAGACGCTCCTCGCCGATCGGTCGTCCGTACGATCGAGAAGACCAACGACAGGGGTGAAACACAGCAAGTGGCCTACCCCACAATCGTCAACTACTTCGATGTTTCGTTGATGGAGTCGATCCGGGAGGTCATCGTACGCCAACCCGGTCTGGGCGGCGCCATTCTGTCTCGTGGAAGCGACTACGAGATCGAAGGTACGACGCTGGTCACGCTCCAGGAGCTGAACGACGAAGCGTGCCTGGAGATCGAAGGCAAGGGTTGGGGCTTCGAGCGGGCCATGACGCACAACGGCAAGATGCCGTCTAACTTCTCATTCCCCACCACCGAGGTCAAGCGCGGCACCAAGGCCATCTGCGATGTCTGCCCAAACCAGTTCGCCTGTCTCGCCGGACAGCAGAAGATGTTCGGCATGGAGGAGTACAAGGTGGCGAAATTGATGAAGGGTGGCGATCCCTTCAAGTAGGTGCAAGTACACCTACTTTGGATCTCAGTTTTTCGTCGTCGTAATTTTTCAAATTCGAGATCCGTGTTTCACAAGGGGCAAGGCCAATGACAACCGACGACGAGACCACACCCGACCCGCTGACCTTGTGGCAGCCGGTCGTCGAGAACCCCAACGTCCTTCCGTCCAAAGTCAACTACAAGGCGAAGGGCCGTGTCCAGGAATGGCCGTGCTACAAGTACGCCAACTGGGCGCTCGGCAACGACGCGGCCTACGTCCGCATCCGTCAGGGTTACAGCCGTGACAGCTTCGTCAAGGTCCCCACAAAAGCCGATCAGATCGGTACTTCGGAGGTCTGCAACCACTGCTCTCAGCAGTTCGCGTGCCTGGCAGGCAATGTCACGTCGTTGACGTCTCGCACCCTCCTCTTACCTCCCCCTTAGCTTGTCCACGGACGAGGTTCGTGGTATAACCCATAAGGATCAAACCATGAGCAAGCGTTCAGTAGATCCCGTGAAGCCGATTGACGGGTACCAGACCCTTCCGGCGGACCCCGGACCCGGCACCTACGAGGTGGACATCGAGGTCACACACCGTATTGATGATGTCGTGACTCCCCTGCACAAGGAGACCGTCACCGTCGAGACTGCCTACGGGCGACCCCAAGCCAGCGCCAGCGCCCAGCTCCAGCTGTGTAAGACGCACCCCGAATTTGCCCGTGAACACGTCTACACCCAAGTAATGGAGGCTCGTCATGTCGCTGGACCCGCTCAACCCGTCCCCGCTGCAGCCGTCGAGCCAGGCAGTGCTGGAGAACCTGTGGTCGATCCTGAACGCCTCGAAGACGGAGACGAGCACCCCGACTACGACTACAACTTCGACAAGCCCTTCGACATCTACTGACGAAGGGTCGGTTAGCTACGCGATCACTGTCGGCCCGCCACCTACGGTCGAGGGTTTCAGGAACGAGATCCTGATGCGCCAGGCGGAGGTGCTGGGCACGGTCGAGGTGTTGACGTCGCAGGTTCATAACCTGCTCGAATCCGTCAGCCGTGAAGTCAGCTTCCGCACCCAGATGCCCAAGACACTCGCGTTCGGCGACCCTTTGGACCTGCCCGTCACACCGCCTTCGCGGGTACCGGCAGAGTTCATGCGTCCCACCTCCGCGGCGCACTTCCTGGCGGCACACACGGGCCACAAGTGGACCAACCCCAAGCTGCACGACCTCGCCAAGCGTCTGGGATGGCGGCCCGCCGATGTCAAGTACGACATGGAGCGCTCCGACCATCGCTACTTCACTGTGGTCACAACGCGTGAAGGGTTCGACTTCGGTGTCTATACCCCCAACGCGCTCGACTACGTCCTGGATCGGCCTGACGAGTGCTGGCAGATCGCAACCAGCAAGGAGACTCGATGAGCATGTCTACCACCCCCAACACCACGGCGCTGACCACCCGCTCGGCCGTCGGCTGGACGGGTGAGCATGCTCGCGTGCGTGTCAAGCAGTACTACGAGGCGACCGGTTTCTTCCCGGAGACGGCCGGTAAGCCCTGGTGGAACGACTACACCCGTGCGATGGCCGACCGCCATGGCATCGTGCTTCCGCCCTACCAGGTCGTGCTCACGACCGGCGGGTTGCTGCAACTCAAGAACACCATCCTCGCAGAAGTGGCCGCGATGCCCCGTGTCGAAGACGAAGTGCTCGCGACCACGACGGCACCGCTCGTGACCGATGCCAGCGTGCCGATTGCCCCGTGCGGGATGGTTCACCGACAGAAGGCTATCGAGGCGTACGCGCACATCTCCGAGCGCATCCTGCGGGCGGTCGACCAGGAGCATCGCACGCTGTCAAGTGTGGCGGTCGAATTGAACGGAGAGGGCATGACGACCCGTACGGGCAGCAAGTTCACCTCCAAAACGATCGGCAACATCTACCGGCGCGCCAAGGGTCTGCCCTCCTACGAGCAGCTGTTGCTTGCCCGTGTTGGTACACCCCTCCCTACACTCCCCGACGCCGTGCGCGAGCCGCAGGCGGTCGAGGCGGAGCTGGTCACGGACGACGACACGCCGACGAGCATCTTGACCCAGGCGCCCGACTACTCGCACAGCCCACCGCAGATGATCGAAGACGAGCCCCCTGCGTCCCCAGCACCAGTGCTTTCTGGTCGTCTCGTCGAGGTGCCCGCCGACCAGTTGCAACAGGCGTTGGAACTGGCCTCTCAGGCAGCCGCGGCTCAGGCGAAGGTCGCCCAGTACGAGGCGGTGATCGCCCAGTACGACGAGAAGTCCAAGGCATTGCTCACTCAGGTCGAGCGCGCTCAGACCATCGTGCAGGAGAACGTCAACCTGCGTGTTCAGGTCCAGGATCTGAAAGATCAGCTCCAGCAGCTGGAGTTCCGTAACGCGCACTGGCTCAACACCAAGGAGTTGATCCAGGAAGCGTTGAAGAGTGCCCCTTACCCCCTCCCCCTCCAGAAGAAGGAGTCCTAGTCTTGCCCGAGTCTGCTATCGTTCTTGCCGACAGCATCAGCCCCAACGGTGTGCGTTTGACCACCTTGCAGGTCACCTTCGCGCGCATCGTGCTGGCGGAGGTCAACACGCACCGTCAGTTCACCCGCAGCTCGGCCAGCTCGCGAGCTATCCCCGTCGAGAAGATGATCCAGCGCTGCATCGACGACCCCTTCATCCCCGATGCGTTCGGTAAGAACCGGGCGGGCATGCAAGCCAGCGAGAACCTGAACGACCGGGACGCGCAGGTGGCCCAGCAGATCTGGCTTGAAGCGCGCGACCAAGCCGTGCGTTCGGCGAGGGCGCTGCTCAACACCGGTGTGCATAAACAGATCACCAACCGTCTGTTGGAGCCCTTCATGTGGCACACCGCGATCATCACTGCCACGGAGTTCTCCAACTTCTTCGCGCTGCGCTGTCACCCCGACGCCCAGCCCCAGATCCGGGCAGCAGCGGAGTTGATGCGTGAGGCGATGGCGAACTCGACACCCGTGCACGTCAACCATGGCGAGTGGCACTTGCCTTTGGTTAGTGGTGTCGATCTGCACGAGCTGTTGGCGGAGGGCTACGCGATGGAGCAGATCGTGCGCATCAGCGCCGGTCGCTGCGCGCGGGTCAGCTACCTCACCCACGACGGCAAGCGCGAGCCCGTCAAGGACATCGAGCTGTGCGACCGCCTGGTTACGAGCGGTCACATGTCTCCGTTGGAGCATGTCGCCACGCCGGGTGTCTTCCACAACAACGGGGAGACGAACGAGCAGGTGCCTTTCATCGGCAACTTCAAGGGCTGGCTCCAGTTGCGCAAGACCATCCCCAACGAGCACGACTTCAGCCTGATCAAGTCGGCTGTGTAGTAGGAGGCGCGGCTTCCGAGGAGTTCTTATGGCCGCACACCTCTCGCGCACGGCGATCGCACTGACCCAGGTACCCACCCCCGACCAGCGTAGTCACATCATGGCGACGCTGGACGTGGTGTTCCGTCAGGAGCTGGGCATCTACGTCAGCACGGAGATCAGCCGGATGGCGTGCCACCCCAACATCAACGTCGCGCTGACCAAGGCGGGACGGGTGCCCTGGTCCTACGAGTTCACCATTTACAAGATGGGCTTGGAGATCAAGGGCATCTTCAGCCCGTTGTGGGAGCCCACCCAGGTAACGGGTAAGCGCGGTGGTGTAAAGGTCGAGCACTTCCTGGTTGATTGGCTCGTCACGGTCTACGCGGTCAGCTCCAGCTGGACGGACTTCACCCCGTCCGACATGGCCTGGGCCAGCGGTTCGCTGCTGCGCCACATCGAATCCGATCGGCTCAAAGGCTTCGAGTTCGAGTTGACCACCGAGAAGGAGCGGGACGCGCAAGGTCGAGAGATCAGTGTCCCCCGCTACCGGATCAAGAAGGTGTTCCAGTTCCAGCTGGGGCACCTGCTGAAGGCCGACAGCGAAGAGCCGGACCCCGACCTCCAGAACATCGACCACTGGATCTGGTCGCTGGGGTCGCGTGCTGACTCGTTCGTCGTGGACGACCTGATCGATGTCTCGCCCGAGGTGCAGCTCTTGCTGCCCAGCAAGTTCATGCTTCAGCATCGCACCCAGCGCGTGACCTACAAGGACACGAACGGCAAGGATGCCGAGGAGAACGTGGACTTCACCTTGGTCTGGATGAAAGACAACTTGACCACTTGGCGCAACAAGCTGTCCACCCCTTGTCCTTACGCTCACCAAGGGGGCTTCCACGACATGAACACCACGCTTACCGAGGCGATCCTGTTCTGGAATAACAAAGTGTTGGGCAACCGCGAGCTGTGTGCGGGTTGTACCAACGAGTTCACCTGTATGGCACGGGAGTACCGTGGCGGTGGTAGCAAGTTGGAGTACCCATTGCAACTTCTGGAGCCACCCTTGGCACAGTAGGTCCCTTGTGGTAATGTAGGATCGTCACCCACCTCAGAGGGAGAAGCGATCCAATGAGCCAGAAGAACAACAAGAAGACCTACAGCCCCGGCGATCCGAACTTCGACGCCTTCAAGTTCGGGCCGACGGCCCAGCCCCTGACTCCCATGGTGTTCCACGGTGACTGCGTCTGCGGCCAGCGCATCTTCACCGTCAGCGGCTTCGGCATGGCCATCGACGTGCCCATCGGCATGGATCTGGTCTGTCGCTGCAAGTGCGGTCGCGAGTACTCTGCCAACCTGCAGAGCGCCGCGGCGCTGGAGAAGCTGAAGGCCCAGCAGGCCGGTCAGGCGCCTGCCGAAGGACAGCCCCCGGTGGACAGTGCGCCTGCTGCACCGGCCGAGGCTCCCGTCGACCCGCAGGCTGCGAACAAGACGATGTAGCCATGGCAGAGGGGCGGTGCCAAGCCTGCCCTCACGAAGGTAAACTGACCAAGCACC